CGACACTACTCCGTTCCTGCACTCTAATGTGTACGGCACGGTGAACCTGTTGGATCAAATCAAGAACCATAGACCACAGTGCCACTTCATTCATGTCTCTACGGATGAAGTCTTCGGTTCGCTAGGTCTGAAAGACCCTGCATTCAACGAACAGACGGCATACGCGCCACGCAGTCCATACGCTGCATCCAAGGCAGCGAGTGATCACTTTGTACGCGCATATGCTGCAACTCACGGACTCAAGGTAAACATCACCAATTGCTCCAACAACTACGGACCTTATCAGCATCCGGAGAAGTTCATTCCTACGGTCATCCGTAAGAAACTGGCGGGTGAACGAATCCCGGTCTACGGCACCGGCATGAACATCCGTGACTGGCTGCATGTGGACGATCATGTGGATGCGCTGATTGCCGTCCTTGAGCGTGGGCGCGTTGGTGAGCAATATTGTATCGGTGGTGGCACGCAGAAGACCAACATCGAAGTCGCGACCTCCATCATTGGCTGTCTCGGCGGATCCTTCGAAGAGATTGAATTCGTAACGGATCGCAAGGGACACGACTTCCGCTATGACATAGATAGTGATAAGCTCTATCTTCATACGGGTTGGAAGCCCACCGTGCCTTGGGTGCGCGGTCTGATTAGAACTGTGGATTGGTATGTCAATAACATTGAATGGGTGAAATCATGTCGAAATGCCTCGGAATCATACTCGCAGGCGGCAAAAGCTCGCGCCTCTATCCCGCCACATTTGCTACGACCAAGCAAGTTCTCCCCATCTACGACAAGCCCCTGATCTATTATCCTCTGTCAACTCTCATGTTGGCAGGGATTCGGGATTTCGTAGTCATCACCACACCCGAAGAGCAATCGGTCTTCAAGACGTTGCTGTGGGATGCGGAAGATCGCATGGGCATTAGAGTCTCGTTCGCTTCGCAGGACTTCCCTCGCGGCATTGCGGACGCATTCAATATCGTCACCGACCAGTACGACCTCACGGAAGAGTTCACTCGCTTCGCTCTAATTCTAGGCGATAACATCTTCTACGGTGCGGGAATGACCGAAATTCTACAAGAGGCTCGCCATGATGCCTCTACCACCATACTAGCCGCAAAAGTGAAAGACCCCGAAAGATTCGGTGTTGTCACCATGGACGACCGTGGGCAAGTCATTGATCTGGAAGAGAAACCCAAGCACCCGAAGAGCGACTTAGCTATAACTGGAATTTACTTTTTCAATAAGTCGGTTTTTCAGCGAGCGAGGAAACTGCGTCCGTCTAATCGCAATGAGTTAGAAATAACCGACCTTGTGAAAACATATTGGAAGGATGGCGCACTAACATGCATTAGACTGCCGCGTGGTTCCATCTGGTTCGACACCGGCACACCCGACTCGCTACTGGAAGCAGCAAATCTAATTCAGATGATACAGAAACATCAGGGTTTTGCTGTTGGCAATCCTCACGAAATCGCGTATAATAAAGGTTGGATTGAGCCTATCGCACTAAGACAAACCGCGCAGTTGTGCGAGAAGTCGGCGTATGGTCAGTACCTATTGAATCTCTTGGAGTCATAATGAAACTTACACCTGAACAACGGCACTTCTACATCCACGAACTCGCGAAGGAACTGCCGCCATGGGCGTACAACGCTAACGCGGAATTCGAACCGGGAAAGACTCCGGTGTTCTACTCCGGTCCCTACTTTGACCACCATGAGATTGAGGCTGCGCTAAAAGCATTCCTCACTGGCAAGTGGCTTGTCACAGGCGAAGAGGTCGCGAAGTTCCAGTGGAAGTTCGCACGCAAGTTTGGTGTGAAGTGGGCGCACATGGTCAACTCCGGTTCCTCTGCGAATCTGGTCATGGTCGCGGCTGCAAAGAAGTTCTTCGGTTGGAAGGACGGCGCAGAAATCATCGTGTCGCCTGTGGGCTTCCCGACGACCATTGCGCCTATCGTGCAGAACGGCATGGTGCCGGTATTTGCCGATATCGAAATGGACACACTCAACTTCGATCTGGATGAAGTCGAGCGCAAGATCACCGAGAAGACCGTTGCAGTCTTCGTATCGCCTGTGTTGGGTAATCCGCCCGACATGGATCGTCTGCGTGAAATCTGCAACAATGCGCAGATCATCATGTTGGGTGACAACTGCGACTCGCTCGGAACTAAGTGGAATCATGAATGGCTGACGCACTATTACGCCGCGTGGTCTACCTCATTCTATCCCGCACACCACATGACGACCGGCGAAGGTGGCATGGTGTGTTCCAACAACGAAGGAATCGTCAACTATGCACGACAGTTCTCATGGTGGGGACGCGACTGCGTGTGCGTCGGTGCTGCCAATCTCAAACCCTGCGGATCTTGTGGAAATCGTTTTTCTCAGTGGCTCGCCCCGGAATACGAGGGAGTGGTCGATCACAAGTATCTGTTTACCCAAATGGGCTATAACCTCAAGCCTCTCGACTTCCAAGGAGCTATCGGCTCTGTACAATTAGACAAGTTCGATGAGATTCACCTTCACCGAATGCAGTCCTATGACACCATTCGCGCCATCATCGAAACCTATGTGCCGGAAGTGACGGTAGTGGGTAATCTGGATGAAGCGGAAGTGAGTTGGTTTGGTGTGCCGATTCTGTGTGATAACGCGGATGTAAAGGTACGCTTGCAAGCACACTTCGAATCCAACAAGATTCAGACGCGCAACTACTTCGCGGGTAACATTCTGCTCCATCCCGGCTACAAGCATCTGGATGACTACAAGAAGTATCCTAATGCGAATCAGGCTCTCGACCGAGTGTTCTTTGTGGGTGCAGCCCCGCACTACGGTCCAGAAATCTTCAACTGGTTTGAAACGGTGCTTTCGCAATGGACCTGACCATCTATGGGCATACAGGATTCGTCGGCAGTCATTACGTTCAGAAATACTGCCAGATAGACGACCTGTATCGTCCACCCCGCTATTCGCGTAGACCGAATCCGTACAAGAAAACGGATATGCTGTATTTGATATCCACTACGCACAACTACCATGTCTTTGACGATCCGACTCTGGACGTAAAGACTAATCTGTTGGTGCTGACCGAAACCCTAGAGTCATGGAAGAACAACAATCCACAAGGCACGTTCAATTTCGTGTCATCGTGGTTTGTCTATGGCGAACGGCGTGGCTTTGAGCGTGCGGGTAAGACGCGAGAAGACGAGGATTGCCGCCCCGCAGGATTCTACTCTATCACTAAGCGGTGTGCCGAACAGTTGGTAGAATCCTTTTGCCAGACCCACAATCTGAGCTACCGCATCCTGCGCCTCTGTAACATCCTAGGACCGGGAGACATGGGCGTTTCCGCTAAGAAGAACGCGCTCCAATACCTGATCAACGAAATGAAGGAAGATCGCCCAATCTCCATCTACGGGACGGGTGAGTTTACCCGCACCTACATGGATGTGGATGATTGTGTTCGCGCACTCCGTCTGGTCATGGATCAGGGTGCCGAGAACACCATCTTCAATATCGGCGTAGAACCTTCCCAACAGTTCCTAGACCTGATCAAACTGGCTCATGCCCTGTTGGAGAGCAAGTCCGAGATAAACTTCATCAAACCTAAGAAGTTCCACCAACAGGTTCAGGTGGAAAACTTCGATATGGACTGCTCCAAGCTGCGCAGCCTAGGTTTTGAGCCGAAACATAGTATCGTTTCTACGGTAGCTCGACTGTGTAAATAAGCTAAATAGAGCATCAACCCTCCCACAGTGCGGAAGAAGATGCTCAAGTTTAGCCAGTTCATCATAGAGAATGTCGAGGACACAGCCCGACTCTCCCATCTGGAACATGCCGAAGACCATGTAATCAATGCCGGTTCTGCCGGTGTTCACCATGCTGTCCGGACAATGGTGGGCGTTCACCATAAGCTCATGGGGCATAACACCCCGGTCAAGCTAACCACTAAGTATGACGGTGCGCCGTCCATCGTCTTCGGGCATCACCCCGAGACTAAGAAGTTCTTTGTCGCGTCCAAGTCGGCATTCAACAAGACTCCTAAGATCAATTACAGCCACGACGACATTGACCGCAATCATGGTCATGCTCCCGGTCTGGCATCCAAGCTCAAGACCGCTCTCGACCATCTTCCCAAGGTCACTCCAAAGGGTAAGGTCTATCAGGGTGACGTAATGTACACCAAGGATGATGTGAAGTCCACCGAGACTCACCACTCCTTCAAGCCAAACACGATCAAGTATTCGATCAAGAAGGATACGCCGACCGGTCAGAAGGTGTCTAAGGCGCACATTGGCGTGGCAGTCCACACCGAGTACCACGGTGAAGATCACCACTCCCTCAAGGCGAGCTTCGCTCCCGATACTTCGGACTTCAAGGATCACCCGGATGCACACATCATCGGAACCCACACTAACGCACGCGCTGCTGACTATAAGCCAAAAGATAGAGTCAAATTCTTCAACCATATCAAGAAAGCAAAAGACGCAGCTTCTAACCAGTCTTTTGACCATCTTGATCACCCTGTCCGTGAACATGTCAAGACCTACATCAACCACACTGTTCGCAGTGGAACTACTCCGTCTGTCAGTGGACTCTCAGCCCATGTCCAAGCGAAGCACGAAGCTAAGAAAGCTCTTGTCAAAGGTGGGGCTACCAAAGCTCGCATCGAAGGTGAGAAGCAGTCTCATCTGGCTCATATCCAATCTCATAAAGAAGCCTTTGGAAATACTCTTGCGGTTCATAAGCACCTTGCCGGTGCCAAGCACGTTCTTGTTAAGGCTCTCGCAAAGTCTGATGAATTTGAACACCACATTGGCGAAAAGGAATCGGGTCCGGAAGGGCATGTAGCCATCGTCGGTTCTAAGCCTACTAAGCTCGTTGACCGTGGCGCAGGCGGGTTTGCTTCGGCTAACCTGAATGCCGGTGGAATCAAGGGCTTAAAGAAACCTAAATAATCAAGTCGGAAATTACCCACAGAGCGGTACAATGTCTCACGCAACTTTCACCTTCGGACGCTTCAATCCTCCCACCGAATCCGGTCATGGGAAGCTAGTCTCGGCTGTCCAGAAGCACGCCGAAGAGAAAGGCGGATCGCACTACATCTTCCCATCCCACTCTCAGGATCCGAAGAAGAACCCTCTTTCCCATGGCGATAAAGTCCATGCGATGAAGAAGATGTTCAAGGGTGCCAACATCGTATCCCACCCCGACGTAAAGAACGCAATTCATGCCCTCAAGCATCTTGAATCTAAGGGACATACACACGCTACCATGGTTGTAGGTGATGACAGAGTGCATGAATTCCATAAGCTACTCCATGCCTACAACGGCAAGGAATACAACTTCAAGAAGATCGAAGTCAAGTCCGCAGGACACCGGGATCCAGACGCAGAGGGATCTGAGGGAATGTCCGCATCCAAGCTTCGTGGGCTGGTCAAGAGCGGCAAGCGCGACGAATTTATTTCTCACTACTCCGACAAGAAGCTCGGTGCACACATTCATGACAAGGTGAAAGCAAACATGTCCGAATCCAAGGCAATGTTCATTCTCGGCGGTCCCGGCAGTGGCAAGGACTACGTGATCAACAATATCCTCAAGCGATACGATCTGGTCGAAGTCCAGATGGATCAGATTCTCAACGGCGCAGTGAAGCCATTGATCGAACAGGGAGCCGACCTCCTGATCAACGGTAATGCGGATCAGGACAAGATTCAGCTTGTCAAGAGCATTCTTGAGAATTATTCGTTCTCTCACACGGTTGTCTCGGTCACTAACAAGGTGTCGCGTGAACGCAACGCCACTCGCGACCGTCCGTTGTCAGAGCAGACTCGCATTCGTAAGTGGTTGGATTGTGAGAACATTTCTCTATCCAACTCATTCATCTTCAAGAACTCATTGAACTTAGTAGAAGCCTCTCATGCCGAACTGAAAGGATTTCAGGATCAGATCGAAGGCTATCTCAAGTTCCTTCAAGACAACAAGTTCCACACCCTCGCAGAAGTGCTAGAGTGGGGAACCGATGAAACCGTGGCTGCGTACAAGGGTGGCACTCCCGGTCAAGTAGACGTAAAGCCTAAGCTCACGATGAACAAGCTTCGCAAGCGTGGTGTGAAGGGAATGCCGCCTAACGCATATGACTCTCGCGTAGGTGGTGTCCAGTACACTAACTATGCAGGCGGTGGCTCGTACACTGGCGGCGCATTTGGTGGTCTAGTCTCTAGCTATCAGCACAATAAGAAGGTACTCTGACATGTCTCAGAAAGCATGGGTGAACGCATACACCAAAGGCTCCAAGGCTTTGCAAGACAAGCTTGCCAAGGTGCACAAGAACAATCCTGAGTTTCAGGAGTTTGTGAAGAAGCATGGCTTCGGCGGCAACCTGTCGGTCAAGCAGTCGGGTCTACAGAAGAAGACCGTGGCTCCTACCCCTAAGCCAAATGCGGCGCAAGGCGGCGACCAGAATCGCGAACAGATGATCAAGGACATTGCCACGAAGCTGCGCAATCGTCGGCTTGCCGCGTCCAACCGCGCATCCTTCGGCGGCGAGCTAGGTGGCGACTTCTCCGTTCACTCTGGCGGCTTCCGTCGCTATTCGGAAGAGACTGAACTGAACGAACTCTCCGATAAGCGTCTTTCCAAGTACATCAAGAAAGCCGGTAAGTCGGCTGACCGTCTAGCCTACTACAGTGATTCTCGCAACGATCCAGATTGGATCAAGTCGAACAAGCGCGAGAAGATGATTGCGGTGGCTAAGAGAAAGCTAGGTGAAGACATTGCGTACAAGGATGGAGCTATCTCCATGCGCCGTGGCGGATGGATCGCAAAGCGCAACGGGAAACAGGTTGGAATCATTCATCCTACGGAAGAACTGGCTAAAGCATTGCTAGACAATACGCGCATGACGCTCGGACGCAAGGTAGGCGATGCACTTCGCAAGAAGGCAAAGGAACTGGCTCGCTCCCTAGATAAGAGGCGAATGGCAACCGAAGCCGTATCGGGTCTATCCTACAAGGGATTGAAGAGCCTTTCCAAGCAGCTTCCCAAGTCTGAACTCAAGCAAATGTCGCCGGAAGATCAGGCTTCCTTCCAGAGAATTCGCAAGCATTTTGCGAAGCGTGCGAACGTAGCCTATCTCGGCGGAAAGAAAGTACGCACCGAATCAGCCGCGAATCGTAATCGCATTCGTTCATGGGATTCGGCTGTCCTACCAGTAGAACACGATCATCCCCTACATACACCACACCCAAAGGCAAAGCTTGATGCTCTCAGAGCGGCAGGCAAACACGAAGAAGCACGCGAGCTAGAAAGATCATGGCTACGCAAGGCAATGTCAAAGGCTAAGAAGACGGAGAACTCAAAATGAGCAAGGCACTGAATGAACTAAAGAAGGCAACAATGGCTGCGTATCTCGCGAAAGCGGGTGGACATGTTCGCGCAGGAACCTCCATTGCCAAGTCATTTGACGATGACGTATTCCGTCACATGAAGGTAGTCAATCAGCACTCACCATACAACGTCAATGGTGCCGAGAAAGACCCCGAGAAGCTAGCTCATGCCACAAAGCAGATGAACGTCAACGCCGAACTGCGTGACCAGTTCAAGCGCGGCGCACAGAATCGCATCAAGGGTATTGCTCGCGCCGGTCGCTTGCTTGCCAAGGAAGAAGCCATTGAGGAAGGAAAGAATCCTTACGGTCCCGGCTACAAGCTAGTGGACAAGGATGGCACCGAACTCAAGGTGGGTCACAAGTTCATGCACACTTCGCATCACGAAGGCTCCAAGCCAGAACACCATACCATCACCGGTTGGCAGTCGGGCGAGCAGCGTGGCAACTCTTCCTCTTCTGGTCGCGTTGCGGTCAAGGTAGGCAAGGGTAAGAAGGCATACGACACTGAATACTTCCCTCATGTCTTCGGTATGAAGGTTGTGAAGGAAGAGACTCTTGATGAAGTCTCTCGCTCGACCATTGCCAAGGTTGCGACGGCTCGCTATCAGCAAGCGCAAACCGCACTCAAGGCAAAGGACTTCGGCGGCTACGTCAAGAAGATGGGCAAGGCAATCAAAGCCGCAGACAAGACTACTCCTAATGTCGGTTGGAGTCCAGAAGACGACAAGAAGAATGAGGAAGTTGTGGCTCCTGTCGTTTCCGCACAGGAAAAGTATCGCCAGATTCGCGAGCAGAAGGTTCGCGCAGCACGTAAGGGTAAGTAACATGAGCGACCTATTCAATAACGTCAAGCCGGGTGATATGGTTCACTACAAGACTCCACAGGGTCAGCACGGTAAGGGTAAGGTTGTCCTCCGCTATGACACGCACGTTGTCGTCAATCGCGGCAAGGGACAGCCACAGGTTGTCAACGACAACAACTACGTCAAGCATGAGCGTGGCGGAAAGGTCATTGGCGCGTTGCTGTCTCGCCTCAAGGAAGATGAACTCAAGGAAGATGCAAAGCTAATGGCACAGCATCAAGAGTGGATGAAGAAAAGAGAAGCCGAGATTTACAAAGCTAAGTCTGGTGAAGCATGGGAGCGTGTACACAAGGCAATGCCGGGAATTGCTACACGCATATCCGCTCGCCTGCGTGGAACCAAGCTAGACAAGTCTGGCAAGGTTGTCAAGGAAATGAGAAATCCATCCGGTCCTTACGGTGGTCATCCTTACGATTGGGATCCAGAACTGCGCAAGCAGATCTTCGCAGGCATGGCAAAGAAAGTCAAGCAGAAGGGTCCACCTGACAATCATCGTGACTACAAGCCATCCAAGCTCGGACCTCCTCCGCGCCGTGGAACGACAAGCGAAGAGACTATCCTTGAGGGTAACATTCCGAAGGTGCATTCATGGGACGAGTTCCATCAGGCAGCGACGGATTGGGCATACTCCAACGATCATCACAACGGCGGCAATCCGAAGTACATCAAGAAGACGACCGAAACCGACAAGGTGCTACACCAGACGATTTCGATTGGTCATCACCCACGTTCCGGCAACCCATACGTGATCGGCGTGTTCAACCATATCGGCGGTCCTAATTCCGATAAGGGTCATGGCACTCACCATCACCACACGCAAGGGCTTGAATTGGATGAGGATTCTCACGATGCCGAGGGTAAGTCCGCTCGCGTGGCTAAGACTCGTCGGCTCAAGAAGAAACTCCATGAAGTGAGTAACTCGACACTCGCTTCCTATGTCTCCAAGGCAATTGCTGATCGCAAGAAGGCAGGCGCAGGATTTGACATGGCAGGGCGTATTCACACTGGCGAGCGCAAGAAGTATTTCCAAGACAAGATGTTTGCCAAGATCGACAAGCGCACGAAGGGCATCACGAAGGCTGTAGGCAAGATTGCCAACAATCTTCCGGCTGAGAAAGTCACCGAAGGAACGCGCTCCGAATACGATGCGAACATCCACATGTCGAAAGGGGCTGAGAAGACCGCAAAGGGTCACTACCTGATGCGCGACGGTCGCAAGCTCTCCGGTCCTCACTCGCCAGAAGAAGCGGTGAAGGCATACAAGGGTCTATCCTCACAGGGTACCGACACCAAGGGTGTGAAGATCGTTCATGTCAAGGAAGGCGTGGAGATTGATGTAACTGTTACGCTAATCACCGAAGACAAGGTGAAGGAAGCTGCGCAGAAAGCCATTTCCCTCGCAAAGAAGGCTAAGGGCAACAAGCATGTCGATACGGAACCGAAGCTAGATATACAAGACAAGGGAACTGGCGGTCCAATGGAAGCCAATCACGACGAAGGTGGAAATCATGCTCCTCAAGTTTAAGGAATACTTCACGGAAGAGGAACGCATCGTAATTGATGTGGATCCTGAATACACTATCTCTAATATGGAGAAGGCTAACGCGGATCTAGATGCCGTGACCGAATCTCCATTCGTGAACTCCGCGTTGTTTGTCAATGCGGTGCGTGGCACTCTGGAACGCTACGGTGTCGTTCTACCTTCACACTCAAACATGCAGCAGCTACAGATGGAAGGTGAGTGGGTGTATCAGCTAGGTGATTCCGGTCACTATGTCTACATGGTTCACAACCTGTCGCCGGAAGGTGCGGTTGAGGGCTATGCTCAGATCGTGGATCAGGAAGAACTGGATGACCTAGCAGAACTTGGCATCCCCGAAACGGTGGAACCAGAGCAGCAGGATCGACGGGAACCTTCCGAGTGGATGAAGTATCCTAAAGCACGCAGGGACGATGACTCAGGAAATACGAACGAGTACACCTAATCACTATGGAACAACTTAACAATGATACTGTGCTGCTTTACGCCATCAAAGCTTACGATAAGCTGAATTACGTAAAGTCTGAATTTGAAGAGGACTACAAGACATTTCGATATGTCAAGAGACTTCTTCAACGATACCGGCAGTCAGGTGAGTTGAAAGAGAATCTGATTCTCAATCATCTTAGTCTGATCTACAATATGTTTGGGATTGAACCGGGAACCCGATTGCTGTTCTATAAGATGGATCAGGCTGACTATTCTAGTTTGAAAACGTTTCTCGTTTACCTGAATACGATGCCCGATATCGTCCATGGTATTGAAGGAAAGGACGTTAGATCTTCTGATTATCCTATAGATCTTAAGATTGCTAATGTTCTTAGATCTCTTTGAATTAACCCTTCAAAGAACCACACAGGTATTATACAGGCTGGAATTAGAACTGTCAAGGTCAAATCATGGAAAAATACAAGTCAATTTACCCTACGCTGAGACAGGCTAAAACTAAGTGGTCTTCACCTAGCATCGTCGCAAAGCAGGGCGAGGGTCCGTCCCACGGATGGTACGACATGCTCAAGAAGGATGCTCGCGCCAAGCTTGCAGCGTCCATTCATCAATCGCATACCGGATCCATTCACCGGCAGGAGCGCATCGTGCGAGAAGACAAAATCGGCAAGCAGACTCCTTCGGCTGAGTCCATTGCGAAGAAGCACAACAAGGAAGTCGAAGAGATTCAGGCGCAGATCGACAAGGGCATCAAGGTCGAGCGCGAACATACCAACTCAGATGACGAAGCGCATGAGATTGCTCGCGACCATCTAGACGAGTTCCCCGACTACTATGACCGTCTGGACAAGATGGAAAAGAAGGCGAAGGCTGACATGAAGGAAGGCTACGATCCTGAGAAGGAAATCCTCAAGGGTCGTATCGAATCCCACAAGAACGTAGCGAAGAAGATGGCAGCGAAGCATGGTGAACAGTCTCAGGAAGCCGCTTTCCACCGTGCGCTAGTCAAGCGTTGGGAGAAGGAATTGGGCGAAGACCACATCAAGGAAGATGTAGCCAACTCTGTCGGCGGTGGAATGTCTCCCGTCATTGGTGGCGAAGGGAATATTCATGGCATGGACCCTATCTTGGGTAAGCCTATTCGCCGCAAGAGATTCGCAGGCAAGCAAGTGTTTGTGGTGGATCCTACCACCTATCACAAGGCATACTTGGGAAAGCGCAAGTACGAACACTACGAGAAGTATCTTGAGGGTTCGCCATACTTCGAAGAGATTCGTGAGTATGGTCGCAAGCATTGGGATGAAGCAATCGTCCTTGAGAATGAACAGACGGGCGCAATGGTGTACCTAAAATATGGAAGCAAGTAATCATGAAGCTATCGAAGTATTTCACTCTGGAAGAGTTCTGTAAGTCACAGACTGCCGTTCGCAAGGGCATCAACAACATGCCACCAGCCGAGTTCGCAGACGAACTGATTGGGAACATGCGTGCGCTCGCTCGCAACGTACTGGATCCGATTCGCGAGAACTATGCTCGACCAGTGATTCTGTCATCCGGCTTTCGCAGCCCTGCTCTGAACAAAGCCGTCAACGGATCCGCCAAGTCTCAGCACTGTTGGGGCGAAGCCGCAGACACCGAAGTACAGGGCATTGGCAATCCTACGCTCGCACGGTGGATCATCAAGAACGTGGAGTTCGATCAGGTCATCCTTGAGTTCTACAATCCACTGGAAGGACCGAACTCCGGATGGGTTCACGTATCTCATGTACGCAATCGCCCAAACCGTCGCAAGGTCACGACCGCAATCATTCGCGGTGGTAAGACAGTGTACCTCGACGGGTTGGTGTTGCAATGAAATCCCTTGAAGAAAAGAAACTACTTGCTCGGATGGCGCGGAATATTGGTCAGCCCGACCTCGCGCTAGAAGAGTCGATTGCTCGCGAAGAGAAACTGACCGAGAATCTATTCACTAATCTGCCCAAAACGGTCGAAAAGCCAATAGATCCGCCACTTTTGGTCGAAGAGAAACTATTCACTCCGAGTGCCAATCTGGTTCACTCCTCGGCTGAACACATCAAGATTGCACCCTCCGACCGTGTGAATGAGTCACCGGATCCTATCTCCAAGGAAATGACTCGCCTGCGTTCACAACTCGCAGAGGTGATGAACAAGATTGGCACGATGGCATGGGGTGGCGGCGGTACCGGTGCTGTTCGCTTCGACGCACTGGATGATCATCAGCACCCGACCGACATTCGCATTCTGGAATTCAACACTGCCGGTCCCGGCGAACCGATTGTTCCCGCAGGCTCGCTCGCATGGAATCCCACCGAAGAGTGTCTCGACGTATATCAGCCGGATGGTACCGTCTGTCAGGTAGGACTAGAGAACTACATTCGCGTCTGTAATCATACACTCGCAACTCTTCCGCAGGGTTCCTTTGTGATGTTCGCAGGAGTGGATGAACCGGTGGGTGGAGAACACACTCCGACTGTCGTTCCGTTCACAGCCAATGGCGCGTTCCCTCCACTCTACACCGTAGGTGTGCTGACCGAAGAAATCGCTCCTGATGAAATCGGTCGAGCAACCACATTCGGTAAGGTGCGTGGATTGAACACCACTGGTGCAGCCGTTGGTGAGACATGGGCGATTGGCGACCTGTTGTGGGCGCACCCGACGATTCCCGGCGCACTCACGAAAGTCAAGCCTGCGGCACCCGATATCGCACTGTCCGTCGCAGCCGTCCTCCATGTAGGTGCCGTCGATGGGCAGTTGCTCGTAAGACCAACCATCTTCCCTCAGTTACACACTGGCACATTCTATTCCACGGTAGCGCAGACGGCTGCGCAAGCCAATACCGCATATCCCGTCACTTGGAATGGCAATGGATTGAAGTGTCCACATGTCAATGTAGCCAACACATCAGAAGTCACCGTCGCAGACAGTGGACTCTATCAGTTCGAATTCAGACTACATCTAGAAGCTCCGAAGAACCAGATAGGTCGAGTCTGGTTGTGGGTGCGCGTGAATGGTGTGGACGCACCGGGATCATCTACCGAAATGTCGTTGTTTGGTTCAGGCTCAATTGAAGCTCGACTATATCCATCATGGTCATTTGTTCAGCATATGGAAGCGGGTAGTAATCTACAACTCATGTGGGCAACCGACAACACTCAACTCAAAATCTATGCGCCGGAAGCGACTGCCTTTGCACCATCCGCATATCCCGCCGTCATTCGCGCAGTACAGGTAAACCTCTAATGTTCACGAAGCCAATGCTCTTTGCCATGTTCCCCAACGCAGCGAAGTCGAAGCTAGACCTCGACCTGTTGGTGATGGTGCTTGACGATGCGTTTCAGAACGGATCGCTCAAGACGCTCAATCGCCGCGCATCTTTTCTTGCGCAGCTAGCGCATGAGTGTGGGCAGTTCACAGTAATCTCCGAGAACCTGAACTACTCAGCCACAGGACTACAGAAGACGTTCAAGAAGTATTTCCCCACATTAGAATTAGCTAATGCGTATGCAAAGCAGCCGCAGAGAATCGCCAACCGCGTCTATGCGAATCGCATGGAGAATGGAAGCGAAGCGAGCGGCGACGGATGGAGATTCCGTGGGCGTGGGTTTATTCAACTCACCGGCAAGCGAAACTACAGGCTTTGTGGGCAGGCTCTCGGTATTAACCTACTGGAAGACCCCGACTACGTATCACGATCCCCTGTCGGTGCCATTGAAACAGCCCTATGGTTCTGGACTGTCAATAACCTAAATATGTACGCAGACCGTGATGATCTGAATGGTCAGACGATCAAGATCAACGGCGGAACCAATGGATTAGCAGAACGACTCAAATACTATGATATCGCGAAGAGGGTCTTATCGGGTGGAACGTGAGTCAACCAGTAAAGAAGAAAAGAAAGACAGCGGCAAGATACCGCGAAGACTGGTTGGACCGCAAGTGGCGACCGGCAATGGGATGGATGTATCTGGTGGTGTGTGTCACCGACTTCCTGATCTTTCCGATTCTTCACGCATGGCTACAGGTTCACTACGGCACTGCCACTCTTGAATGGAATCCTCTCACGCTCAAGGGCGGCGGGCTGTTCCATGTCGCGATGGGTGCGGTCCTCGGTGTAGCTGCATGGTCGCGTGGTCAGGAGAAGATCACAAAGTACCAGACGGGTTATTACAACCGTAGTGGAATGGACGATGGCTATGGTAATGAGTACATGGGTGAAGAGGTTATTGGTCACGAAGAATCGTATGAGGCTCGCCCTCTTACGCCAGTAGCGAACACTGAAACTGAATTCTACAGATATAGGGGCTAGAGACATGAAACTAATCAATCCAGTGAATCTGATTCCACCACAGTACCGTCTAGCCGCATACATCGTCGCAGCCGTATTAGTAGTCGGCGCACTCTTCGGTGGCGGATACAAGACCGGACACACGTTTGCGTCAAACCACTATACCGCAATCATTGCGAAGATGGAAGCCGATGCCGCCAAGTTGGAGACAGAGAAAGCCGAATTGCAGACGAAACTCGTCGCAGAAATTGCCAATGTCAAAGAACGCATTGTCACTAAATACGTAGACCGCGTGAAAGTGATTACCAAAAAGGAGTATGTGTACCGTGAACAAGCTACCAATAATGTCCCTGATCGCACTGAGCTTTCTAATGGTTGGGTGTCGCTCCACGACGACGCTGCTACAGGTCGAGATGCCGACAGCACCCGAAGCTCTGATGCAACCGGCTCGGGAATTGCAGCCAATCAAGCCCTCGCAAGAGTCACCGAAAACTACACAGCCTGTCACGCAAACGCCGAACAGTTAACCTCACTACAGGAATATGTGCGTGAAGTGCAACGTGTTGTTGCCGAAGCGAATGAAATCCTACGGAATAAGAAGTAAATCATGGATCTGGAACAAGCAGTATTAAGGAACGAAGCATCCATAAATAGACTGGAAGTGGAACTCTCTTCTCTCAAGGAGAAAGTAGCTTTCTTCAATGTCATCTATGGTAAGTTTGATGTTACCCTAGGAAAGATACAGGAAATGATCGAAAACCGTAGATACGAAAACAACGAAGAAATCAAGGATGTTTACGCTAGACTAGAAGCGTCGGAACACCGCATCCTTGCGGAAATGAAAGGCATTCGTGAGGAAATGAAACACCAACACGCTGAGTATCAGGCTAAGATATCTGATATCGACAAGTGGCGTTGGATCGTGGTGGGTGCTGCCGGTGTCGTCGGTTGGATCCTCAACAAGTTCTTCGGACTCGGCGCATAATCACCCTTGATTAGTTGAGCCATACGTGGTATCATACCATGTATGAGTATCTACATTGATCGCAAATTCATCGGACTAATACAATACCGATTAGAGGGTTTCACACAAAAGAAACCAGACCTCTATAATTGCCGTTGTCCCTTCTGCCTCGACTCTAATAAGAGTAAGAGCAAGAAGCGCGGATACATTTACAAACTCCACGGCATCGAATCGTATGCTTACCGTTGTCATAATTGTGGTAAGTCAATCTCCCTCGGACATTTGATTGAAGCAATTGACTCTAATGCGTATAAGGAATACGTCTTGGAGAAGTATTGCGCGGGTGCGAACAAGCACGCGCCTGTGGAGAAACCTGACTTCGGCAACCTGAAAGGAAATGCCGCAGAGTATTTCCGCAACCATCCAAAAAATCTAAGCATATCAAGCATCTACGCGCTCCCCGAAGAGCATCCTGCGCGTGCCTATATATTGGACCGACGCATTCCGGAGAAGTTCTGGAACGATATCTACTACACGGATAAGTTCTTCGACTTCCTCAATGCGGATTTTCCGGATCACGGAAAGACAGAGAAAGAAGTTCCCAACGATGCCCGAATCGTGTTACTATACACGGATCGCGGTGGATATGTAACGCACGTAGCGGGGCGTGCCATAGATAAGAGTAACGGACTACGGTATGTCAGTATCAAAGTATCGGACGTTGACAGAAAGATTTTCGGAGCGCATCGACTCGATCTTAGCAAACCCTCCTACGTGGTTGAAGGTCAGTTTGATAGTCTCTTTGTTGATAACTGTGTGGCAAGCGGCGACTCTAATCTTCTTGGCGTTGTGGATTATTTTGCTACCGGAGACTGGACGCTAATCTTCGACAACGAGCCACGCAACAAACAGATTGCGAAGGCTTTGGAAGTCGCGATAGATAAGGGATACAAGGTTGTTATCTTCCCGTCTGACTTAGAGCAGAAGGATATCAACGATATGGTACTTGCGGGACATGACGTACAAGCATTGATTCGCGAGAACACATACAAGGGTGCATTGGCTATGTTAAGATTTCAAAGGTGGAAAAGAGTATGAGAAGCAGTGACATTGGTGGATTTGAACCTTCGCCCGTTCCGGAACACGTACCGGAGATCGTTCTAGCCGAAGGTCCGTTGGGTGTGACCGTGAAGGAAGTCCTTCCCAATCCGAACAACGTGAACATTGCGCAGTACGCAGTTCCGGAAGATAACGTAGTCGAGGTTCTCGACGGCGGCTTTGTCCGTCTTGTGGATTCCATGGGCAACGACCTCTCCATCGTTCGCTCCGCTCGCGTATCCTACGATGCCGACTGGCGCGAGGGTGACGAACAGAAGGATGCGAAGCTAATCGCGTACCTGATGAAGAATCGCCACACTTCGCCTTTTGAATCAGTGACGTTCACCTTTGAAGTCAAGGCTCCTATCTTTGTGTTCCGTCAGTGGCACCGTCACCGCACATGGGCATACAACGAAATCTCCGCACGCTACACTGAACTGGATGAAGGCTATTACGTCCCGGCAGTGGAACAGATCACCACTCAGTCCACTTCGAACAAACAGATGCGTACCAACGAACAACATCCTCAAGCCGGATGGATGCGCCGCGAGATTGACGAACAGAATGAAGCGGCATTCACAACTTACAGAACACTCATTGCGAAGGGTTGCCCTCGCGAACTCGCACGCTCCGTACTTCCTGTCGGCGCATATTCGCGCATGTTCGCCACCGTCGATCTACACAACCTGTTCCACTTCCTGCGCCTCAGACTCCATGAGCATTCACAATATGAAATCCGCGTCTATGCGGAAGCCATGCTACAGTTGATTGAACCTATAGTGCCTGTAGCCGTCAAAGAATTCAAGAACACACTCTAAGGGACTATCATGACTTCACGCCTACCATCCATCTATCAGGATTACATCCACATTTCCCGTTACGCACGCTACCGCGACGATCTAGGTCGCCGGGAGACTTGGGATGAAACGGTTGATCGCTACCTCAACCACTTCAAGAAGTTCACGAACAACAACAAGAAAATCCCATGGGATGAACTCCGCGAAGGAATCCTGAACCTAGAAGTCATGCCATCCATGCGTGCGCTGATGACGGCAGGACCGGCACTAGAGAAGGATCAGGTCGCAGGCTACAATTGCTCGTATGCAGTCATCGACAACCCCAAGGTCTTTGATGAAATCATGTACATCCTCATGTGCGGCACCGGAGTCGGCTACTCAGTCGAGTCTCGCTACACAAACAAACTTCCGGAGATTCCAGATGAAATCCACGAAACAGAAACAACCATCGTCGTCCGTGATTCAAAGATTGGGTGGGCAACCGCATATCGTGAATTTATCTCTCTGCTCTATTCCGGTAAACTTGCTCGCTATGACGTATCTAAGGTGCGAAAGGCGGGTGAACGACTTAAGACGTTTGGTGGGCGTGCTTCTGGTCCCGAGCCTCTTGCTGACCTATTCGAATTCACTCGACAGGTCTTTCAGAAGGCTAGAGGAAGAAAGCTTACAACGCTAGAGTGTTCCGATATCGTCTGTAAGGTTGCGGATATCGTGGTTGTCGGTGGTGTTCGCCGCTCCGCATTGATCTGCCTCTCCGACCTGAACGATGACTATCTACGTAACGCGAAGTCTGGTCAGTGGTGGGTATCCGATCCGCATCGTCAGCTTGCGAATATCTCCGCAGTGTACGAGCGCAAGCCATCCATGGAAACATTCATTCGCGAATGGGTTGCTCTCTACAACTCCAAGTCTGGTGAACGTGGTATCTTCTCGCGTGAAGCTTCGCAGCTTGTCGCTGCCAAGTACGGCAGACGCGACGAGAACATCGACTATGGTACGAATCCTTGCTCTGAAATCATTCTGCGTCCAGACCAGTTCTGTAATCTCAGTGAAGTGGTTGTGCGTGCGGAAGATGATCTTGCAACCCTCGCACGCAAAGTCACACTCGCAACGATTCTCGGCACACTCCAAGCCACGCAGACTAACTTCCGTTATCTGTCTAAGCGTTGGAAGAACAACACGGAAGAGGAAGCACTTCTCGGTGTGTCGCTGACGGGCATCATGGACAATCCCCTGATGAACAGTCCGGTGAATGGATTAGCTGATAACCTGAGTAGGCTGCGTGAGATTGCCGTCAATGTCAACAAGCAATACGCGAAGATCCTCGGCATCAATCAAGCCGCAGCCATCACTTGTGTCAAGCCATCCGGCACCGTGTCGCAGCTAGTCGATTCCGCATCCGGTATTCATCCTCGCTATGCTCCGTACTACATTCGGCGCGTGCGTGGTGACAAAAAAGATCCACTCGCAGACTTCATGGTATCCCACGGCTACACCGCAGAGGATGACTTCTATGGTGCGCAGCGTTGGGTCTTCGGATTCCCTCAGAAGGCTCCCGAAGGCGCAGTGGTCACTGCCAACGTAACCGCGATTCAGCAGTTGGAACTGTGGAAGGTCTATCAGGAACATTGGTGCGAACACAAGCCGTCGATCACGGTCTACGTGGGCGACGATGAATGGATGGAAGTTGGCGCATGGGTCTACAAGAACATCGACACTCTATCCGGCGTATCGTTCCTGCCGCGTGACACCGGCAGCTACCGTCAGGCTCCGTATGAGGAAATCACGGAAGAGAAGTACAACGAACTGGTCGCGGCGCAACGCCTAGATATTGATTGGACTCAGTTCCGTGAAGGCACCGACAATACTGAGAGTGCCAAGACTTTAGCATGTGTTGCGGGAGTATGTGAAATCTAATGCTTAATGAACTACAGAATGATATGCCGAATGTGTTTGAAAACACCTTGAAGGGTTTCCCTACGGTTCGCTACATTTCCCTCAAGGAAAGTGTGAACCGCAGGAACTTCATGAAGCAGCAATTGGACATGTATGGGATCCCACACCGTCCATTCATCGTGGATCGCTATTCAGAAATCAAAGATAGCGTTGATGTGAACGTAATTCCAGAAAGCGCAAGATTCGCATTGTCACCATTGCAGATCGGCTGCGCAATATCTCAAATCGAAAACATGAGAGATTGGTTGGATAACACCGACGAAGAATATGTCATCTTCTGTGATGACGATATGAACTTCGATAGTATTTTCTATTGGACGTTTACGTGGAAAGAGTTTGTCGAGAACCTTCCGCCTAACTGGAATATCATCCAGTTGATCCGTATGGATGATAGCGAAGAACTCTACGGTGTGAATCTCAAGTTGCAACACGGTAGGTTTTGGGGAACCGCACGCCTGATGAACCGTGGATCCGTGGAATGGCTGTTGGGCATCCTACAGAATCCAGACGGCTCATACAATCTGGTTGCCAATGGTGGAGAGTTCATGCCCATTGTGGAGAACGTCCTCTTCCTCAATCTCCCTAGAGTGTACAACTTCCCACTACTCACCGAGTTCAACAACGAGAATCTGAACTCTACGGGATTGGTATACATAGATGATAGCGAGAAAGAGAACCATCTTAAGTCCAAGGCGCGGTGTAAGTATTACAACTACGTCATCGACAAGCGATGGGAATTGATGGGTAAGTATGTAAACATCCGTGAGGCGTTAGCAATACCATGAACCTAGTGTACAAAGCCTTGAATGCGGGTGGGTCAATCCATCCGCTTATCATCCCTAATGAGTTTCCTACCAACGGCACGGCTCAACTGAATCCCTCTGTCTACGTCGATGGTGGTGATATCCTCACCACTATTCGGCACTGTCAGTACACCATCGTCCATTCGGAGAAGGGTAAGTTCCAACACCAGTGGGGTCCGTTGACGTATCTCTGTCCGGAAGATGACCTGACGTTGACCACAACTAACTACCTCGCGAAGCTGAATGCTGATCTGACGATCAAGGACATTCGCAAGGTGGACACTGCCATTCACGACAAGAAACCCATTTGGGAATTCGTCGGTCTGGAAGACGCTCGCCTGTTCCGTTGGGACGGCAAGCTTTACCTCTGTGGTGTGCGGCGTGACACCACAACGAATGGTCAGGGGCGCATGGAACTCTCCGAAGTCCAATACACTTCGGATGGAATCAAGGAAGTCACACGTTGGCGCATCCCCGCTCCCGGTCTAGATAACACGTACTGCGAAAAGAACTGGATGCCGATTCTCGACATGCCATTCCATTTCGTGAAGTGGAGTAACCCGACCGAAATCGTCAAGGTCGATCCGGTCAAGAAGACCTGTGAAGTGGTATTCCAGAGTGATCGTGTTGTCGAAGCACCGTATGAGTATCGCGGCGGGAGTCATGTGATTCCGTTTGGTGACTATCGCATTGCTGTAGCTCACGTTCTCACTAAGTTCTGGCGCAACCCTGACGGGCGCAAGGATGCGACCTATCGCCACTGCTTCATCGTTTGGGATAAGGATTGGAACGTGGTTCGCTATGGCGCACCATTCTCATTCATGGATGCTGAGATTGAATTCTGTTGTGGTATGGCTGAACACGATGGGAACTTCCTACTCAGCTTCGGCTATCAAGATAATGCCGCGTTTGTGGTCAAGGTACCGAAGCGCGTAATTGAGGGGTATGTAAGTGGACGTAACTAAACTAACCGCAGCGATTACGAAGTACATTCGCGACACCGAGAATGCTGAACTCAACTATCAGATCGCTCTGATCTACGAAGAGCTAAAGCAAACGTCAGCCGCTATCGGGTTCTTCCTGCGTGCGGCTGAACGCACCAACGACATGAATCTAGCCTACGAGTGCTTGCTCAAGGTGGGTCTGTGCTTCGAACGCCAGACGCGCCGCAACAACACCGTGCGCGTGTTCTACAAGCACGCAGTCCTGTTGCTGCCTAAGCGTCCGGAAGCCTACTTCCTGCTATCGCGTTTCTATGAGCGCACTCTAGATCGTGTCTCCGGATACCTCTATGCGCAGCAGGGGCTAGACTTCGCAGACTTCAATCAGGTTCCGCTCCGTGGCTACGTTGAGTATCCCGGTAAGTACGGACTGATCTTTGAGAAGATGGTCTGTTCATGGTGGTGGGGTAAGGTTGACGAGTGCCGTGCGCTACTCGTAGAACTGCGCGACAAGTACAAGTATGTCATGGACGGTGTACATATCGGAGCCGTCCAGAACAATCTGAACATGTTGGGTGTCACGGCAGAGTCACACGTACTGCGTCCGTACAAGATTTGGCAGAAGTCTCAGTTGCGTTACAAGTTCAAGGATTACGATAAGATCTACCGCAACTTCTCTCAGGTCTATCAGGACTTGTTCACCCTCTCCATGCTCGACGGCAAGCGCAATGGCACGTATCTGGAAATCGGCACTGCCGGTCCAGATCACGGCAACAATACCAAACTCCTAGAAGAGTTGGGTTGGACGGGTGTGGGTATCGAATGGGATAAGAACCTTGCCGCATCCTACGCTGCCGCTCGCAAGAACCCTGTACTCAATCAGGATGCACTCAAGACGGATTACATCGAACTCACTCAGAAGATTGCGGTCAATGGTGTGATCGACTACCTACAGTTGGACTGCGAACCCGCATCCACGACCTACGAAATCATGACACGCATTCCGTTCAACCTGATCAAGTTCGCCGTCATCACGTATGAGCATGATGACTACGTGGACATGACGGGACAGTACCGGAACCTGTCGCGTGCGTTTCTGCGCGAGCGTGGCTACGAACTCGTAGTCTCGGATATCTCACCAGACGGCGTATCCAACTTCGAAGACTGGTGGGTACATCCTGACCTAGTGAGCAAGGATATCATCCGCGCTATGAAGGATACCTCCAATCGCACTAAGCACGCCACGGAGTACATGCTCTCGGAGCCGTTCATTGAATTCAAGCCAGAAGAAGTAAATGGGTTGGACACCACAAACAACGATCCAACTTTCACCTCTTGTCTTCTCCGCGAAGTAATCACGGAGAGAATCTATGAACGGTATCGTTCAGTTCAGGATGGTGATGTTGTGGTTGATCTTGGGGCTAACATCGGGCTATTCCCATGGTCATTCAAGAACAAGCTTTACGGACGAGCGGGTGCGCTTGTGGTCGCGGTAGAACCATCACCATCACTCATCCCCACACTTACCAACAACATGTCTAAATTGATTGCTCCTACAAAGGTATTCAACTATGCGATTGGTGGAACTACGGAAGAGCGCAAGGTAACTGACACCGATTGGCTTGCGGGTGACGTTCCCATTGGAAGCACGCTAAAGGTCAAGACGTTCAAGGACTTCCTTGCGGACGCGCAACTAGAGAAAATCGACTTCCTTAAGGTTGATGTTGAGGGTGCCGAATACGATATCTTCACCGAAGAGAACTACGAGTTCCTGACTAAGAACGTCAAGTATATCACTGGCGAGTGGCATCTGAGTTATGCGGAAGATGGACTAAACAAGTTCATCAACTTCAAGAACCTCTACCTGAAAGGCAAGAACAACTTCCGTGTGTTTGAACCGTATGATTGGAGAGAAGTAACCCACAAGATTCTGGACGATGCATACCTCCACGAATTCTACAACTGGCGCAATCCACGTAACAAGGGTGCGCAGTTCATGGTCTATATCGACAACGGGTGATATATGGAGTATGTGTTTAAGGGTGATTATGAATTCACGACCGATTGGTTTTCGAAGCACACGGTTCTATGGAACGCTATCATCACAAAGTTTCAGCCACACAGGATTCTTGAAATCGGGAGCTTCGAAGGTCGCTCTACAATCCATCTTGTCGAAAAGATTAGAAAGCAGAGCAACGCTCCGATAGAGATTGTCTGTATTGATACGTGGCAGGGTGGCGCGGAACATGCCGGGATTGATTTCGATTCGGTCGAAGGTCGATATGACCGGAACATGAAGAAACTGGTTGACTCCACATACGATTTATCCATCTGGAAGAAGAAGAGATTGTCTTCGGTCGCTCTTGCCGAATTGTTGATTGAAAACGGTGCCAAGTTCGATTTCATCTACATTGACGGATCGCACCTCGCAGCAGACGTATTTCTAGACGCTGCCCTCGCGTTCCAACTCCTGAGAGTTGGTGGCGTATTGATATTCGATGACTATGCGTATGGCGACGAGGATTCAAAGAAAGATGCGTTCAATCACCCACATATTGCCATAGACGCATTCATTGAAGTGTATGGCAACAAGCTCTCACTAATCCCATTTAAGACGACGGGTGATGATGGTGAAATAGAAGATCTACGAGAAGTTGTAATAAAGAAAGGGCTGTTGTTCTATCAGATGTATCTCACCAAAGCAGCCGACTAAATATCACATAGCACTCAGGAGTATCCCATGGCAGAACTAGAACGAGAATTGCATTGCGAGAACTGTGGAAGCCAGTGTCGCATCATCTATGACTCCGATCAGGTGCACTACGATCCTGAGACTTGCCCGTTCTGTGGCGAGATTGCCGGGACCGTTGTTGACGAAGATTGGGAAGAGTTCGAAGACGATGGACTAGGTGACGACGATGACAATGACTCTAATTGGAATTGACTATAGCCTGACTTGTCCTGCCGTCTGTGTCGCTAACAGTAAGAACTTTGACGACTGTTATTTTCACTTTCTGCATGAGAACAAGAAGCATCATGGTTTCACCTTCGATGACCATATACTAGGTGATCCTCATGACGAGTACCTCACGGATCAGCAACGCTACGAGAACATTGCTTCTTGGGTGTTGAACATCCTCTCACCCTTCGACAAGGAATCGACATACATACTAATTGAGGACTATGCGTTCGCAGCCAAGGGACGAGTGTTCAACCTTGCCGAGAACTGCGGACTCCTCAAGTACCTGTTGTATAAGGAAGGCTACCAGTTTTCGACCATTGCCCCTAGCGTCATCAAGAAGTACGCAACGGGCAAGGGCAACGCAAACAAGGAAGCCATGTGGCTTGCGTTCTTTGAACTGACGAATCGCGACCTAGTGGGCGTGTATGGTCCCAAGACCAGAACTCTCACCTCCCCTGTGACGGATATCATTGACTCCTACTATCTTACACGATGGATGCACGATAGCGTAGAAAACGAAGAAGAATCGGAGAAAATGAACCGTGGCACGAACAAAGCAGCAAAACCAAAAACTAAGTCAAGAAAAGGTAAGCGAAGTGATAACCAATTGTGATGCAATCGTCTTTGGCAGCTATCAGGAAGAATCGAACAACCACACGATCATGACGTTCATGCAATCGAAGCATGGGCATAAAGCCGATCCGCATGAGTGCGGACACCGGTTCAACATCGTGTTGTTTGATAAGCTTTCGCCAGAAGAGAAGGATGTAGAACTCTTCTCGGCTATCCTAGGCGACCCGAAGGGCTACGTCGAGCGCATGGGCAAAGCAGGATATCACGGTATCGTGGTCAAGCAGAAGACTTGTAAGCTCAAGGAAATCAAGGAAGTCTTTTCCAAGGTTCTGTACGGCTATGGCTTCGAAGAGAAACTGATCAAGAAGGTAATTCGCAAAACGGTGGTGTAATCATGGGAAAGCGATATATTGTGACAGGTGGCGCGGGATTCCTCGGTAGCCATCTGTGTGAAAGATTGATTGAGTTGGATGAAACCTGTAAGGTCTTTGCGGTGGATAACCTGTCATCTTCGGATGGCACCAATCTACCGAAGCTTCGCAAGTATGGCTACAACCGTTTCGAATTCGTAGACATGGATGTTTGCGATAAGATGACATGGGAAACGCTTGATGATCATGGTCCGTATGACGGCATCTTCAATCTAGCCTGCCCCGCTTCGCCGCCGTTCTATCAGAACATGCCCATCCAGACGACACTCACCTGTGTCCTAGGAGCGAATTATGCCTTGGCATACGCAACGAAATGGGGAGCTAAGATTCTCCAAACATCTACTTCGGAAGTTTACGGTGATCCAGAGGTACATCCTCAACCGGAAGAGTACCGAGGTAGCGTCAATTGTTTCGGTCCAAGAGCGTGCTATGATGAAGGTAAGCGAGCGGCTGAAGCCCTCTTCTTCGACTACCAGAAGCAAAGCGGTACGGATATTCGCGTGGTCCGCATTTTCAATACTTACGGTCCTCACATGCTTGCTAATGATGGGCGCGTGGTGACAAACTTCATCAATCAGGCACTCAGGGGCGAAGACATTACCATCTACGGTGACGGCACACAGTCACGTTCCTTCTGTTACGTCGAAGACCTTATCAATGCCATCATGATTGTCTGGAAGTCAAATTACAAGTCGCCGGTCAATATCGGCAATCCAAAAGAGTATACGATGCTTGAATTGGCTGATGCTGTAATTAAAATTACAGGCAATAAGTCTAATTTGATTTACCACTCGCTCCCGGTAGACGATCCATTACAACGATGCCCTGACATTTCTCTAGCGAAATCATTGGGTTGGGGTGGACCGCGAATTGAGCTTGACGAGGGGCTACGGAATACTGTACAATACTTCCTGTATAAAGCGTTTTCTACGCCGAGGGTTTGAACATGAAGTATAGTTACAATGATCTGGTGAGCAAGCTGCGCGACGGCGTGCTGAATATTACCTTTGAGAAGGTGGATGGGACTGAGCGCACGCTACAGTGTACGCTACGCCCTGAGTATCTTCCGGAAGAGTATCGTAACAAGGCACCCATGCTGACCGAGACAACCCCGCTCACGATTTCCGTGTGGGACGTTGAGAACTCCGGTTGGCGTTCGTTCCGCGTCGAAAACGTTATCGCGGTATTCTAATCGTGGCAAAGGTCAAGCAAGTGCGCACTCGTAGAGTGCACGCACCCGTCGATCATGAACCGAAGTGGACTTCGAAGGAAGCACCGGGACTCATTGATACCATCAAGGCATTGAACTGGTACAACGTCGAACGCGACGAGAAAGACGCGGCTAAGATTCTCAAGACGACTCCCGGCATTGCTCGCCATTTCCAGACACTTGCTTGGACCGTGCGCATGAAAGAGCGCGGGTTCCCTGTGCCGAAGTCTTCGGAAGAAACGATCAAGCGCATGACGCATGAGTTTCGCGAAGCACTCAAAGCGGCGAAGCCTGTGACAGTGGACAAGTCGAACGTGGTTTCGATTCAGCAGCGCGTCCTCGCCAAGACCGACGAAATCATTGGCGAAATGCAGGGACTCATTGACGACTATGGTGTGCGCGGCGACTCCAACAAGTTGAACGCATATCAGTGGATGATCGACAACAACGTGAAGCCTGTTCATGCGAATCGCATTGCGGAGTTCTTCCGTGAGCAGTCGCGAGAAATTTTCGAAGCCGCACAGGGTAAGGACAAGGAACTGAAAGAGGGCTACTCGCACTATACAAAGTCGCGCCTCCTGAACCTGTTACACGCCCATTCGAACATCATCAAGGATGCGCTCAAGCTTGCTTCGAACGCTTCCGCATCACGCAAGCCGCGCAAGAAAAAGCCGGTTTCGTTTGAGAAGATGGTTTCGAAGATCAAGTACAAGGTCAAGGACGATTCCCTTAAGCTGCAATCCGTCGATCCGGTCAAGGTGGTGGGTGCCATTCAGTTGTGGATTTACAACACTAAGACCCGCAAGCTTGGGGTGTACATGGCAGAAGACGAGTCTGGCTTGAAGGTCAAGGGTACGACTATCCTCAACTTCGTGGAAAGTACGTCTATCTCCAAGACTCTACGCAAGCCTGAAAAGACTCTGCCGTTGGTGGTAGATGGCGGCAAGATCGCACTACGTAAGGTGCTAGATGGCGTAAATTCGAAGCCGTTGAAAATGAACGGTAGAATCAACAAGGATACCTTGCTTCTGCGAGTTGTCTAAATAGAGCGTTCCTTCTTCTCACTCTAGCCAGAGGATACGGGATGATCCGCATTACAAGCGACTACCTTAAGAAAGGCGACCTCGCGTTCCTGAAAAGGTACTGCTACTTTGTGATGCACAAACTGGTCAGACCGTCCGTTCTACGCAAAGCCAACATCAGCATTCGGATCATCAAGAACGATGATCTGGAATCTCAGTCTGATGCCATGGACTTCAAGGACTACGGTGCATGGGTGTTCTACGAAGGCATTGATCCCGCCAACGGCAAGAAAAAGTTTGTCATGACGCTCAATGCTTCGCGCATTAACAGAAAGGCGAAAAAGACTCTTTACAGGGTCAAGAAAATCATGTATGATATCGCGCACGAACTCACCCATGTCAAGCAGTATCTCAACAACGAACTGTTCGACTACAAGGATGGCAAGGCGCGTTACAAGGGTGAGGTGTTCCATCTAGGACACGCGGACGATCTGCAAACATACTTCAACTCACCATGGGAAATCGAAGCCTACGGGCGCGAGCATGGCATGTACAAGATGTTCCAAGAAAAGCTAAAACAAGAACAAAAGGCTAAGAGTAAAAAGTGAATCCCTCCATACCCCTGCGCAAAGGCGAAAAGCTGCTGACATTCAAAAACAAGATCAATGGGATTGTGTATTACAGTACAAACCGTTATAAGCCCATGATCCATGAAGGGCAGGAAATGCTGCCAGTGTTCCAACGTGCCGCGCCTCCAAATGCGCGGCATTTGCTTTTAGTGAGCAAGGCTGCGCTAGAGCGCATTTAACATATCCTGTTCAAGTTTCCCGGTTGTTCATGTTCCGTGAACACTCCCAAAAGATGAACATCGGACGCATTCTGTAGCCATTTGGCTCGCTTTTGTAGCCACCCCGCTACCCTGATATCCCCTAGACCTCGCGCCTCGCTACGGGCTTCCTAGAGCGTCCTAGAGGGCATCCGTAAGTCCTTGATTCTATTGGGGTTATTCCCCTATAATTACCCTCGCGTAAGTCCTTGATAAGATTAAGGTTATTGCGCTTGCCTATTTTTAGGGTATTCGGTATGATTAGAGTATGGAAGTTAAACATTTTGCCTCGGTCTGCGAAGCGGTCTGCTCGTTGATCGAACAGGGCTATCATACGGTGTTGGAAGATGCCGGTGCCGCCAAGGTGCGTCTTATGATGCGCGACGGTGGCGATATCATGGTGGTCCGCTACGTCGGCTTGCTCTCGGCTACGGTCGAGCAGGATGACGGGTTTTGGGCTGACAAGCTTGAAGATTGGGCGTCTGACGCTCCGGACTATCTGTAATGACCAACAAATACGCGCAGTTCGAATATCACGGTGGTCCGTATGACCGTGGCGCGGCTGACTATTACTACTGGCGACCGCGCAATCCGCACAAGTACCCGAATGGTACGTACAACGGTCCCGAAGTCACCGACCTGACTCCGGAAGAGGTTGAGGCGTATAACGCCGGTTACGATGAATGCAACGACCGTAAGGATTGGGGTTAACATGAAACTCGGTTCACGTACTCCGTTGACCATCCCGCAAGTCTGGAAGTTGCTCGACGCTGCTATCTGGATGCGCGACAATCACAAGCCGCGTTGCGATGGCATGTCGCACGATGAATACATTGCGAGCCTGCGGAAAATCATCACCGACAAGTGCGATGAAACCGACCGCATGTTCGAAAGGAATGCCGCTTGATCGCTGCGCCTAAAATCGGCTCGCAGATTCGCGTGCAGACCAAATTCGGTTTGCGCGAGGGAACCGTTGTTCCTAATCAGAAGTGGGAAAAGGCAGACACGTTCTGCATGACGGGTGACGCTGCGATTGCTATTCGCAATATCGCGCTCGCCAATGTCGTCACAATCGAATACATAACAGGCGCACCGTCGAAAGATGCCGTGCGTGCCTTTCGCGTCAAGTCTACGGACAAGAAACGCGAATACATCGTGACGGTTAGCGGCAACAAGATTGACTGCAACTGCACCGGCTTTACCTATCATCACAAGTGCAAGCATTCGGATGCTGTGCGAAGGAAAATCAAATGAGTGCATACAAGACGGTCTGTGCCGACGTTGAGGTTAGCCTTGACGAGTGGCAGGAAAAGGAAATCATCGACTACATGGAAGACATTGGTTACACTCTTGTCAAGAGTCCCGAAGACGATGCATGGCTGACGCGCCTCGCGGATGCCAAGGTCTACCATCCGGAACAGTTCGATAAGATGTTCTCGGAATACATTCATCAGAAGTTGGGGCGAATCGTATGAAGCGGCGCGGCAAAGCAATCGAAGTGGATGCGGATGCTGCTATCTCGGATGCGGAACTGAGCGAACAACTTCGCCTCAAGTTCAAGGCAGAATGGGAGAAGCGCGACATGGATCGCCACTTCGCTACGGATGACCGCAGTGCGTTTTCGCAGGAAGCGTTCCTCAAAGACGCAATGGCAATATTCGGGAAACTATAATGAAAATTCAAGTTCTAAACGACCTCCATATCGAATTCGATAATGGACCGCAGCTTAAGCTTCCCGGTGGACAGAAACTCTTTCTCCCCGGTGACGTTTGTGTGGCTGCGTATCTGCGAAAGGGACGCACGGACAAGCTTGCGAAAAAGCATGAGCGGGTCTGCCGTGAGTTCTTTTTCCATGAGTGCGCGAAGTATGAACAAGTGTTTTACATTCCCGGCAACCATGAGCATTACAACGGCATCTTCGATTACACGGTCGAAATCCTGCGCGAGTTCCTTGAGGGAACGAACGTCACCATTCTAGACAACGAATGGGCTGACCTTGATCATAACTGCGGTTGGCAGTTGTTCGGCGGCACGCTATGGACTGATTACAACAATCAGGACTGGTTCGCGATGCACGCTGCGAAGGACAAGATGAACGACCACCAAATCATCAAGAAACTCAAGCCGGTTGCAAACCCGTATGGTGAGTTCATGGGAAGGTTCCTTCCTGTTGACGCATATGCGGAACACAACAAGACGCTAGAGGCTCTTGAGAATGGCATCTATGACATGGCGCGGATTGACCGTCCGACGATTGTTATGACGCACCATGCGCCGACGCATCAGAGCATCATGCCGCAGTACAAGGGTGATCTACTCAATGCTGCGTATGCGAGCGACTTGAGCGAACAGATTCTAAGACTAAGCAACATTAAGTATTGGTTCCATGGTCATATGCATGACAGCATTGAGTACATGGTGGGCGAGTGTCAGGTTAAGTGTAATCCTAGGGGTTACAACGGCTATGCGCTCAATCCAAACTTCAATGTGGACTTTGAGTTCGAAATCTGATATACTGTGATCCTCTAATCGGAGATTTGCTATGAATGGCTTCAAATTGATCTTAGTGCTTGCGCTGATTGCGTTCGCCCTGATTCTCGGTCCCGCCCTGTTCATTTGGGGTATCAACGAACTGCTAGAGCAGGCAAAAGTCGCCTATCAGATTCCGTGGAACTTCTGGACATGGCTCGCAGCACTCTTCGTAATGCCGAAGTCTGCGGGTTACAAGAGCTAAGATCATGGCACTAAAACGCCATAGCGAAATGACGCGGATTCATACCATCGACCTACATGGTCCGGAAGGTAATGCGTTTGTCCTGCTAGGCTATGCGAACCGTTTGGGACGCGAGCAGGGTATGGACACTGCGAAAATCCACAAGGAAATGACAAGCGGTGATTACACCAATCTGGTGAGAGTGTTCGTTCGCGAATTCGCTCACTGTTGCGATATCATCGTCCCTGATGAACTGGCGGATGATCTATAATGCTAACAGACAAAGAAATTGAAGAGTATGGTGTGATTCGGTTCTTCTCGGACTATGGGAAGCATCAGGTCACTATTGAGTTGCGCGGCGATGCTGATATCTATCAGGTTCGCGACGGACTGAGAGGCTTCCTCTTGGCTACCGGATTCGCAAAGAGCAACGTTGACGAAATTCTAGAGGATGAATGATGAAACGAATTGATTGGTTATTGCTTGGATCGTGGGCAGCATACGTGGCTTTTGTTGGTCCGTGGCTTATCTCCGCTCCAAGTTGGATTGCGGTTGGACTAGGCTTCGGTCTTCTGGTCGCACTTGTGGTTTTCACGGCTAAGAGGTTTTACGAATGAACAAGTTTGGTAAGGTTGCAGTTGCGGTTGCGGTGGCATTGTCACTCGTAGGCTGCACAAAGGTTCCTGCCGGTAACGTCGGCGTGAAGGTCTATCTTCTCGGCAACTCCAAGGGTGTTGACGTTGAAGAACTGTCGCCGGGACGTTACTGGATTGGTTGGAACGAAGAACTCCACCTGTTCCCGACGTTCGCGCAGAACTATACGTGGACTCGCGAATGGATTGACGAGAACGGCGACGGCAAGGCGCAGCAGGACGAACTCGCTGACGAATCCATTTCGTTCCAGACGAAGGAAGGTCTTGTTGTCTCGGCTGACGTAGGTATCTCCTACAACGTTGACCCGACAAAGGTTTCGGTTCTCTTCTCCAAGTACCGCAAGGGTATCGAAGAAATCACCGACCTCTACCTTCGCAACATGGTGAAGGATGCGCTCGTAACGTCCGCATCGACTCGTTCGATTGAAATGGTCTACGGTGTCGGTAAGGCTGAGTTGCTTGCCGAAGTCGAAAAGACCGTTCGCGAACAGGTCGCACCTTTCGGCATTCAGGTCGAACGACTGTATTGGGCGGGTGAGTTCCGTCTGCCGCAGACTGTCGTTGCGTCCATCAACGCGAAGATTGAAGCTACGCAGAAGGCGCAGCAGCGCGAGAACGAAGTCGCGCAGGCAAAGGCAGAAGCCGACAAGTTGGTTGAAACTGCGCGTGGTGAAGCGGATAGCCGTCTAATCAACGCAAAGGCAGAAGCCGAGTCGATTCGCATCAAGGGTGAAGCCCTCGCTGAGAATCCGAAGCTTGTCGAACTGTCAGCCATCGAAAAGTGGAACGGCGTGCTTCCGACCATCACTGGCGGCGCAGTGCCATTCGTGAACGTTACTCCGAAGCAGTAACATGAGCGATTTTACGGTCATGACTCCGGAACAGGAAGAGCGTTCTAAGAAATTAGAACTCTTCTACCGGCAGATTCGGGAACTCGCACGTAGCTCTAATCTCAATCAGTATCCACTGGTATACGAAGCCCTGTCGGGCGTGGATCCTAAGTGGAACGAGGGACGTTCAAATTAGACTTGACATGTGATCAATTAGTCTGTATAATAGTAGACTAATGGGATGATTACAGCAAACCAATATTAAAGTACCGTCGCGGCATGGATCAAAAGGGTTCGCCCTCAGATCCCCTAAAGTGCCGCACACAGAAGTCCACTGAAAATACGACTGGCTCCTGACAAGATTCGGGATAAGGTTTGGAAGGATGCCGTAAAACTTCTTCATCCCGACTTTGATTATGAATATGAGACTTCTTTCAGCAATCCAAATCCATCATAAAGGAAAAGCGAAGTCTGTTTAGATTTGAGAATCGGTTCAGCAAACCAAGATCACAGGAGAAATCCTGTACCATAGTAGCCGTCACACGGTATCGTTATAGGGTTAACGCAAAACCTCACGATTCTGTTTGTAATAGGTAGGAAAGGAATAGTAAAATGAACGCAACACGTAAGAACGCATTTGTAGCCGCAGCACTTTCGGTGCCGGTAGAGGCTCGTACCGACAACGGTATGAAGGCTCAGAAGTCCACCATGTCCGCAATCGTAGACCTGTTCTACATCGTCGGTTCTTCGCGTGGCAAGAATCTCTCGCGCCAGTTCGAAACTGCCATGCAGCAGGATGAAGACCTTGCGCTCCGTATCGCATTGTGGGCGCGTGACGCTCGCGGTGGTGCGGGTGAGCGTGAGGTATTCAAGTTCCTCTTGACGCACCTTGAGTTGTCGCGTCCAGACTTCCTCTTAAATTCGAAGTTCTTGGCAAAGGTGCCGGAACTCGGACGTTGGGACGACTTGCTCGTTCTTTCGGAGCCTCGCGCAAAGGCGAAGGCATTCGACTTGATCAAATCTGCGCTTGAGTCTGGCAACGGACTATGCGCAAAGTGGATGCCACGTAAGGGCAAGGTTGCTCGCGAACTTCGCGAACACTTCGGCATGTCGCCAAAGGCATACCGCAAGACTCTTGTTGGCTTGTCCAACACGGTCGAGCAGAAGCTTTGTGCGCGTGAGTTCGACCAAATCAACTACTCGCACGTTCCTTCGCTCGCAATGTCGCGCTACATGAAGGCGTTCTCTAAGAATGACGCAGAGCGTTTCGTTGCATACCGTGAGTCCTTGAAGAAGGGCGAAACGAAGATCAACGCGAAGGGTGTATTCCCTTATGACGTAATCAAGGCTCTCCGCGCAGGCGGCGACCGTGACGTATGTAACGCGCAGTGGGACGCACTGCCTGACTACATGGACGACACCAACGTTCTGCCTCTGGTAGACGTTTCGGGATCCATGCACTGTCCGGTTGGTGGCAACCCTAACTTGCAGTGCATCGACGTTGCACTTTCGCTCGGACTCTACACTTCGGGACGTAACAAGGGTGTGTTCAAGGACATGTTCCTTACGTTCTCCGCAGATCCGGAACTGTTGAAGGTTACGGGTACGCTCTCGCAGCGTATGGATCAGATGAACCAGTCTGAGTGGGGTATGAACACCAATCTGCACAAGGCATTCACAAGAATCCTTGACGTTGCAGTGAAGGGTAACGTTCCGCAGGCAGACATGCCATCGGTTCTGTTGATCATGTCGGACATGCAGTTTGACCAGTGCGCTCGCTTCGATGACTCTGCTATGCAGATGATCGAACGCAAGTACGCTGCGGCAGGCTACAAGGTTCCTGTCATCGTGTTCTGGAACATCAGTGCCGGTGGTAAGGATAACGCGCCAGTGTCCTTCGACAAGAAGGGTGTGGCTCTCGTTTCCGGATGCTCGCCTGCAATCATGAAGGCTGTCCTCGCGGCAGACTTCGATGACCTCTCGCCTGAGACAATCGTGCGGGATGCGGTAAGTATTCCTCGCTATGACTATCGTTGATTTCCTCCTCGGTGGTGCCGTCTTCGCCCTAGTAGTTGTAATGGCTATTAGGGTGGAGCGGCGTTACCTAGCCTCTAAACGTCCCCGAGACTAAATATTGCGTTGCAGCAAGAAAGGTGCTATAATGGACAAAGGGAAGCGTCAGAAAAGACTAATCCAAAAGGTCCGGAATATAACCAAATGGTTGAAACGGGAACGAGTAAAGGCAAAAGAGGCAGGCGTAAGGTTCACAGTCGAGAATGAGAAAGATGCACACATTGAAGCGAATCACGGTAAACGTTGTTCTTGCGATATGTGCTGTAATCCACGCCATTCAAGATTCCATAAGGGAACAGGACGCTTGACTCTCCAAGAGAGGAAAGCAAATGAGAAGGCTAATGACGAGTTTGATGAACAAGGTTGATTACGAAGCAGCAACGGTGTTTGCATTGGTAGCGTGTGTCGCTACTTTCGCAGCAGTGTGGCTACACGCATTCAGCCATTTCGGACAATAAAGGGAAACGTGAGAAGGGTGGAAGCAGTCACCATATTGACTGCATGTTAGAGGATGAAGATTATGAAGTTGAAAGTAATGTTGATGGTCGCGATGCTTGCCCTTTCGGGTACGGCATTTGCTGTCCAACCGGTAAATCCCGGTAATAGTGGTGGTGAAGGTAACAACACCAACTGTCAGGGAACGGGCAACCCGAATTCACCTTGCGTGCCTACGCCTCGCGACCCTCGCGACGGTGGTAATGGCGGCAACGGTGGAAACGGTGGTAATGGCGGCAACGGCGGCGCGGGTGGTGATGCCACTGCGGTTGGCGTTGGTGTCGGCATCGGCGTAGGCATTGCGAATGCCGAAGCGAGCGCGGCAGCACTTGCCTCCGCATCGAATCGCACAGAAGTTGATGTGCGCAATACCAACACGAACCTGAACAGTCAGCTACAGGGTCAGGTACAGGGTCAGTCGCAGACTAACAATGCGTCGGTTGGCAACGTAACGTCGGGTGACGTAACTTCGACAAACACCAATAACAACACCGCAACCGGTGGTCAGGGTGGAAGTGCGGTCGCAGCAGCAACCGTTGAATCGGGTGCCGTGTCGGTTGCCGAAGGTGCGGTTCAGAGCAATCTGAATTACACGTACAAGGAAGTGCGTCAGGCTCCTGCGATTGGTCAGGGTAGCTTCGCCATCAGTGGTTGTAGCGTTGCCGGTAATGCCGGTGCGTCTAGCCCCGGTGGAGCAGGCTTCCTAGGCTTTGGTTTCACACCTTCGCAGTGCTATGACTTCATGTTGGCACAGGCTTACCAGTCAATCGGTGAGAAGAAGGCAGTGTGCGATATCTTGAAGAACAGCAAGGCAGGCAAGCGTCAGGCGAAGCGTGGTATCACGTTGCCTGAATGTCTGCCGGAAGTTCAGGAAGTCAAGACTGTCGTAGTCGAAGTCCCGAAGACTGTCTACGTGGAAGTCCCTCCTGCCAAGATCAGCGAATAACTCTCGCTAACTCTTAGGAGTATGGAGCCTCTGTCGGCATAACAACTGGCAGAGGCTCTTTTCATTATGGTACTAATCAATCTCACTCTCGCGGTTATCTGCTTCGGCAGTAACATGGAATGCCATCCGATTCTCTATGGTGACAAAACACCACAGGGCGAATTCAGCATGGTAGTCCGTGTCACTCCCCAAGTTGGTTACGGTGGTGACGTAATTCAGTTCCACGCGGACGAAAAGCAAATCTACGCGATTCATCGTCTGTGGACTCGCTCGCCACAACAGCAACGCGAACAACGTATATCATCCCCTGATATATCTCGCCGGAAGATTTCAGCCGGTTGTATCAACGTCATGCCAGAAGTCTATGAGCAGTTGAAAGCATGTTGCTTGAACGAACCATTGAAGGTCATACAATGAACAGACTAGAAGAACTACTCACCATCCTTTCCGAAGAATGTGCCGAAGTCTCGCAAGTGGCATCCAAGTGCGTGCGCTTCGGATTGGAATCTGAATATAATGATCGCACTAATCGTGATCGTCTTGAATGGGAGATTGGTGACTTCATGGCAATGGTGCGATTGCTCACCGAAGAGTATAATCTCAATATGGACAACATCATTGCCGCAGCCGACGCGAAGCTTGTCAAGGTTGAGAAGTTCATGCGCAACAAAAAGGGATTGAGCGCACCGGAACTCGCGGCAGCATTCTCGCAGCGCACCCTGCCGCCACTGGCACCCATCGAAAAGCCGCACAGACGCGGAAAACCCCGGTCAAATAAGCGGTAATTCGTAAGTCCTTGATTCCTAAAGAGTTTCTCTTATTGCTTAGTTCTTAGTCTTCCTGTAGACTTATCTTATAGGTTGATGATTTCAAGCAAGGACTAACAGATGCCGCGTGGCGTACCGAAAGCGGGTTTCCGCATGACAAAGAATCGAAAGGCTCGCAAGGGTGGCAAAGTCACCAATTCCGTGACCTTCGACAATGCGGCAATGTATCGCGAGCCTGAGATTCAGGAAACCGAAGACCAGATTCGGAACAAGCTTGATGAACGCTTTTCGGCAATGACCATGATGGTCGAGTCAGCCATCAAGGGTGACGTTCGCGCCATCATTTTCTCCGGTCCTGCCGGTGTCGGCAAGTCGCATGAAGTGCACGCTGCACTGGACCGACTCAAGCCGTATCACACGATCATTCACGGTTTCGTTCGCCCGACCGGTCTGTACCGTACCCTGTACGAATACCGTCAGCCGGGTTCGGTTGTCGTCCTTGACGATGCCGACTCAATCTTTGGCGACGACATTTCGCTGAACATCCTCAAGGTCGCGTGCGACACTACGCGCAAGCGTGAGATTTCTTGGCTCTCCGAGATTCGCATGGAAGATGAAGGTGGCGACAAGCTCCCGCGTTCCTACGAATTCGAAGGCACGATCATCTTCATTACGAATCAGGACTTCGACTACCTGATCGAAAAGGGCAACAAGCTTGCGCCGCATATGTCGGCTCTTGTTTCCCGGTCCATGTACCTCGACATGAAAATGCATTCGAAGCGCGACTACATCGTGCGCATCAAGCAAGTTCTCGAAAAGGGCATGTTGAAGGATTACGGTCTTTCGAAGCAGGATGAAACGGAAATCATGGACTTCATTACGAAGTATCAGGATACCATCCGCGAACTCTCGCTGCGCATGGTGGTCAAGCTTGCGAACCTCAAGAAGTCGCGTCCGACTAAGTGGTATTCGCTCGCTAAGGTCTTCTGCGTCAAGTAACAGGATAAGACAATGGCTCGTCATTTTCTCAAGGAAGCACTTCTGCCGGAAGGCGTAAAGGTAGTGCGTCTTACATTCACTCCGCACCCATACTTCCAACCGGAATTCGTTGAGGAAGTTATCAACGAACTCTCCGCGAAGGAATTTCTGGTGCGCGGCGGTCTGGATGAATTCACCGCAGTAGACAGACTGGCGTTCCGCTTGCTCTACGAATCGGGTGTCATGGCAGGAACGCTACCGGAACTCAAAAAGGAAGGCGTGTAATGTCATTCCAGTCCATAGAAATCATTGATGCGGACACGATGGTTTCCATCATTCGCGGTCCCATGATCGCAATCCCGCGCAATAGCGAACAGGTTGTGCTGCGCGACATGCACTACACCGTGACACAGGTTGTCTACGATTTTCAGGAAGTCAAGCGACTCGGCATCAAGGCAAAGGCTGAACTCGCGATTCGCGTTTACGTCAAGAGGAACTAATACATGTTCACACTCATTGCAACTCTTCTCTTTTTCTTGCTCACTCTCATGTGGCGCAGTGGTGATCCTCTCAATCTGTTCATCAAGTTCGGACTCGGACTGATGACGGGTTGGGGCGGCTATATCATCTACACAACCGGAGCAATCTAATGGATGACGTTGGCGACATTCTCATGGCGGTTGGTGGTGTCATGTTGGTTCTCGGATTCGGTGGACTCTGCCTCCTAGGAATCTGGATGGCATTCTCAATCTCACTTCCACTAGGGCTGATCACACTAGCCATCTGTGGATTCGGAATCGGTGTCATCGGTTCCATGCTCACACGTTAACGGAGAATTTCAATGGGTACTCGTTCACTCACGTACATTTGGGAAGACAAGGCTGAAAAGCCGTTCCTGTGCATGTATCGGCAGTTCGATGGATACAAGGAAGGTCACGGCAAGGAACTCGCTGAATTCCTCGCGCCTATCACAATGATCAACGGCATCGGTGGACAGAAAGCCGGTGAAGCTGCGAATGGCATGGGTTGCCTCGCTGCGCAGTTGGTCACGCATTTCAAGGGACCGCACGGCATCGGCGGCTTCTATCTGCACGCTCCGGATCTTCCGCAGGATGCAGGACAGGAATACGAATATCACGTTGCGCCGAATCGCGTGACGGTATACGAGATTCACTTCGAAGCACCGAATGACTGTATCTTTGTCGGTACGTGGAAGGCATTCGCAGAATGGGCAGGCGCGGAAGTTGTCGCTGCCAAGGTCGCAGTCGAAGATGAACGCACGCTGCCGGAACTTTTCAAAGCCGGTGAGACTGTGCACGTTCGCTTCCGCAAGGCAGACGGCACGATCCGCGACATGCGCTGCACAAAGAACTTTGACCGCATTCCGGAAGACATGCATCCCGGCGCGAGCGGTCGCATCGGTCGCAACGATCCGCATCTGTTCAAGGTCTATGACCTCGACAAGCAGGACTGGCGTTCCTTCCGTGATAACACGGTCATTTCATTCGGAGTATCATCATGACCGCACGACTTCTTAAGTACGCACTGTACGGACTGTTGGGGTTCGAACTGTCACAGGTGGGCGCGGGATTGGATAACCCTCTGTGGTTCTTCGCAATCCTGATCACCGTGCTGATCATCGAACAACTCGGCATCATTCAGGCAACCTCGCGGAGATTCTAATATGGAACCGTATGAAAAGAAAATTCACCGGCTCAAGATTGTCATTCATACAAAGAGTGGCAAGGTCTTCGAATCAATGGTCATGGAATTGGATGAAGACGCTGCGGGTAGATGGGCAGGACTACTGCGTGCCGGTATCGAAGAACTCTCGACACTCTACATTCCACAGGTTCACGCATTGGGTTGGACTCAGCACGCCTACTTCAATCCGACAAACATCGAAGCGGTCGAACTGATTCAGGTTCCGGAGAATATCTAATGGGTTACAATACCACAGTCATCGTCCTGAACGATGCGATTGATATCATCCGTGACGATCCGAAGTTCGGTGAGAAACTCTACTACGCGATTCTGGAATTGGCTCGCGGCAAACAGGTAGACATTCCCGCGCACTCGTATCGCGACGGTAAGATCACTGGCGTTCATTGTAACGCAGCCACCGCAGTCGAAACGCATCATGCAGACGGCACAGCCGTTGTCGCGGTAGGCGGCAACTGCGCATCGGTACTCGGTCACGTATTCTACACCGGATACCATGGCGACGAGTCTGGCAAGTTGAAGACGCTACAGCAACTCGCGGAATCCATGGGTTATCGTCTTGTAAAGAAACCCGCACGTAAGAGAGCCGCATGATCGCTCAATTCGGAATCGCACTGACTGGCACCGTCGCTATCTTTCTCACACAGAGCAAGAGCGCGGAAGCAAGACGCTACGCCTGTCTGTTCGGAATCGCCGGTCAGCCGTTCTGGATTTACGAAACGTGGTTCGCAGCACAGTGGGGAATGTTCGCTCTTACGTTCTTATACACACTCGCATGGCTTAAGGGCATTCACACTCACTGGATAACACAATCATGAAACTCTTAGACATTGCACAGACGGCTTACCTCGACTCCATGGACAAGCGTTCATTCCCCGCGTGCTTCACTGGTTCGCGCCAATTTGAAAACTGGCAAGCCGTAGAATCCATTGCGCACACAAAGCCGCGTGCGCTGCCATGCCGAGACTGCACGGTAGACTATCATCGGCAGATGGTCGCTGCCGGATGCTGCGCACTGGCAGGCATCCCGAAGATCACCCGAATCATGGATCGGAGCTAACAGGAAGGCGCACAAGCCACGATCTGCCGGTACCCGCTAGGGTAGCCTAGGGTACCCGCAGAAACGCCCCTAGAGGCTCTCAGACAGTCCTAGAGGGCATCCGTAAGTCCTTGATTCTAAAGGGCTTATTTTGATCAATTCTTAACCATCCTAAGTGCTTGATTCTCTTAGGGTTTTCCCTATTGCGTATTCCACCGGTTTTGCTATACTGGTTGTACAAGGTAAGGAAAAGATATGCTGAATCGCAAAGTCACTGAATGGTCGAGCGCGGAATGCAAGTACGTCGATAAAGGTCGCGTCACTGAGCATGTCGGTCGCTCGCTTTACGTGGCGAACGAAACCGTCCAGATCATGTCGGACGTATGGGATACGGAAACGTTCCTGTACTCCGTGCGCGACGACGGCACGTTGAGCCGCGATTGCGTCGGCTACTGCGACAATCCGGAAATGAATCCGGTCTACGAAATTGATGCGACCGAAGAGGCGTTCGAACTTTATCGCGCCGCGCAGGAAGCTCGCCAGTACGAAACTCTGGTGCACAATACGAATGCGGAATACGCGAATCCGGCGCACAAGGGTCGCGTTGTGAAGGTTACGAAAGGTCGCAATACGCCCAAGGGTGTTGTCGGCAAGGTTGTCGTAATCATCGAACGTCCGTATGGCATGGGCTATCACTCTTCGATGCGCAAGAAACTCGGTATTGCGACCTCGGCTCGCACCGTTGAAAAGGTCATGCCGAATGGTAAGGTCTTCCAGAATCATGCCGACATGGTATGGGTTTGGGCGCACAACTGCGAAGTCGAAAAGCCGCAGACTGCGGACCTCGCACTCTGCCGCCAGATGGCGCAGGATTTTGCGAAGGGTGCCGTGAACGGTCTTCGCAAGACGCAGGCTGACCGCTACCAGTACAATGCGCAAGGCATGAAGGGCTACAAGGCAGCGTAAAACAAGGGCTAAAACGCAACCCCTTGAACGGCAAAGAGTTTTCGGGGTTGCGTTCTGGTCGAAAGTCGGTAGAATGGTATACATGATGAAGCGAAACGTAAAGCGAATGGAAATTAACCTTCCCGCGATTGAAGTTGGCGACCTGATTCGGGCGTATGACTTCGAACCGTGTCCCGGCAGACCCGACATGTATGTTGTCGGAATCGTGAAGGATATCGGTTGGATCCGGAACGAGTACATCGGCTACACGATTGACTGTGTGTTCGATTCTCTTTCGAAGGAAATTCCGAAGGCTTCGCGAGTTGGTGCCACGGTGTATGTCCCGGTCCAGACTTCCATGGACTATGACGGTAGGGTAACAAAGGTATGAGTCAAGACGCTAAGAGTATCGTGCGCGAAGTCGCAACGGAACTGTCGATGCAGGGTTTCCTGCTAGAGCATGAGGTTACGCTGCGCGGCGATTGGGATTCGGCTAAGATGGATAAGACTGTGCTGTATGCCGTCGCGTCCAAGTTGCAGGATCAGATTGCGGCACTTTTGAAGGCAGCTTCAAATTAGACTTGACAGGGTTTGAATTAGAGAGTATACTGTATGGACTAGGCAAGGTGCGGACCCGCAAAACGTCCGCAGGCATAGGTAGATGTAGCAAAAAATATTTGCAAAATCGCTTGACTTAGAGAGATTTTTCAAGTAAACTGTGCTATATATTGTAGAGAGTGGATTCGCCGCTCCCGCGTAGTCGGTAGGGTCATAGACCCCAAGCTGCCCCTCAACGGGTATGTGTAAAAGGCGAATGTTGATACTGGTAAACTTGGCTTAGTCCCAAGTTTTTTTGCCCCTACGAAAAGTAGGGATGCCGCAAAAGGTTCTTTGTCAATTAGATTGATATTAGTGATTGGGCGCACTTACTGCCCTGCGAGGACTTTTTGCTCGCTAAATTGTAAGGTAAATCACTTCCTGTCTTCGGATGGGCGTGCCTATCAAGGGTGCCATGACTACGTAAATGTCATCCCGCATGTGGTAAGCGGGAACTATGCAAAGGTCGTCTAACGGTTTAGGATACTAGACTTTCAATCTGGAAGATGCGGGTTCGAATCCCGTCCTTTGCTCCAATTCTCAGAGCGCGACTAAATGCGCGTTCGGTAATGTGTCGGGAAAAGAGCGGTGCAATTCCGCAGTCACCTTCGGGTGTCAGTAAGTGTAATCAGGTGCACGTTCCCATTGTTTCTATTCCGGGTTGACTAGAGTGGTAATAGCCGCGACTGTTAATCGCGTACTCGTAGGTTCGATCCCTACACCCGGAGCCAACATGCGTAGGTAATTCAACGGCTAGATTGCTTCCCTGTCACGGAAGATTATGCGGGTTCGAATCCCGTCTTACGCGCCAACTTCGTAGTATGACCTACGTAAGATGTATTCCCGCTCGCAAAAGCGTAGGAGCATCCGGTGTCAAAGTCGCAGGGGGTTGCGTATCCTGATAAAACGCAAGACGAATTCCGGGGAGTTAGTATAACGGGATTATTTCTCGCTTGCACCGAGAAGACAAGGGTTCGATTCCCTTACTCTCCACCAACAACGGGTCTGTCGTATAACGGCATATTATATCCGGCTCTTAACCGGTAAGATTAGGGTTCGATTCCCTACAGACCCACCAATCATGAGCGTAACACCCAATAGGAAGGGTATCGGGCTGTAACCCCGAAGTCGGCTAGTTCCGTGTAGGTTCGACTCCTACTGCGCTCACCAATTTTGTTCCTGTAGTTTAACGGTAGAACACCACCCTTATAAAGTGGCATTGTCGCCAGATTAGCGAACGGTCTAGGTTCGAATCCTAGCAGGAACACCAGTAGATTTCGGAGTGTAGCTCAGTCTGGTAGAGCACTGCGTTTGGGGCGCAGGTGTCCAAAGTTCGAATCTTTGTACTCCGACCAATTTTTGCGAGTGTAGCAGAATCGGCATATGCGGGACACTTAAAACGTCCGTCACTTGTGGGTTCGACTCCCACTACTCGCACCAGAACTTGCGCGAACGCTAGGGATGACAACCCAAGGTCTTGCTCGTCACAAGACTGTTAGTAACGCAACGTATAAAGCGGAGCGCGGAAATCGCGTTCGCAAACAGAATGATAGAGCCACCGGTAAAACTCCGGTCCTTGATAGACTAGCAAGCTACAAGGTAGTTCAAGAGGTCAACGCTTCGCAGCAAAGACCGCGACAGAACACTATCGCATATTTACGCGGGGTTGGCATAATGGTTGTGTCCAAGTCTTCCAAACTTGTTACGCGGGTTCGATTCCCGCACTCCGCTCCAATTCGCCCTTATAGCATAACGGAAAGTGCGTCGGGTTTCTACCCCGTTCGGTGTGGGTTCGATTCCTACTGAGGGCACCAATTATTCAATGCGCCTGTGACGGAACTGGCATACGTGTTAGTCTTAGAAGCTAAATTTTGTGGGTTCGACTCCCACCGGGCGCACCAATTTCATGTGGGATAAGTGTTACGGTAGCACAATAGTCTCCAAAACTACTAGCGGGGGTTCGACTCCCTCATCCCACGCCAACATCGGGTCCATGACGTAACGGCTAGCGTATCGGGCTTTTACCCCGTAAAGTCAGAGTTCGAATCTCTGTGGACCCACCAAAAAAGGTAGCTCGTAGCTTCCTAGAGAGTTAGTGCCGCTGCCGGTGCGAGTAGTTAGCCAACACTACTGCGCAGCAGAGAACGGTACTAACGATCTTCAATAGCGCGATAGATAGCTTCGCGGGTGTTAGCGGGTATGGTAGGAAATGACCGTATCAAAAACCCGCCGCGAATTCAATGCCGGTGTCTTCTAATGGCTAGGAACGTCAGCCGATTACTGACTAATGGGGGTTCGATTCCTCTCACCGGTACCAACTTTGCCCTTGTATTTCAACGGACAGAATACGACGCTACGAACGTCATGATGGGGGTTCGATTCCCTCCGAGGGTACCAACTTTGTCTCTATAGTGTAATGGATAACACGCAACTCTCCGAAGGTTGTAATTCAGGCTCGACTCCTGATAGGGACACCAAACACAATGCCGCAAAAATGGGGAAACCTGTTGCGTGGCTCTCCGGTGATATCGTACAACGGCTAGTACAGGAGTCTCATAAGCTCTTAATGATGGTTCGATTCCATCTTTCACCACCAATTCAATGCCGTCATAGTATAATGGCGATTACGTCTGTCTTGTAAGCAGACTATCTCAGTTCGATTCTGAGTGACGGCTCCAAATATGTAAGCGTGGCAGACCGGCAGATGCATCGGATTGCAAACCCGATTTAAGCGAGTTCAATTCTCGCCGCTTACTCCAAACAATGCCCGATTCGTAAAATGGTATTACCTCGCTTTTACACGGCGAAGTCGGCAGTTCGATCCTGTCATCGGGTACCAACAAACAATAGCGAAAGAGTGAAACGGTTTACATTCTAGCCTCATAAGCTAGAGACATTGGGTTCGACTCCCATGATCGCTACCAACAACGTCCGATTAGCTTAAAAGTGAAGCACAGACCTGATAAGTCTGAGAAGTAGGAGCATTACCTACATTGGACACCAACTACATTCAGCGCACGAAAAGGTAAGTAGTGCGGTCTTGCGTCAACAAGGCGAGTTGTATCTTGACGGATATGATGACTGCGTGCGCCGCCATAGTATAACGGTTATTACAAGGTCTTGGTAAGACTTGAATCACAGTTCGATTCTGTGTGGTGGCACCAATTCAATTCAGCACTCGTTCATTTTCGCGAATGTTCGAAGCTACTGTGAAAGTCAGTCGTCGGTAGCGCGATAGCTACGCCATGCGGGTATGATGTATTGGTTGCCTAGAACTTTGCCAAAGTTCATGAACGGGTTCGATTCCCGTTACCCGCTCCAATTCAACACGGATCGTATCTGTAATCCAAGCGATACAGGTCTTCGATCCCGCGTCTTAGATCGTCGGTAACAACGAGGTCTGTTATGAAGTTCGGCTTCTCGTTCTCAACGGGAATGTCGATTGCCGTATCACCACCGAAGATGCCGATAAGTCTTCTGGCTTCCGATTCGAAGTCATGATAGTTGAGTACGTTCATGTTCGGATGGTCAAACCATGCGGACTGCGGCTTGAAGCCGAGAATGTTAGTGCGGTTGATCCGCTCCAACAAATCCACCGGCTGACGATTGATCTTCTCTCTTAGGTGTTGCGGCAGCGCGTTGAATGACTCTTCATCCAATGGCTCTGGCATGACGACACCAGAGAAGTCTTCCGGAAAAAGTTTGAACAGGACGGTTCGATACGTGCGCAGAAAGTTGTACGTGGATACGAAACGTTCTACAGGGTCGCGCCAGAAAGCGTAACCCGTCAGTGCTAAATACGCGGGACTTGGAGTGTCATGAATGTGAACAGCAACATTCGTCCCAAGCGGTCTTAGCAGATTTCGAATGGTAGTCGAACCAGTCTTCGGCACCAGATAGAAAATGTATTTGTTATCGTGACTGACGATCATACTCATATTTAGGGGAAGAGAAATGTTCCAAGAAAGAAATAGAGCATACTACCTAAGACAAGCGCGAGCATGTTTCAAGGCAGGCTTGATCTTTCTGAAACGTTCGGTCTTCCTCCCCAAGAGATAATGTCCTCTAAACTAATCTAGTGAAAGTGCAAGTTTGAAAAACTTGAGAGGTTGGAGCGTAACCAACAGAGGACACCACATTTCCTACGTCACTGAAATTGAACGTAGCGTAATAGAGTCAACAGATGAAACGACCTCCCTAGTGGTGCACTCAATAGTGCTGAAAAAATCTGTCGAATACAATGCACCGGTCTTCTAACAGGATAGGAAAACAGATTCTCAATCTGTGCAATGACGGTTCGAATCCGTTCCGGTGCGCCAACCAATCGTCCCGCGCATAGCTCGACAGCGCATGTGTACACATGGGCAGAATCAACTGCCGGGATGACCAGATAACAGGATGTAAGTCAAAAGCAGACGACCTCGCTTGGAACGAGGAGGTAGGTGGAGCGTTACCACCCATCCTGACCAACATCTTGCGTACATTTTCTAGAGGGTGTACGTGAGGACTTGAAAGTAGCCGACTGGCAAATTACGATTCAAGCGTCACGCCCTTTACGATACAGGGCGACTCATTCAGAAAGTAGTTCATATGGACTACTAAGTAGATCAATGGTGCCGGTAGCATAATGGTTAATGCCCAAGACTGTGAATCTTGAAGATGCGGGTTCGAATCCCGTCCAGCACCCCAAACACAAACGGAGTTTCCCATGGCAGCGAAGAACGATGTAACAGGCGATAGCATAAAAACTAAGACCGGCAACTCTAATGCATATGCAAAGGGTTGGGATCGTATCTTCAAGAAAGGGAAAGCCAAGAAAGGTGAAGAACTAACAGTGTGCGTTGCAAAGCGCGGCGTTGGTAAGTCAACCTTCAACAAGAACAATTGACCACATGCGGTACCGGTATCTGCACCTTGTCTTTGAAACAAGATTTTCTAGGTTCGAATCCTAGGTGGTCAGCCAATTTCTCTCGCGAGGAAAAACAACGAATCGTACTACGTTGTAAAACAAGGGTACGCAACCATGTGCTGAAAGCAGACGGCTAACGTGCTGTCTCTTCCTTCGGGAAGTGGAGTAAGAGTGGTGGTAGTAAGCGATTCTAAGATAGTTCAATCAGGTAGAACAACCTCACGCTAAGAGGGAGACAGAGGTTCAAATCCTCACTAGAATCCGGACGCAGCTTCCAAGAATGCCAAATGCGTCCAACTTTTCTCGGCTCGTCTAACGGCAGGACGCAACACTCTGAATGTTGCTATCGAGGTTCGAATCCTTGGCTGAGAACCAAACATACATACTCTTGAGTGACCCTCAAGAGGATTACAAGATGGAACCGATTCAAGTGATGTACGAAGGCGACCTCGCCCCTCTGATTGAGTGGGCTGAGAATGGCGACAGGGATCGCGACGGATTAGGCTTCGCGCCTGAACCGTTCTACTCATGGGTGCGCAATCACATGCCGCCCTACTGTCGCGGATTCGTTACGAACACCATCGGGTACATAACGGAGAATGGAATCTTCGACGGTGATTGGGTTAAGGGATATCCACATATCCATACCACAACGATGTTTTGGGAACCCGAGATATACACCATCATCACCTATCTGATCGTACCCGAAGAGGGTGGCGAATTCGCGATGGGTGGATTGGAACGGAACGATCCGTACACTTTGATTCCGGTCAAGCCGGGATTGTCCATCGGGTGTGATTCAATCACATGGCATGGAGTCAAGCAAGTACGAAAGGGAAAGCGCGTTGCGATAGTGACGGCAGGCTTTCCATCACAAGAGTACCAGAAGAAATGTCTGGCACTGAGAAACGAGAACAAAGGAAGGTTGCGCGAGAGGCTTATGCGCCCTGTTTGCTAAACAGAGGGATGTAACAGTCACAGAGGTTCGAATCCTCTACCTTCCGCCAAATTTGGAAGATTGACCGAGAGGCTTATGGTTCCCGCTTGGAAAGCGGTGAGTGGGGAAACCTACACACAGGTTCAAATCCTGTATCTTCCGCCACATATGGTTCTGTCGTATAGAAGCAATACACGGCATTGACATTGCTGAAAAGATGGAGCGTTACCATCCAGAACCACCAACTAAAGGAAGGTTGGCAGAGAGGCTAATTGCCGCTGTTTCGAAAGCAGATGGGTGTAAAAACCACACAGGTTCAAATCCTGTACCTTCCGCCAGACAATGCGAGTGTGATGTAACTGGCAAACGTGATCGGCTCAAACCCGATTTTTTGTGGGTTCGAATCCCACCACTCGCACCAATACGCGCCTATGACGGAACAGGCATACGTCTAACGTTGAGAACGTTAGTTTTGTGGGTTCGAATCCCACTAGGCGCACCAAACATTGAGAGTATGGAAATTACTCAATGAAATTGGACTAGGTGAGGATGGAACGTTGCTAGTACGTACACGGAATACCATAACTGTTTAGTCGCCGGAACCATAACCGGAACAATTTACTGAGTCGAGCTAACGCAGGCAACTGAGGAAGTTCGCGACTCTCGCCAAGGTCGCGTGGGAGGCTAACGCCGTCTAACCACCGTGACACAGAGAGCAACACAAACAGAACGTGGGAAACCTTGGCTTATACGTTCGGGTTGTGGCAAAGATGAATGTTAGCATAGAACAGAATCGCGGCTACGGACTCAGTAATTTCAATAGCTGACCCATACGTGTCGAAAGCTCTTTAGGCAAGACTTGCGGAAGTCGAAATACGCAAGTTAGACGGTGGGTTGGCGGTACCTATACCCTTGTAGTTTCAACGGACAGAACACCCCGGTCCTAACGGGTCCAATGCAGGTTCGAATCCTGTCGAGGGTACCACATATTCGCTGTCATCGTATAATGGCTATTACGGATGTTTCGTAAGCATCCTATCTCAGTTCGACTCTGAGTGACAGCACCAGTTTGGAAGACTAACTCAACAAGGTTGGGACTCGCCTTGAAAGCGATGGGATGCCTAACGGCATTGGGGCGCGATACCTCAGTCTTCCGCCAAGTTAGGGGAAACTTTCAGCAAATCAAACAAACTTTACCTGTAATAAAGCAAAAGCGTTTCCCGCCAAATTAGAAAGCGTACAGCAAACCAAAATTCTCTACGAAAGACCTAGACCGGTTCGACTCCGGAATGCTCCACCAATGCGAAGGGGCTTTAGTGTAACGGCAGCACATGAAAAAACGCTTTCTGTCTTTCCTAAATAGCCCTATAGTTTCGACTTTGAGGGCTATCCCAATGACCACAAAATTCTCTCCCATGACCATCCTAGGGTCTGTCATGTCGCTCGCGGCATTCGCAAGCCTTGTGATCGGGTTCAATTCCTACTTCATGCCCCGCGCCGAAGCCGACGAAATCATCGGTAAGGTGACACGGCAGCAACAGGTAGACCGCGTGGAGACTGACCTCACCGTGATCGAACTGGAAATGAAGTTTCTAGAAGAGACTCTGGAAGACGATCCGGACAACGCGAAGGCGCGGAAGCGTCTGGAATATCTAGAGAAGCGTCTTCTGGTTCTGGAAGAGTACCAGTTAGAGCTACAGAGCGGCGACTAAATACTACACTGATATCAATCTAATTGCCAAAGGATCCAACCACCATGCTACGCTTCAAAGAACACCTGATTGAGAAAGAGATTTCGGAGTATGCCTACACGTTTGAGGATTTCGTCGCCCTAGGCGAGCAGTCCTTGGATGAAATGAAGCTGACCGATATTCCTGTCAAGGTTGAGGGTCCGAAGGCTAATCGCGAAGCAACCCCGGCTCATGGCGTTCCTACCGAGAAGCAGAAGGGTGGCAACCACTGGCAGAAGCTCCGCAAGGGTGCTGCGTCTTACTTCTCTAAGTCTCCCGAAGAGCAGAAGAAAGCTCATGAGGAAGCGCATAAGGTTCTAGGTCACACGGCTCTAATGGGTGACGAAGCATCTAACCCGAAGCTAGCCAAGAGCGGTAAGACGATGCCTGAGTTCCGTACTAAGGGACTCACCCTAGCACCGTCCACCCATTCCGGCATCGACGTATGCCCTAACGCATCCTCTGAGTGTAAGGCAAGCTGCCTAGGCTCCGAAGCCGGTCGCGCACACATGGCAAAGGATGCGCGAGTCAAGCGTACCCACAAGTTGTTTGACCATCCAGAACACTTCTACGCCAAGCTCGACCATGAGATTTCCTCTGCGAAGAGCGCGGCACACAAGGCAGGGCAGAAGCTAGCCGTAAGACTGAACGTGGCTTCCGACGTTCCGCATGAGCATCTTGCTCGCGGTCTGTTCGACAAGCACAAGGACGTTCACTTCTACGACTATACGAAGATCACCGGTCGCGCCAATCACGCGAAGAAGCCTGACAACTATCACCTGACGCTATCCTCGACGGGATTGAACCACAAGGAAAGCAACTGGTCGCACGTTCGGAAGCATTTGGACAAGGGTGGTGTGGCAGCAATGGCATTCCACATCAATGCGAAGAGCCACGCAGGAAAGGCAACAGCCCTACCGTCGCATGTGCATGATGAAGAGACAGGAAAGAAGTATCGCGTGATTGATGGTGACGAACACGATCATCGTCACTTGGACAAAGCCTACCATGGCATCGGAGAACACGAAGGCGTGATTGCCGGTCTTAAGTTTAAGGGCGGCGAAGGTAACATGGAGAAGGCAGGCAACTTTGCGGTGAAGCATGAAGGCGGCATTGCGGTTGCGAAGAAAGGGCAGAACTAAGTCAAATTAGTCTTGCCATCCGGGGCAGGACATGATATAATGATCTTGCTTCTAATATGAAGAAGAGTAAGTGTTATGACGGCTACAGCAGTTCAAATTCTAATCGCAGACAGCGCAGGCAACCCTAAAGATTGGGTTACGCTCGACTATGCATCCCATTACCTCGCATCCGATAAGGTTGTGTGGCAAGCCGGTTCGGTTGTCAAGACCTATCGCGGCGGTTTCAACCATGTGACCGGACTGCGTTCGACTCTGGACATTCACTCCATTCTCGGTATCTCCGGTAAGTTGCTAGGCGACAAGTTCTTCACCAGAACGACCGTCTACACGGATCGTGAGATTCTGTACGCTCGCGACAGATACCTCTGTGCGTACTGCGGCGACGAGTTCAATGCTTACAAGCTAACCATTGACCACGTTCATCCTCAGTCTCGCGGTGGTAAGAACGTCTGGCAGAACTGCGTCACCGCATGTAAGACTTGTAACCACAAGAAGGGTGACAAGACTCCGGAAGAGGCAAAGATGCCATTGCTCTATGTGCCATACGCGCCAAACATGTTCGAAAAGATGATTCTAAAGAATCGCAACATCCTTTCGGATCAGATGGACTTCCTCAAGGCGCGGGTTCCTAAGACTTCCAGAGTCTTCCTGTAAGCCGTTCGGCAGGCTCCCTAGGCTACCCTACCGGTGCCTAGGTGCGCCTCACCAGAGGCTTCCTAGAGCGTTCTAGGGCATATCGTAAGTCATTGATTTGTAAGGGGTTGGGAAGGTTGACTTCCCGCCCCTTTTTGCTTATAATGGTTGTATGACTGATCATCACACTCCATTCTGGATTGAAGGGCTGTACGTTCTCAACGAGGGCGAGCTTGCCCGTCAGACTCTTACCGAGACTCGCATCTATCGCGGCAACGATCCGCGATGCGTAATTCTCGGCGGCGATGCCTATTGGCAGTGGAGCGAGTTCGGTCCCTACAGAAACCACAATCAGGGTTTTTGTTGGACTCAGGCTCTTCACGATGGACTTGAGGGTTGGCATTCGACCATCTTCCATGCGGACGAGAATCCCCGATTCTGTGTGCATCCGCAGCATCCCGACTATGCGCACGTTGCGCGGATTTGGGATTTGGTCAACGCGAACGTGTTCGTTCCGAAGGATTGGTAAGATTATGGCTATCCTATATATTGTGAGGGGCGTGTCCGGTTCGGGCAAGTCTACTCTGGCTCGCGAAATGGCATCTAAGCTTGGCTTGGAACACTATGAAGCGGACCAGTGGTTTGAGCGGGATGGAGTCTACAACTTCGATCCTCGCGAACTACAGAATGCGCACGCGGCTTGCTTGGAAAATGCAATGTACGCTATGCGACATTTGGGCGGGTGTATCGTGTCCAACACGTTCACTCGCCTTTGGGAGATGCGAAACTATCTCGACTTTGCCGCAGAACTCGGCTGTCAGATTCGCATCATAACGTGCCGTGGGCAGTATCAGAATACGCACGGCTTGAGTGACAAGGACGTTGAAAAGCAGCGTGCGCGTTTCCAGAGCAATCTACAGATTGCCAAGGAATTGCAGTATGATCGGCAACGGTTCGGAATGATCGTCTTTTCGAACCATGGATAATGAAATGCACTTAGTTGATAGACAGTTGCGTGAGTTTGCTGAGTCCCATCCGGACTTAGTTTCCGTTCGCATGTCAGTTCGCCATCCGCGTCTGCGAGTGGTGAAGTACAAGCCGAAGGTTTTCTACAAGGCACTCTGGACTCCTGAGTTGTGCGAAATGCGCGGCTTAGTTGTGGACGAGGATTGGAACGTCATCGTGCGCCCTTTCCGCAAGATCTTCAACCGCTTCGAATCCGGTACCGATTTCCCGTTGGATGCCGAAGTTGCGGCTGCGCGTAAGGTCAACGGCTTCATGGCAGCGTTGACGATGGATGATGAATACGGCTTGATTGTTTCGACAACGGGTTCGTTGGATTCGCCATTCGTTACCATGGCTGAGAAGTATCTGCTGCCGTTGAAGGATTCCGGTCTGATCAACGGTGTTACGTATCTCTTCGAAATCGTGGATCCAGAGGATCCGCACATTGTCGAAGAGAAGGTTGGCGCATACCTGATTGGTGCGCGTGCGGTCTGTTCAAAGATCACGCTCCTAGAGTGTGACCTAGACGAGATTGCAAAGGGAATGGGTGTGTTGCGTCCGGAATGGAAGCGTGCATCGTTTCGCGAGATAGTCGAAGAGACTAAGACTTGCAAGCATGAGGGATTCGTTTGCTACAACGTAGAGAACGGACATGCTCTTAAGATCAAGTCTCCATACTATCTGGTTAAGAAGTTCTTCGCTCGCGTGCGTGCGGAGAAGCTAACGGCAGATTGGCTACAGGCTAATCGCCACAACTTTGATGAAGAGTTTTACGGATTGATTGACTATATCTCGGACAACCGGGATCAGTTCACCACAATGGATCAAGAGGGGCGCAAGTCCTTCATCGAACACTTTTTGTCGTTATGACTGAACATTTAGGTATATGGATCGGGCAGAATGTGGTGTCTGTCCGCTTCCCTGAGAGAGAAAGAAAAGTGGAAAAGATTTGGTTTACTTCCGATACTCATTTCGGACACAAGAACATTTTGAAGTTTTGCCCTAACTCCCGTCCTGTGAAGGACGTTGAAGAGCATGATGAACGATTGATTCGCAACTGGCAAGAGCAAGTTGCGCCGCATGATCGCGTCTATCACTTGGGCGACTTTTTCTTCTGCAACGGCGACCGAGCGCGTAAGATCCTCGACCGTCTGCCGGGACAGATTCACTTCATTCACGGCAACCACGATAAGGTGATTTCGTCTAACCACGATATCCGCTCGCGGTTCGTTTCCGTGTCCGACTACAAGGAACTGCGGATTGACGAAATCAAGGTCTGCCTGTTCCACTTCCCGATTTACGAGTGGCATCATATCCACTACGGATCGTTCCATCTGTACGGTCACGTTCACGGCTCCGTACAGGTACCGGGTCGCGCAATGGACGTAGGCGTGGATACCCGTCCCGGTGGAGACATGAAGCTTTGGTCTTGGCAAGAGGTCAAGGCAAAGCTATCGGCGCGTGAGGTTCGCACTCACCACAACAACGTGAGAATGTAACATGAGCTTAGACGTATACTTGAAGAAAGTGATGCCAACCGAAATCTATTCGGACAACATCACTCACAACCTCGCGCCCATGGCGAAGCAAGCCGGTATCTACGAAGTCCTCTGGCGACCAGAAGACCTCGGACTCAAATATGCGCGAGACTTGATTCCGTTCCTTGAAACGGGATTGCTTGAGTTGTCTCGGCATCCGGAACTCTACGAGCAGTTGAACCCCGCGAATGGGTGGGGCAACTATGTCGGCTTGAAGGTATTCGTTCGCGAGTACCTAGAAGCCTGCCGTGCGAATCCGGATGCGGAGGTAGAGGTTTCACGATGAACAAGAATGAAGCAATCGAAGAGTGTAACAGATACCTCGCACGCAACGAAGCGCAACGCGCCCGTTCGGTAAGACTACAAGAGTTGGCGAGCATGGCGCGTAACGGTAAGCCAGAAGAGGCGAAGCGTGCGCTGCGCGAGCTAGACGCAGACCGCATGAACCTGACAGTTTATGACGGTGCGAATCTAGAATTAGCCATCAAAACACTGCTAAAACTCGTAAGTGCTTGAACTAAAAGGTGTTCTAATAGTTGCGTTTTTCGATGTTAAGTGAGACAATAATAGTATGAGTAAAGCATTCAAACCGATTCTTGCCGGTAAGTTCGACGCGAGCAAGCAGAAATTCCCGGTACTCGCATCCGCAAAGCTCGACGGCGTGCGGTGTATCGTCATTGACGGCGTGGCAATGTCGCGCAGTCTCAAGCCGATTCCGAATGAATTCGTTCAGAAGCAAATCGGCAAAGCCAAGTACAACGGACTCGACGGCGAACTCATGGTAGGATTCGTCGGCGGCAAGGATGTTTACCGCAATACCGTTTCGGCAGTCATGTCCGAAGACGGCACGCCTGCGTTCACCTTTTGGGTGTTCGACAAGGTTCCGCAGAATCCAGAACGCGCCGAAGGCTATGCCGACCGGCTTGCGTCAATCCAGAAGTTCGACGGCGACGGCGCAATCAAGGTGCTGCCGCATACACTGATCAAGGATATGGACTCGCTCGACCGGTTCGAAGCGAAGCAACTTGAGCGTGGCTTGGAAGGCGTGATTCTTCGCGCCCCGAAGGGTCCGTACAAGTTCGGCAGATCGTCCACCAACGAAGGCACGCTACTGAAACTCAAGCGATTCGAAGACTCCGAAGCTGAGATTATCGGCGTGGAAGAGTTGCTTTCCAATCAGAACGATGCGAACAAGAATGCCCTCGGTCACACTGAGCGCAGTTCGCACAAGGCTAACATGGTGCCAATGGGAACCATGGGCGCACTCAACGTTCGCGACCTCAAGAGCAAGGTGGAATTCTCCATCGGCACCGGTTTCGATGCGGACACCCGCGCCGAATTCTGGAAGACGCGCAAGAGCGTCATCGGCAAGATCGTGAAGTACAAGTATTTCGCGAGCGGTTCGAAAGACAAGCCGCGTTTCCCGGTCTTCCTCGGCTTCCGTGACAAGAGGGACATGTAATGGAATGGCTTCTAATCCTGCTTGCAATCCCGGTAGCACTCGGAATCGCAGCCGCAATCGTGTGGTTCTGTGTTAAGGTCTTTTGGGTTATCGGTGTAATCGTGTTCCATGTTGCTATGATTGTTCTGGCAATCGCAGCATTCGTTGGGCTAATAATTCTACTGACATGATCATCACAATCCTAGCATGGTTCACCGTCGTCGGTCTGCCAATTCTAGGATTGGTGGGTATCTGGTTTCTCTGGAAAAAGATCTTTCCCAAACCGATTGACCCGCCTGCGCCGCTACATGATCTGAGATACTCTTACACCGCGCCGCCGCCTGACTACGTGGAGCCTACTGTTACTATGACTACATCAAAAGACATGCCCGATTGGACTTCAATAAACGAGGAAGCGTTCCTAGAAGGTGAAGATGATCCTGTAGTGGACTGTCGCAAGATCGTGGATCCCGGCACTCGCGTCTGGCGTATCTATCGCAGCGTAGACCGAATCCATTGGGCTGAGTGTGACCCTGCACTGACTGAACGCGCAGCCTGTAACTACGCAGACTACATAAAGAGAAGCAACCCCGAAGAGTTCGTGCGTTGCAATGATCCAAACGGCGTGATTCTCTTCTATGAATAAAGACCTGTGTAATCGTGTGCTTTCATTCTGCGACTCGTTGCCGTGGAAGCGATACGATTTTCAGAGTCCTAGCGGTATACCATTCCACTATAGCGGCTTTCATGTCCGCAGTGAGCATCCAATCTATCCGGAGCTATTGGACTATCTACTCAAGGCAGCACCAGAATTTGAACAGTTTGACCTCAACATATCCATCAACAAATATGAAGTTGGCGACTATATGGGTAGGCATCGTGATAACATGCCTATCAGGTGGAGAACTTTTCTTGTCCAGTTGAGCGAACCCGATTCTTACGAAGGTGGCGACTTGACGGTAGACGACAAACCAAGTTCAAGAGAGCAAGGCACGACTAACTTGTTTGATTCACAAACTGTCTGGCACTCCGTAGACAAAGTGACCAAAGGAACCAGATATAGCATCGTCTATTGGGGTTACGAGAAAGAGGTAGAAAATGAATAAGCTAGACCATCTAATCGGCGCAACGGGACTCGCCCTGTTCATCTTCGCAGGCTTTCTTGCCGGATGCGAGCCGAAGCCGCACGGTCCACCTTTGCTGACCGAATGCAAATTCGAAACGCCCCTGAACGTCAACATCATCGTGTTAGACGACAAAGCCATGCGCGAGAAGTGGGAATACTACAATCGCACAAAGCTACCCGAAGCTGCGAAAGTCGAAGGGTTTGCCATCTATAACAAAGCCACCGGTCTTCATACCTTATTTGTATTAGAGATAAGAGGGCAGGCTGATCATGACCGGATTGAAACCATCGGGCATGAGCTAATGCATTCTTTCTGCGGCGACTGGCATCCGCGAAATTATGGTTGACAAATCGACTAAATAGTAGTAGACTATAAGGCAGAGGATAGACCTCTACCATATTAACTCTAAGGGAGCCTTAGAAACATGAGCAAGCAAACACACATGTCCGTGTTCATCGGACGCTTTCAGCCGCCACACAAGGCGCACATCGAAACCATCACTCGCGCATTGGAATTCTCCGACAAGGTGCTAATTCTAATCGGTTCGGCATTCAAGCCATCCGACACGCGCAATCCGTTCCCCGCAGCAGAACGCCGGGAAATGATCCAGACTTGCTTTAATCTGGAAACGCAAAAGCGACTCGTATTCGACTATATCTCCGACCATCCATACAACGATCTTGCGTGGGTGAAGAATGTCCAGACCGCAATCGACAAGGCTTACTATGACAACTTCGGTTGGCAGGACAAGGCTGACATTACGCTGATCGGACACCACAAAGACGAGTCCACGTATTATCTCGACCTCTTCCCGTCTTACAAGCAAGCGGAAATGGAGAACATCTACGGTCTGGATTCCACGACCATCCGTGAACTCTACTTCGCAGGCAAGGATGCGTGGAAGAACAGCAACATGAAGCGTGTCGCGCAGTTCGTTCCGCAGCCGGTCATGAACTACATCACCAATCACATGAAGCTGATCGCGTATGATCGTCTTGTGCGCGAATTCGAATTCCTTCGCACCTACAGGCTACAGTGGTCGCAGGCTCCGTATCCACCAGTGTTCGTCACTGCGGATGCCGTTGTCACCAACATGGGACACGTTCTACTCGTTCGCCGCAAGTCCGCACCGGGAGAAGGTCTGTGGGCAATGCCGGGAGGTTTCCTCAATCAGTACGAAACGCTGCGTGAGTGTGCGAATCGCGAACTAGAGGAAGAGACTAAGATCAAGGTTCCGCCGCGAGTCCTCGACGGTTCAATCGTCAAGGAAAAGCGATACGATCATCCCGGTCGCTCGCTGCGCGGACGCACGATCACAACCGCATTTCACTTCGATCTACATGAACGGACTATGCCGAAGGTTCGCGGCTCAGATGACGCTGCGCAAGCCAAGTGGGTTCCGTTGGCTGAATTCATCAAGATGCAAGCCGTCATGTACGAAGACCACTATTCAATCATCACCGACCTTCTAGGTTTGGGCTGAGATAGACTTAGCCCCGTTTCAACAGCAGATAAGGAGTTTATCATGCGTACCAATCTTCTACTTAACACCGACTCGTACAAGGCTTCCCACTGGCTCCAATACCCACCGGGAACAGAGTACGTCTATTCATACATCGAATCTCGCGGCGGTCTTCATGACGCGACCGTGTTCTTCGGTCTACAGGCATTCGTAAAAGAATACCTGATCGGCGGCGTGTTTACTCAGGATGACATTGAGGAAGCCGCAGCGTTCTTTGCCGCACATGGCGAACCGTTCAATCGTGAGGGATGGGAATACATCCTGCGCGAATACGGTGGCAAGCTGCCAATCGAAATCAAGGCACTGCCAGAAGGTCTGCGCGTTCCTGTGCGCACTCCGCTAGTCACCATCGTCAACACAGACCCGAAGTGCTTCTGGTTGACCTCGTATCTGGAAACCGCACTGCTTCGCGCAGTCTGGTATCCGACGACTGTTGCGACAATCTCACACTACATCAAGACCATCATCAAGCGTGAACTGGAAGAGACAGGCGACCTCGCCGGTCTGCCGTTCAAGCTACATGACTTCGGTGCGCGTGGCGTATCGTCCAACGAATCCGCAGCCCTCGGTGGCATGGCGCATCTGGTCAACTTCCAAGGCTCCGACACGGTTCAGGGTGTAGTCGCGGCGGCTCGTTACTACAACGAGAAGATGGCAGCGTTCTCCATCCCCGCAGCCGAGCATTCCACGATTACTACGTGGGGTAAGACTCGCGACGGTGAGACTGCGGCATACTACAACATGATTCAGAAGTACAGCAAGCCGGGAAGCATCTTCGCAGTTGTTTCTGACTCCTACGATATCTTCAAGGCGTGCGAAGAGATTTGGGGTGGAAGCCTCAAGGATGCCGTAATTGCTCACGGTGGTACTCTGGTCATCCGTCCTGACTCCGGTGATCCGGTTGCTGTCACACTTCGCTGCGTCCAGATTCTTGACGAGAAGTTCGGCAGCACTCGCAATGACAAGGGATTCAAAGTCCTCAATCACGTTCGACTCATTCAGGGTGACGGTGTGAATCCTTCAAGCATCGAAGCCATCCTGATGAACTTCAAGGCACATGGCTACAGCGCAGACAACATTGCGTTCGGCATGGGCGGCGCGTTGCTCCAACACATGAACCGTGACACACAAGAGTTCGCAATGAAGGCGAGCGCAGTCATGGTCAACGGTGAATGGCGGGACGTATCCAAGTCACCTGTCGGTCAGGCTTCGAAAAAGTCGAAAGGTGGACGTTTCTCGGTGGTTATGGAAGGCGGTCGCCTGATAACCATCGGTTATGACGAGACTGAGGAAGACTACTTGAGAACCGTTCTCATCAACGGGAAACTGGTACGGGACATGACACTAAGCCAGATTCGCTACAATACGAGCCTCTAGAAGCCTAATATGAGCCGTTTGGGGAGTACCCGCTAGGGTAGCCTAGGGTACCCCCAAATAGCCCCAAAACGCCTCTCAGGGGGCTTACAGAGGCTCTCGTAAGTGCTTGATTCTATTAGGGTTATTAGGGCTAATCTAAGTTACTGATTCTTAAAAGCTTTTTCGTGTTGCATTCTCGGTCCAGTCTGATATACTGGTATTACAGAGTGAGGAAACGGGCATGAGTTAGTAGACACAGTAACGGTTGCGTTCAAGGGTAAGTTACCATGACACTTGAATAACCGCGCACAGCATGGTGACTCGGCATAGCAAAATGACCCCGCTATGTCGGATACAAAGAGAGCCGACTCATTAACCGGTGGGGTGCGCAACTGGCACAAGGCGTTAACAAAAGTTGAAACTGCCACGGATGGGAACCTGAATCGCGCAGTGCGGTCCCTACCATCTAAGAATAGACCGCAACTGCGCACTTGGGAAAGGATACACTGACGACGACGGGACAGATGGTAGCTTTGTAAAGCACTGTCCCGTCGAATTTCAGATCGAATATGGCATACATGAGTCAAGAGCGCAAGGCGCAACTCTCCCCGGCTATCAAGGCGCATTGCGCCAAGTATGGCATCAAGGCTTCGATTGCCGTGCGCCATCATTCGACCCTTGTGGTCAACATCAAGTCGGGCAAGCTCGACTTCTGCCAGAATTTCTACGATACGCAGGCTCCGGTTCATGCGCATCGTTATCCGCATCATGAAGCCATGATGAAGCCGAATGCCATTCAAGTCAATCCGCACTGGTGCCATGAGCATTTCTCTGGCAAGTGCAAGACGTTCATCGTGGAACTCATTCGCCTGATGAACATCGGCAACCATGACCGTTCGGACATTCAGACCGACTACTTTGATGTGGGTTGGTACAAGGATGTGAACATTGGTACGTGGAACAAGCCTTACGTGGTGACGAAGTAATGAAAATCTACAATCGCAACGATGGCAAGGCTCGCAAGGTTCTTGCTGCTGTTAAGCGTCTTGCTAAGAAGAGCAAAGACGACAGCGTGATGCTTGTCGATATCTACGCGAATTGTCGCGAGCAGGGTTTCCACCTTGCGTCCTGCGACGACTGCGCCGTGTCGTTTTCCGAATTCCGGCGCAGCGACAACATCGTTGTCTACGTCGGCAAGCGCAAGGATTTTGCGTTCAACACGCACATCCCCTCTGAGGAAGTTTACGAGAATGCGAAGTTCTTCGCTCCTGACGGCTACGAAGCCGCTGCGAAGTTCATCGTCAAGCATCTGGAAGGCTAACATGGCTAAGATTAAGAACAGTTCGACTTATCACTCCCGCGTCCGTTACGGCATCATGGATGAAAACGGTATGCAGTTTGGCGACCTGAGTGACCCGACGCTTTTCAATCTGCCGACTGCGCGAAAGTTGTTCGAAGAGAATTTGAACGACCTCGGACAGTGTGCGCAGATCGTGAAGGTCCGCGTTACCTACGAAGTCCTCGACTATGACGATGACGCATTCCGACTGACGGACGACTAATATGGCTCTTACACTCTTAACTCCGCGTCAGGAAACCCTGATCGTCAATAACGTTGTGGCAGCGTGTCGCGATATCGAACGTCTGAATCGCACCGGCTACAAGTTCATCAATCTGTGCGCCGGATTCATTGCGCACTATGACCTGTACGGCTTCCGCGCCGCGTATGGCTATTCGGGCAAACTCGCTGCGGATATCATGCGCAACCGTTTCGCAAACGAGTGGAAGAACTTCCACGTAGGCGAGCGCGATTACGACTACTATCAGCAAAAGGCGCGGGTGTACGCTCGCATCGTTGAGGCAATTCGATAATGGGTATCGGTGACGACAGCGAATTCCGTTTGGCGCGTGCCGCGTTTCTTTCGAAGTCTCTCAAGGCATCGGCTACCGCAGGCGTGGCAGAAGATCAAGTAAACAACGTGTACGCAGGCTACTGCGAATCGTTCCTCATGCTTCTAGCCACTCGCTATCCGGAAGTCCGCAAGGAAATGGAAGAGCGCATTCTCTACAAGGGATTCCGTTCATGAAGTCTTACGTTCTACGTGCCGGTTCGAAGTATACTCTCATGCAAGAGACTCCGACCAAAATGCTGATCATTCCGGATGTTGCGGATCGTGACATTTCGTTCGATGACAGCGAATTGATCGAAGTGGATACCGTCACAAAGATGCTTCACTTCAAGGTTGGCAATCGGCACTACTATGCCAACAACAGCAACGTGAGCATCGTTCACTAATGATCTTCAACGACACATTGACGGCTGACTCATTGCAGGAAGAGTATCTTGCATGGGCGAAGGATTGGAGTCAGGGTAAGACCTCGCTCCGCTTCGGGCAGCACATCTGTAATAAATACCTAGTCTTAGGCAAGTCCGCACCTGAGATTTTCTATGCCGAAAACGTAGGGGATGCCTACTGGCTAATCGCGGACGTTTTAGTAAATCAGGAAATTTGAGCATGTCACGCACATGGAAACGGGATGATTCTGGTCGCAAGAATCAGGGCGACTCTCTTAGAGATAAGAGGCGAAACAAGTACAATAACACGCACCGCGAGGATGCCGTAAATCCGGATTCCTACGACCGCATGAAATTGAATCAGGAGTTCCGGCGTAACTCTAATTTCAATTATGGGCTTGACAACGACTCAGATTAGTGCTATACTGATCCCGTCGATTTGATTTATCATTTGAATTTGAGGTTTTGTAATGTCTAAGTCTACCAAGTATTTCGAACTCTTCTCGGCTCTCCGCGCAGGCGGCGACAAGGGAGTTTCCCCGGCAGCGTTGCAGAAGGCGACCGGTTTCAATCAGGGTGCGCTCGCCGTCTACATTCACGCACTGCGCCATCAGTTCGGTGCTGTCATCGAGTCCGTCCGTAACGGTCGCACCGTGACCGCATACCGGCTCACCAATGCGGATGAAGTGACCATCACTGCGGCACGCAAGCCGCGCACGCTCAAGACGAAGGCGAAGGCATCGGCTAAGAAGCCGGTCAAGATGAAGACCGTCAAGCCTACGCTTCGCACCGCACAGATTGTCAAGACCTCCAAGGTTGACGACGGTTCGATTCCGGTTCTCGACGCGGACCTCGACATTGCCGAAATCGGCGCGTCGGAGTTGGACGACATTCGCCACTCTCTCGGTATCTAATCATGAAGAATCATCAGTTCTTCGCGCTACAGTGTAGCATCTGGATCGTCGGCTCGACGGCAGCACAGACTCCGGTTGCCAAGATCGGATTCCTTGTGATCGGTATTGTCTACCTGATCCTGCAATTCATTGCCATCAAGAGTGAAGTATGACAAGTCTCCGTAAAGATGGTCTGCCCGTAGTTCCCGTTTGCATTGAATGCGAGCATTGGTATGATTCCGTGTTCGATGCCTGTAACTCCCCCAACAGGGCGCGAGACTTCGACCCCGTTCACGGCTATACGTACAAAACGATACGCTGCCGCGATGCGCGTGCCGACAACAATCTGTGCGGAACTGCCGGGGCATGGTACGAGCCAAGGAAGGTGGTCAAGCCGACACTTCGGCAGCGCATTCGGCGGTGGCTCTTCTCGTAATCCCTAAATATGGGAGCAGGGATGCTCCCTCGGGAGGATGACATGTTAAGTTTCACACGCGAATCGACTCATTACTACATCATTTCGAACATCTGGATCGCGACGAGCATTCTCGCTGACCAGTGGTACGACATGTACTTCGCAGGCGCGATGGGTCTTATCTGGTTCCTGTATGGCTTGTGGATGGGTAAGAAGGAAAAGGACAGCGAAAGCTAAACTATGAATGTGTTTTTCCTCGACCGTGATCCTCAGATCGCGGCGCAGTTTCATAATGACAAACATGTGGTAAAGATGATTCTGGAATCCGCACAGTTGCTCTCGACTGCGCATCGGGTTCTGGACGGCGACTCAAAAGGAGTGCTGAGTGATGCGCGAAATGACGTTCTCTATAAGGCTACCCACCGTAATCACCCGTCTGCTGTATGGGTTAGACGCGAACTTGATCACTATCGTTGGGTTCATGATCTACTGTATTTTCTTATTGGTGAGTTCCGCTATCGCTACGGCAAGCCGCACGCCACAGAACGTCTACAGCCCTTTCTTCTAGACGCACCGCACAACATCCCCATGGACGGTCCTTTCATCATGGAAGACCCTCCGCAGTGTATGCCGGATGACTCCAAGCATGAAGATTGTGTGACAGCGTACCGTACATACTACGCTAGACATAAATACCATATCGCGGGTTGGAAACGTCGCGGCACTCCGGAGTGGTGGAATGAAACGGTTCAAGGAATTCATATCGGAAAGTAGTCTTCATGTCTTCGACATAGATGACACGCTGTTCCATACGACCGCAAAAGTCCACGTAAAGAAAGGTGGCAAGACGGTCAAGACCCTCTCTTCGGCTGAGTATAACAGCCATACGCTCCCACCGGGACACTCGTATGACTACCACGAATTCCACTCAGCCCACAAATTCGACACCGAATCCAAGCCTGTTCATCGGATGATGGACAAGCTGAAAGGCGTTCATGCCTCCGTGAAAGCGAAGGGGAACGGACGAGTCATTCTCAATACCGCAAGGCAGGACTTCGATGACCGAGAAACGTTTTTGGGAACCTTTCGCAAGCATGGTGTTGAGATTGATGATATTCACGTACATCGTGCGGGTAACATTGCTAGGGAGAAAGGAATCTCCGTTGGACACGCCAAGAACGAAGTCATACGAAAACACCTAAATACAGGTAACTACAAACACGTAAGCCTATACGACGATTCCGAAGAAAACCTGAATCACTTCAAAGAGTTATCCAAAGAGCATCCCGACGTAAAGTTCAAAGCATACCACGTTCAACCAGACGGGCGAATTAAGCATCACAAGTGAGACTACACCATGGCAACCTACACCTTCCGCAATAAGAAAACAGGCAAGAAGAAAGAATATGAAATGTCTATCAAGGAATACGACCAATTCAAGATCGACAACCCGCATCTAGAGCGCATCATGGACGGAGTGGGTATTGCATTCCGTGGCAGAGGCGACAAGACCGTATCAGAACTAGCAGCAAAACGTGATCCCGCATGGGGCGAAGTATTAGCCAAGATCGGACAACAGAATCTAGACAGCCCATTGAACTCAGATTTCGCAAAGAACAAGACCATCAAGAGACTCAGAGCAGAGGCGGTAGTTGAGAAACATGCCAAAATGCAAGAAAAGCAACGCCAAGAACGTGCGCGTAAAGTCAAGTAAGAAATTCGACATTGTAGAAGGTGAATCAGCCAAGGCAGGCATCCGAGAGGGTGCCTGCCTTTTTCATTTCCGTAAGCCAAAAGGGAATCCCATGTCATCAAGCAAAAAGCAGAAGCGTCCGGAACACTTCTCACTTCGAACCATCAAGCCGTTGAACTATGCCCAACAGACGGCATTCGAAGCATGGTATGCTGACCAACACCTGTTGCTCCATGGAGTCGCAGGCACCGGTAAGACCTATCTCGCCCTCTATCTAGCCCTCAAGGAGATTCTACGCAACGACAGCAAGTACAATCAGATCATCATCGTCCGTTCCACTGTTCCCTCGCGAGACATGGGATTCCTACCGGGAAAGGTGGACGAGAAATCGAAAGTCTATGAAGAGCCATACCGCGAAATCTGTGACGACCTGTTCGGACGCGGCGACGGTTACGACATTCTCAAGATGAAGAGAATGGTTCACTTCACCACCACATCCTTCCTGCGTGGCTTGACCTTCAAGGACGCAATCGTGATCGTGGACGAGTGTGAGAACATGACGCTACAGGAACTCGACACCGTGATTACTCGCGTGGGCGACAACACTCGCATCGTGTTCTGTGGCGACTATCGGCAGAGCGACCTCCAAAAGCGTTCTGACCGGGAAGGACTCCACACGTTCCTGCGGATTCTGGATGACACCAAATACTTCGAACGGGTGGAATTCGGTCCAGAGGATATCGTGCGCTCCGGTCTGGTGAAAGCCTACATCTTATCCAAATTAGAGTTAGGGATTACTTGACAAGTAACTTTTGACTCTGCAAGTACCAACGCCGGTTAATGTACCTTAAATGATACCTTAACCGGCTTAAGGTGCTTTTTATGATACATTATCGGGCTACTATAGCGAACTTATTTCGAATTAGACTTGACAGGACTCTAAAAGACTGGTATAATGTCTGTGTGGACTTTGAATGGTAACTTTTAGAGATATAGGATCATTGTGACATTTCTACACGTAAAGCATGAGTTTCCTACTCTCTTGAAGGAAGAAACCGAAGATGGTCAACGAGTGTATTGCACTCCGGATGGGAAACGATATCCGTCTGTAACGACTGTCATTGCTCCACACAACAAAGATGCTATCGACCGGTGGAAGGCACGTATCGGTCATGCCAAGGCTAAGAAGATATCCGAGAATGCCTCAGAGCGTGGAGATATCGTTCACTTAGCATTAGAAGCACTCCTCAACAATTACTCGACCGGTGAAATCGTCAAACAGATGATGCCGCACGCTAAGGCTGTCTATCTCAATATGAAGACTGAGCTAGAGCGTCGGCTGACAGAGGTTCACGGATTAGAACAACCCATGTTCTCGCACAAACTACGATTAGCGGGAACCACCGATTGTATAGCAAAATATGACAATCTCTTGAGTATCGTGGACTTCAAGACCGCTCTTAGACTCAAGAAAACCGAATACGTTCAAGGCTACTTCATGCAGCTTTCGGCATATGCGTTCATGTTTGAGGAAATGACCGGTCTGCGCATTGAACAGGGTGTAATCCTGATTGGCGTGGACAATGAGACATTTGCACAGACCTTCCGGCTTCCCCGCGAGAAATTCGGTCCTCACCTGAAAGAGATAGTTTCGTGGAGAGATAAATACGAGCAGGGGCTAGCAGCATGACACTTCTGACGCAGACAATGATTCTACTCATAGGTGTGGTGATGATTGCCACCTTTCTCTCCAACGACGATGATGACGACGAGGAATAGTAACATGGAATACGTAAGCACAGCATTAGCAGTATTGGTAGTTCTTGCATTTGGATACTTCATCTACAAGAAAGTCACTGCGCCTAAGAAGCCTTCAACCGGCACTGGCGGCGGTGGAGTCGGCGGCAGCGATAGCAACACTCAGCAGCACTAATGATTGTTGACGACTCTGCGGGTCCGCAGAAAGCTTGGGCGAATTATAGAATGGAACTGCGAGAAGAAATTCAGCGGCGCGAGTATCCTAGGAAACTAGCCGAAGTGGGCAGAGTCGCATTGGTCTGTATTGCGAAGGATGAAGATGACTACATTCAGGAGTGGATTGACTATCACTTCAAGTTGGGTGTAGACGATATCTTCATCTATGAAAATGATTGGCGGTCTGGCATCTGGCAGGAACGAGTACACACGATTCCGTTTGACGGCAAACACCGTCAGGTCTATGCGTACAACGACTTCCTGTTTCGGCGTGCGAATGATTACAAGTGGGCAATCTTCATTGACGTTGACGAGTTCATCGTATTGAAGAACCACTCGTACATTCAGGGATTCCTGCGAGCCTATGGCAATCTCCCCGAAGGCGTGGATGCGATTGCGGTGAACTGGATGATGTTCGGTGACAATGGCGCAGCCAGTGAGGGTTCCGTAGTGGAACGATTCACACGGCGCGGCGCGATTCCCGAAAGGCACATCAAGAGCATCGTGCGGCTGAATGGCGACCGAATGATGTTGACAACGCACAACACGTTCGGCTACTGGATAGACCCGAATGGTAATATCGGAGCAGGACAGAATAATTTTGACGGTAGCAATGATGTGATTCAGATCAATCATTACTACACTAAGACAGAGAAAGAGTTTGAACGAAAGATGAATCGCGGCAGGGCTGACTGTGGATTGCGTCGGACAAAGGACGATTTCCACCAATTCAATCAGAACGAAGTTGAAGACCTAACAGCACTCAACTTCTACAGGGGATAACATGGAAACGACAGTATCAGAAGACACTCGCTACATGAGCCGCAAGTTTCGGTTCTCTGTGGCGGCATGGATCGCAGGCACGATTGCGTATGCGACAGGGTTCTTCACCGAGGTTCCCATGATGACGACGGACCAGTGGATTCTGTTCACGCAATGGATCGTCGGTCTGTACCTCGCAGGCAACGTCGGTGACACACTCGTTACCGGTCTAGCCAACGTATTCACGGTGAAGTCATGAGCCTCTTCAAGAACCCTTGGCAAGCGGTCATTGCCATCGTCATCTTCATCAGTCTCTTCCTGTTTCTATTAAGTCGGGAAGCGCGAAGTGAAGAAATCTACTTCGACGGCGGTTCAACCATCGTGCGCGGATATGCTCCGGTCATCGGAATCAATGTCGCGTGGAAGGAAGAAGGTCCGAAGAAGACTGACTACGAATTAGGATTCAAGCTTATCGGTGAATCTGAGTTCAAGGAAGAGGATCAGAGCAATCAGTTTGTCGTTCACGGCATGTTGGTTGACGGATACAAGAATGCGGAAATGGGAATCGGGTTTGCCTACTTCAACGTAGAATCAGACTACAATTGCCAGTTCACATTCTCGTTGCTTGCGCGTTATCGGTTCACGGAACGGATTCACGTACAGGCTCACCACTTCTCTACCGCAGGGTCATGTCGCCCGAATTATGGCAGAGATTTACTCACCGTAGGATGGAGGTTCTAAGATGGAACTATTACTAGGATTTGTCGCAGGCGCATTGGTGGGATGGCACTTCCCGCAGCCTGCATGGGTTAAGACTCTGATTGCGGCAGTGAAAGCCAAGCTAGCGGAGTAATCGGTTATAGTGGTATGATGTGAAGTGAAGGTATTCTGGACGCGGGTTCGACTCCCGCCTGCTCCACCACGAAAGACTCTCACCCGAGATGCGCAGAAGTTGAGTTCTTACTGCGATACAAGGGAACAACACTCTGAGAGTCTTTCGTAATGGGGCAGTCAAGGTTTCGACAGGGTAAGATAGCGGAACGGACCACTAGAGAGGCGACTGACTTAATCAGCGCAAACACTACAAATGCAAACGCAGATGTATACGAGGAAGTGCGCCTAGCGGCGTGACCCTCCGGGGCAGGAAATGCCTTGTTACCAAAACCACCAGAAGGGGAGAGGGCAACCTCTCCCCGTCTTTACATGATGAAAGTCGCAACACATGGAGGAAAATAACATGCGCCGACTAACGATGATGATACTTGCTATGATACTTGTGGGCTGTGCGTCAATTCCGACCTCGACACAGCAACTCTCCCAACTCCCCGACGCAACGGAAGCACTGGAAGAACTCTCATTCAGAGCCAGTCTGGAACTCTATGTGATTGAACACCAGTACGACATTGAGCGTATGCTCGCTAACATCAGTCTGGAACTTCCCGATTTTGTGCGCGTAGCCACTGCCGAAGACCGCAAGGCTATTCAGTGCCTCGCGAAGAATATCTATTGGGAAGCCACTGGCGAACCACTGCGCGGTAAGAAAGCCGTCGCACAGGTCACTCTCAATCGCACCGAGGATGTGCGCTTTCCGGCTGATATCTGCGGTGTAGTCTACGAACGCGACAAGGTGAAGAAAGACGGGCGCATGAAGACCATCTGCCAGTTCTCATGGACTTGTATGAGCGTCAAGAACAAGACTCCGCGCCATCCGGAAGAGTGGGAACATGCGCAGGAAATCGCTGCTAAGTTTATCCTCGACGGATATCACATACCTGAATTAGACGAAGCACTGTTCTATCACGCCGACTACGTTCGCCCTAAGTGGGCTAAGAAGATGGTCAAGATCGAAAAGATCGGGGCGCATATCTTCTACCGTGAGAAGGTCAAGCAGAATGGGATTTACTTAGCGTCCAATTGATGCTATACTAAGACCATGAGTTCACTGCGAGTGTATAATGCCAACTAGAGAAGAAAAGAACGAGTTCTCCGAGAAGATCATGCTGCGAATGCAAGATCTGAATACGGACTGCCTCGACGCAATGGTAACATATTGCGAAGAGATTGGTCTGGAAATGGAGGTCGCGGCAACTCTAGTGAACGATATCCTCAAAGAGCAATTAGAGGATGCATTCGCAGAACTCAACTACATTGAGAAGAGTGGCAAGCTGCCGCTATGAAGCTTCCGAAGGATTACACCAAGCTGAACGGCAAGCAGCGCAGACTTGTGCGTGAAGAGTACGTCAGAATACAGGACGAGAAGTGTTGGTACTGTAGCGAGAAGCTCGACAGACCACCTAGGGCTGACGTTTCAATGAAGCCTATCAATTGGGGAATGTTCCCCCCCGGTTTCATGGATCATCCTGTCCACCTACAACACGATCATGATACGGGTATGACAGAGGGCGCAGTTCATTCCCTTTGTAATGCGTATCTGTGGCAATACCATGGGCGATAAGATCAGACTCGCTGCGAAGGATTTGCTTGACGCATCCAAACGATTCCGCGATGCGTGTAACGCAGTCTATTGCGCACAGAACCCCGAAGACTTTGCGGACCATGTGAACATCCCACCGGAGGATGAAGCCATGGAGAGTCAACACGAAGCCTACCTCGCGCTAGAGAGTGCTGAATACTACATGAAGAAGGCATTGAAGAAATGAGCGACAACAAGACAGAACTATTGAAAGAGACACTCAGCCTGTTTAACATGTTGGGTGTCATTCCCGGTCAGGGAGCAGACGGCAAACTCATGAGTAAGATCATGGACGAGCTATCAGGCGATGCGCCGCCGAGAGTCACATTCACCATGCCGCGTGGACGCTGCCCTTGTTGTGGCGCACCAGACCTCATGAATTGCGACTGTAATCCAGACGACCAATTGGCGGCATTCGAAGCGCGAAAGTAATGAACGGCTACGAAGTATTCTGCACCTATCAGGCTATCAAGCTGCACTTCACCACCGACACCTATTGCTTCTTCAAGTACAATGGTAAGGTAGCAACGAAACCCGCAGGCTTTGAGAAGCGCAAGGACAAGTATATGTTCCACCGGCTCGCTCGCAATCTACGCGACGAGGAAGTGGTGGGATTCTTTGTTTCCAACTTCCTCATGAAGCAGAAGGCGTGGACGCAGGATTTCCTTGAACCGGAAGCGAAGGAAACGTATCTTGCATGGCGCAAGAAAATAGACTCGCTCTCTTACACGTTCGATCAGGACATGACTAAGATCATTGAGGAAATGGACAAGCGCGACATGGGAATCGGCGCGATGTTCAAGCCACCGGCAGACGGATCGTATCCTCTAATCTGGACGATGATGAATCAGGGTGACATTGAGTTCGAAACCATGGTCATCCTGCACGGCATGACCGGCGTACTCGACTTGTGGGATGCGAAGTATAATTCGGATTTCATCTACGAGAAGACTTCTAAGCTCATACGCAAGTATGAACCTTTCTTGGGACTGGACGTACCCAAGTTCAAAAAGATCGTCCAAAAGCACTTGACTACATGTTGAAAATCGTGGTATACTAAATACCATATATTATGAATACTGTGGATAAGCTTAATACATCAATACTCCTATAAGGAAATACGCAAATGGCATTAGATTTCAAATCTCTCAAAAAGTCCTCTGGACTCACCGAAAAACTCACCAAGGCAATCGAAGACAAGAACAAGGGTTCTTTCGCCAAGGATGACGAGCGGTTCTGGCAACCCGAAGTAGACAAGGCAGGAAACGGTTACGCAATCGTTCGCTTGCTCGACGCTCCCGCAGTGGACGGCGAAGATGGTCTTCCGTGGGTACAGGTGTTCAACCATGGCTTCCAAGGTGGAGCGGGTTGGTACATCGAAAACTGCCCAACGACTGTGGGTGGCAAGTGTCCTGCTTGCGAACACAATAACAAACTCTGGAACTCCGGTATCGAATCCAACAAGGATATCGTCCGTAAGCAGAAGCGTCGGCTCACCTACATTTCGAACATCCTTGTCGTAGCTGACAAGAATCGTCCGGAAAACGAAGGTAAGGTCTTCCTCTGGAAGTACGGTAAGAAGATCTTCGACAAGATTCAGGAAAAGCTGACTCCTCAGTTCGAAGACGAAACGGCAGTGAATCCGTTCGACTTCTGGAAGGGTGCTGACCTCAAGATCAAGATCCGCAACGTGGAAGGCTATCGTAACTACGATAAGTCCGAATTCGCTGACGCGGCTCCGGTCTACGAAGAGGACAAGAAGATCGAAGCACTCTGGAAGAGCGCACACTCCCTCAAGCAGTTCGTTGCTCCGAAGGAATTCAAGACCTACGATGAACTGAGCGAGAAGCTCAATCGTGCCTTGGGTGCCGGTGGTGCGGTCGCGGCTCGCGCAGCCAAGATCGAAGACGACTCTGCACCGTGGCAGGAGCCGAAGGCAGCAGAGGCTCGCGCTCCACGCGCAACAGCCGAAGCGGTCAGTGTCGATGACGACATGGATTACTTCAACAAGCTCGCGCAAGAGTAAGTCCTAACCTGCGAAAGCGGGAACATGGCAGGGGAGGCAGGGATGCCTCCCCTTTTTATTTGCGTCCTAAATAAGTGCATGGCATACTCTGGACGCTTTACACCGCAGAACCCGCAGAAGTACCTCGGCAATCCGACAGGCATCATCTACCGCAGCCTGTGGGAGCGTCGAGTCATGGTCTATTGTGACACCACTCCGGAAGTCCTAGAATGGTCTTCGGAAGAGATTGTGATTCCCTACGTGTCGCCTCTGGACAATCGGGTTCATAGGTACTTCCCCGACTTCTTCGTAAGAACTAAGACGGGCGCGACTATCATGGAAGTGAAGCCGCACGCCCAATCCGTACAGCCCAAACCGGGAGCCAAGCGCACCCGCCGCTATCTACGGGAAGTCATGACGTTCGGGGTGAATGAAGCCAAGTGGAAAGCAGCCACGGAATACTGCCTAGATAGGGGATGGAAGTTCAAAGTCATCACCGAGAAGGACTTGGGGATTAAGTAATGGCAGCATCAGTATGGGAACGCCTGCGTCAGCAGATGAAGACAGCCGGAATCGCTCCTCGGACGGTAGCGGCGCGTCAGTGGTATGGAGCGGTCATCAATCGCGTCAAGATTCCCACTAATCGGTCTAATATTCTTAATGATCCCCGAAAAGCGACAGCACACGCTTTGATCGGACGGATGTACTGCTATCACTATATTCCCAAATATGAAGACACATTACCAGTATGGGATCAGTTTCCCCTTGTTTTGCCTATGGAAATTTACCCTGATGGATTCCTCGGATTGAATTTGCACTATTTGGACCCCTTCAACCGGCTCGCCCTGTTGGAACTCCTGCACGATTTCATCACTAACACTAAATACAACGATTCGACTCGCTTTAAGTTGTCTTACAGTGTTCTCAATGGTATCAAGAAGTACGATATCATGCGACCTTGCATCAAGCGATACCTGTTGGAATACATGGAGTCGCCCATGATCTACGTCGAGCCGGATCAGTGGGAACTAGCTTGCCTGCTCCCATTCGAACGGTTCCACCACAACTAAGGTACGCCCATGTTTCCAGATGCATTCCTCGCCCATCACGCCCTCCACTTCGACTTTTCCAAGGCGGCAAAGTTTGGAGTTCTAATCTTTCAGCCATCGGGGTTGATCGCAGGCGGTCTATTGGGTGGTCTGATCGGACAGACCGCAGCCACCCGCTTCGCAATGAAACCACTCAATACGGCAGGCTTGGCATTCCAGTGCGAACAGGCTTCTCTTCCCGGCTACAGCCTCAACACGGTAGACCAGAAAATCTATGGTGCGCCGTGGAGTATCGCAGCCCAATCCGGAGACTATCCTCCACTGGAACTGACGTTCATCAGCGCAGGCGACCTATGGGAGCGCAAGTTCTTTGAGGACTGGATGGAGTTCATTGTACCAAAGGGTACAAAGCGTTCTGCGATTGATTCGTTTGTGGGCAACTTCACTGAGCAATTGGTCAATGCTAGTGGCACCCGCCGCGCAGCAGGCTCGGCAACCTACCGCAACGAGTACATTTCTACCATTCAGGTTATTCAGTTTCACGATACAGGGATCCCATCTGCTCGTTACACATTTGAAGAAGCCTATCCAGTCTCTATTGCTCCCACACCTCTCAGTTGGGGTGATGATAGCATCAATCGTGTTAACGTCACTTTCAAATACACGAATTGGGGTCGCGAATCTAATGTCGCCAGAACAATCTATGATCAATTTACTGCTCGCACAGGGGTAGTTATCGCGCCGGATCCTGCATTCGGTCCATTGTAATATAAGGTGAAAAATATGGCATTGCCAAAGATTGAATACTCGGTTTATGAATTCTATGTCAAGAGCTTTGACCGCAAGCTGAAGTTCCGCCCATTTCTTGTCAAGGAAGAGAAAGTTCTCCTCATGGCAAAGGAATCGAAGGATCCAGAATCCATCAAGCTCGCAATCAAGCAGATCATTCAGAACTGCGCATTGGAAGAGTTCGATGTGGAAACGATTCCAATGTTCGACGTTGAAATGATCTTCCTCAAGCTTCGCGCCAAGAGCGTAGGTGAGTCCGTCAAACTGGTCTTCAACTGCAAGAATGAGGTTGAAGAAGGTAAGCCATGTGACACTAATACGGATTATGTGTTGGATCTGGAAAAGGTTCAATACGAGAGTCTGGAAGGTCATGATCCAAAGATCATGATTACAGACAAGATCGGCATCAAGCTCAAGTATCCAACCCTCAAGTCTCTGGTGAATCTAGACTTTGAGGGCGACGAATTCACTACGTTCGTGGCAACCCTGCTTGCGAACATTGAGTACATCTTCGATGATGTGTCTGTGTACAAGCCAGACGACACCAGTAAGGAAGATGTATCCGAATTCCTGTTGAACCTCAAGCCGGAACACCTGATGCAAATTCGGGAGTTCTTTGAGTCTTCTCCCAAGGTCATTCTTGAAGACACTGTTACCTGTAAGAAGTGTGGATTTGTCCACAAACTGCATACGGAGAACCTACTCGATTTTTTTATTTGACCTTTGGACATGATAGCCTTGAGAATTTTCTGCGCACTATTTGGGCAATGGTGCAGCATCATAAGTGGGATTATGATGCGATTATGAATATGGTTGCGTGGGAACGACAGGTTTTCACGATGATGACTATGGTTTACTTGAAGGAAGAGAACGAACGAATCAAACTGGAACAGCAGACTAGAAGACGCTAATGACAACCAATGCAAACCAAGTCCTATTACTGATTCAAAATCTGCCTGCCGAAGAGCAGAGCACTTTGATGAATGCCATGCGTATGTTGGAAGTCAACGCGCAGGATGAACAGTATTTCACCAACGTTACCAAGGCAATGCAGGCTGCGGGGTGGAACCCTGCCAAGCGTGCGACGGCGGGTGTCAAGGCTGCGTTGCGCAACAGGATGGAAACCACGAAGGGTATCAATTCTCGTAAGACAGCAAGAATGATGCGTCTGTTCGGTATGCGCAAGTCGGCTGACTTCATGGACCGGTGGTTCACCAGTTCACCCAAGAAAAAGCTAAAGCCAATCAAGCTTCCAGCACAGACAAGATCCGGTGCTAGCAGTGGGTCATCCTCCACCGCAATGTCGAGCATCAAGACTCAGCTAAACGAGATTCAGATTCGGGTAATGGATATCGCTGACGATATCACCGATATCAAGACCCTACTCATGCCGAAGTTCTTCAATGCGAAGGGGCAGAAGGGAACCAAGGATGCCGGTAGTAATGAAGCGGGGATGTACAATCCACTCGCCCCTTCCGGAAGACAGTACAACAAGATTGATGATCGTACCGGAGAACTGCGCGGAGCCACCGGAAAGAATTTCAAGAACTCGGCTGAAATGAGAGTTGCCCTTGAAACGGCTAAACTCGTTCTCAAGATCAAGCAAAAGGATGACGCTAAGGTAGAACTCAAAAAGAAGTATGCATTCAAAGAAGAGTTGGAAACCTACGGCAAAGAGGATTCTGTAGAAGCACTGCGCGTCCATCTTGACGAACGCCTCGACAAGATTGAGGGTATGTTTGAAAAGAGAGGTGGTCTGTTCGAAGCAATCACCAGTGCCATAGGATCGGTACTAACATCAATTACCGCGCTTCTGACACCGTTCCTCAACACAATCAAGAACATCTTCGGTGAGGTCATGAAGATCGGCAGATGGGCAATGCAGTTCGGCAGGCTTATCGGCAAGGGTCTGTATGGTCTTGTGCGCGGAATCTTCCACTCCGTCAGGCTGCTCAAGTATCTGATGAACCCTGTCGGTATGGCAGCAATGATGGCAGGAGCAGTCGTCACCGGTCTAGGCATGTTCTTTGATATGGGTATGAAGGCAGCAGCAAACAAGGCAATTGACGGTCTTGTGGGTGATGTAAGCAAGAAAATTGCAAAGGATCAGGCACAGTTTCCGGACCACCCATACAGCGAAGACCAGAAGTACATGCAGTACAAGAAGGCTTTGGAATTGGGAGACAAGCAGGCGGCGGCTCGCGGACCTGAATATGTCTCTTATCAGAAGCAGCGTCTATTGACCAGTCCAAATCTGTCCGAAGAAGAACGAAAGTACGTCACGCGATACTACGAAGAGAAAGACGGCAACGTTGCCGGATTCCTTGACCAGCTTGCGGCAGAAGATGGTCAGTACGAGGAATATGGTCACGGCTCATTCCCCATCGGTGAGTCTGGCGCACCTTCTGCACCGGCTGAAGGTGGAACCGGCGCACTTACGACCAACGTTCCGATTCCCGCAGGCATGTCCAAGAAACAGTGGGAAGTGTACCGCAATACCATTGGCTCCATTGAATCGGGTGGTGATTACAAGGCTGTCGGCGGTTCGAATGATCATTACGATGGTAAGTATCAAATGGGTAAGGATGCAAAGACGGACGCGGCTAGAGTGTTAGGCATTCCAGATCCCGGTCATACGCCAGAAGCGCGGGAGGCGTTCCGCAACAATCCTGAACTACAGGAGAGAATGTTCGCGGCTTATACACAAGCCAATCACGGCTACATGCAGAACAATCCAAAATATCGCTCTATGACAAAGAATCAGCAGATTGAAACCTTGGGATATGCTCACAATCAGGGACATGGTGGAGCGAAGAATTGGCTCAACACAGGTGAGGTTGGTGAGGATGGATTCCATACGAAAGGAACCAAATACTCCGAGGCTCTAGCCAAGAACCTCAAGAGTGTTCCGGATGAAGAGGTCTTGATGGCTCAGAACCTAAGTCCTGCTACCACCATTCCCGGCGATAGCTTCGACAAGGAAGCCAGACAACATCAGTCCGGTGGTAAGGGTGATCAGGGTGTGACTGTGGTTAACGCACCAACCGTGAACAACGTCAACAATAACACCGTGGGTAAGCGTCCTGCTCCAAAGGCTGATGTTCTGGCTCAAGACAAGTCTCTGGTTCGCACAATCGGTCAAGATGCACAACATCCAGTGTACGCCTAAATAATCAACCAACTAACGAGAACTAGAATGAGCTTTATCGACAACGTAAAAAAGACCGTAGGACAGGTTGGTGATGTTATCAAGGAAACCTATGGTCCGCTCTCACCATTGGATAGTGGTCCCAATACCAATACCATTTGGCGTTACCCTCTTGATGTAGGTAACAGTCAGAGGTACCCACACACCGTCGAATTTCAGACATGGATTCCCGACCAGATTTCGATTGCAGACCTAGGCATCGGCAACAGTGGAGCAACCGTAGGTGGAGTCTTCGGAAGTGCTTTGGATTTGGGTAAGAGCGTAGCCAAGAAATTACCCGGTGGATTGGGTGAATCATTCACTGATTCTAGCGGATTGGAAGAAATCAATGTCACCGCAAGACGCATGGTGGATCCAACTGAACCACAGATGAAGGTCAATCAGAATCAGATGTACAACGACCGAGCATCCGACTGGACGCGCCGCGCTACCCCATCTGACCTGATCGCGATGTACATGCCTGCCGGTGGGTGGATGGATCGTATATCCAACCAGTACGCACAACAGTCCATGACCTCGGCTATGGGTACGGCAGGATTTGTTCTGGAAGCCGGAAGTGGTCTTCTGGATGCCTATCGTGATAGTGGCGGCAAGATCCCTTGGGGTAAAGCCATGGACATGATCAAGGGTCCAGAAGGCATGGAAATCATCGGCAAAATGTCTTCTATGGCAGGAATGGATGCCGGTATCATGACGGATGCCGGATTGAATGCCTTGGGATATGCGCTCAATCCTCAGTTCGAAATGCTATACTCTGGCACGGATCTGCGTGAGTTCCAATTCGAATTCACCATGACCCCTCGTTCGCAGAAGGAAGCCGAAACGATTCGCATGATCATCAAGAAGTTCAAGTACCATGCATCCCCGGCATATGTCTCGGGTCAGGGTCGCTACATCGTTCCACCTTCCTACTTCGACATTACGTTCAACTTCAACGGCGCACGTTCCAGATGGTTGCCTCAGATTTCGACCTGTGTGTTGAAGTCCTTTGACGTTGATTACACCGGAGGATTGGATCAGTGGTCTACGCACGCGGACGGTTCGCCAATTCAAGTCAAGATGGTCATGGTATTCGCAGAACTGGAAATGATGCACAAGACGCTCCGTAGAAAGGGTTACTAAGATGAGTTACTTTCAACAGATCCCTCGGGTAGTCTACCCCTCACTCACGGATGCCGTGGGAGAGAATACGGCAGTCATCCTCACTAATATCTTGACACGCTCTGCTTTCTTGCAGGAGGTTGTCGGAAACATATCCCTTTTCTACGATTATCAAGTCAAGGATGGGGAAACGGCTGAAATCATTGCCGACAAGCTTTACGGGGATGTGAACCGCGCATGGATCGTTCTTCTGTTCAACCAGATCAACAATGCGTTCTATGAGTTCCCATTGGTCACAGAACAACTCCACAACTTCATTGAATCCAAGTATGGACAAACCATTGCACAGTCTCAGATCACGGTACATCACTATGAGACTAAGGTAACTCGCACGGTTCTATACAACGGGGTAGTGCAGTCTCTCAGTGAAGAGATTTTCACCATCAGTGAACAGCAACAGAATGATGACTCCGGAATGGCAGAGACTCGCCCAAATCTCCCAACCCTAGGCACCGATATCGACGGCGACTCTTTCACAGAAAGCTTCGGATCTGGCATCACGGTCACGACAAAGTATGTGTATCATGCTGTCTCTAACTACGATTATGAGCTACTAGAGAACGAGAAGCGTCGTTCTATCAAGCTACTGGATGCCGCATTCGTGGGTAATGTTGAGAGTGAATTGAGGAAGTTGATGCGCGATGGAAACTGAACTAGAAGAAATTGTCGTCACTGCTAAACCGCTACCTACAGACGCACATGTAGATACACGCGATTTTCGCGTGCATTCTGTTGCTCTCGTTGCAGCCAATGCCGACGCTTATGAAATCGGTGGCATGGTTTCCGAAATTCAACTTCGGCAGGACATGTACCTAGGCATTATGAGTGGTGAAATACTCGTAACAGACGGTCGCGACATGATCGCAAAGACCGGAGCGCATGGCGGCGAATACCTTTATTTGCACCTAGAAGTTCCGGAACAGAACATCTTCATCAAGAAAGCATTCCGCATCTACAAGATCGGAAACCGTTCACCGGCAGATTCAACACAGCATTACGTGATCTACTTCATGTCAGACGAGTTGTTCAACTCTCATACGATCAAGATCAATAAGGCATATCAGAACACGACCATATCCGAGATTGCTCGCGATATCATGGTCAACTATCTGAAAATTCCAGCCAAGAGGACGTTTATTGATCCCACCTCTGAGCCAATCTCACTGATCATTCCGAATTGGCGACCAATTGAAGCACTGAATTGGTTGGCTTCCAGAGCATACACCGAGTCGGATACGTGCTACATGTTCTATGAGAATTTCTACGGATTCCACTTCCGTTCTATTCAGAGCATCTACCGCTCACCAACTCTTATCAAGGTTCCGTTCAGCTTGGAAAATAAGCGCGGTATGAAGCAGTTGGACATGGACAAGTTTGCCATTGATGAATATCAAGCCGTGCGGGACTTTGACATTCTATCCACAGTTAGTTCTGGTGGATATGCTATGTCGTTGTTGGGTGTGGATCCTATCAATCAGTCGATGACGAAGAACACGTACAATCCTAACCAGATCAAAAAGCTCTACCCAAATGCTCCAATGAGCGATGGTGGAGAGCTATTCAAGAAATACAGCACTCATGCGCTCACCTATCTACAAGCAGACGGTATTGAAAATTGGATCAAGCGTATCATGAGTCTTGCTCTTCTCAACAGTTCCGTTTATGAAGTAACTGTTCCCGGTAACATGGGATTGAATGTCGGAACCATGGTCAACCTACGTATTCCATACACCGTGACACCGGCTGAAGGTGACATGTGGGATAAGAACAAGGGTGGTAAATTCATGGTTGCCGCAACCAATCACAAATTTGATCTAGTCAACCATAAGTACAGTTCCCTCATGATGGTGGCTAGGGATTCCCTACCGGAATCCGTTCCCGCCTATGATAAGACTCTACCTGACAAAATTGCGAAGATGAACACATGAACGACATGCGCTACTTTCTAGGCAAGGAAGGATTCATCTGGTGGATGGGTGTGGTCGAAGACCGCAACGATCCGGAACAGTTGGGTCGCGTGCGCGTGCGCTGCTTTGGCTGGCACACGGATGATAAGAGTTTGATCCCCACAGATGCATTGCCTTGGGCGCATCCTGTGCATCCGGTTTCTGTGCCAGCCTCTTACACTCCGAAAGAGGGTGATTGGGTTGTGGGTTTCTTTGCGGATGCCAACTCCGCGCAACACCCGGTCATTCTCGGCGTACTCACCGGCAAGCCTAAGCTCAAGCCGGATACCGGGCTAGGCTTCTCTGATCCCGCAGGCGTGTATCCAAAGCGGCTGAATGAGTCTACGATGAACCGTCTGAGCCGTGGTCGCAAGGACGGTACGATTCATGAGACTCGCTCGCGCAATCTCAAGCAGGGAGTGAAAGTAGTCGGTGGTTCCACATGGAACGAACCAGAGCCTACCTTTGCTCCGCAGTATCCATTCAACTTCGCGATTGAGTCTGAGTCAGGTCACTCATTTGAACTGGATGATACCACAGGCGCAGAGCGCGTTCACCTAGCACATAAGAACGGAAGCTACATTGAGTTCGATGCGCAGGGCAACCGTGTCGAGAAGATTGTCAAAGACAAGTTCACAGTAGTCGTCGGCAACGATAGCGTTTCCATCGACGGCGTGTGCAACATCACGGTCACTGGCGACTGCAACCTCAAGACGGGTGGAAGCCTCAATATCGAAGCGGCTAAGAACGTCAATATCTCCGCAGGCAAGGATGTTCGCATCAAAGCCGGTGGCAAGTTCATGGCAGAAGGCAACACCGTGGACGTAAAGGGCAAGGGTGCCGTCAAGGTAGGCGGCGGTGGCAAGTTGTCGCTCAAGGGCAAGTCCACGGCTGTCCAAGGATCGTCCGTCACTCTCGGTGGCAAGGTATCCAACAAGGTCAAGACTAAGCATGGCATTGGCAAGATTCTGCCGACCGGCTCCGCAGCCTCTCCATCTAACACCGGCTTGAAGAGTCCATCATGATGAAGACCATCTACGAACAAGCAATCGCCGCTCAGAAAGCCATCTTCGATATCATGAATGGTCGTCGGGGTGGTTTGACTAAGGCTGACGTAATTCCGTTCGAAGACACCATGAATGGGCTGTCGGGTGAAATCGTCAATCTGGAACCGGACCTACAACGAGTCATTCAGAACAACAACGTCGAGATTATCGCAAGAGGCAACTCTGCGGGTGTGTCCGTCGAGCTTCATGACTCCGTGCTGCCGAAGGAAGACCGTGCCAAGACCGAGTTTGATGTAACCACACTCACGGCAAAGCAGTTGTATCCACGCACCGAAAGTGTGCAGATCATACGGGATGATATGGGAGACAGTCCGACTGTCACCGTAGCAAATGTAGCTACATTTGTTGCAAATGTTACTACGGATACCATCGTCCTTTCCGAAGAGGACGAGATTGATCCTGTGTTCGAAGAGATAGATCAGGAAGCCGAGGATCAGGTCGAAGAGCCTCTCGCAACGCAACAGAATGAAACCGTACCGTATCTCTCGGATGCGATGACGCAGCTTGCTCTGACAGCCGCAGCCAATGCCAATGGGTTGCAAGCAGGTCTGACTACCTTCTCGTACAACCCGCTCGCATCACTGATTGACAACACTAAAGCACTACTGCTCTACTACACCGAGAACAACTACGCCAATCTGAATACTGCGTTGTCGGGTGTGAACAACGATCCGTCCCTATCCTCTCAGTGGAAGGAGCTACAGAACTCCATCGGCGGTAACGATGGTCTGTCAGCCGCCGTCGCTCAGTTGGACAACTTCAAGGATCACACCGACCGGCTATCCGGACTGGTGTTGGATGAAGACTCTCCGAATGCCGAGCCGACCGACGATTCGGTGGACGACTTCCTCACCCTGAATGACTTCTCGGGTGGTCCAACCCTGATCTTCTCGTTCAACGCTCGCAAGTTCCGTAGCGCAAAGTATCTCATTCAGGCATCGGCTGACCTCACGGATCGTGGGCATCAGGGTACGGAAATCTACATTCTGCATGACAATCACCACGCATTCACCCGCGAAGTGACTGGCATCTATACGCAGGAGCCGTTTGTCACGTACACCACGCGCCTTTTGAACAATAACGTGGAGGTCTTTGCCACTTCCAACGTTTCTAACACTAATTTCGTGATCACTGGCACCCGTCTACAGATTGCGAAGGCATCCAAGACCTATGCCGAAATGAGCCAACAGAAGGTCATCGAACTCCACGAACTCATGGCAGTCTATCTGGACGACGGCGTGGACTACGTTGCCCTTTGCTCTGCGTCCTTGCTCATGCCGTCCCTTGTGGCTAATCTCGGTCGAGAGTTCCGCGACATGTTGAACACCATATCGAACGGTGGATTCTTGTCTCAGTCTACGCCTCAGAAGCAGGCTGGATTGCTCCAATGGGCATCTACCCTGCGCACTCGTTGGGGAGAGATTCAGGCTCAGATGGATGCCGACTGGAACAACTTTGTGGAAACGCGGCGCAAGACGGAAGCGTTCGACATTGCCTACAACCTGACGGTCGCATACACCGACGAGAGTGGCAATGCCATTCCGTCAGCAACGCTAAATAGTGCGACAATCCAAGCTATTGAAGCAGATGAGGAATGATGGCAGTCACCAAACGACAATTCAGCGACATTGACCTCAACTTTACGGCTCACCCTATTACCGGGGATGTGGCTAAGAAGGTGGGTGACGATGCCATTATTCAGTCGATTGTGACCCTTCTGCTTTCTGGAAAGTATGAGAGGTTGATGCAGCCGAATATCTATTCCAACCTCAAAAGAAATCTGTTTGAGCCGTTGGATAGTATTACCGCATCGTCCCTCAAGAATGAGGTCGAGTCTGTTATCGGTAAGTATGAGCCTAGAGTCAGTCTGACCGAGGTTAATGTGACACCAGACTATGACAACAACGGATACACAGTTACCATAACCTTCTTCATTGTCAATCAAACGAATCCTATTACGATTGACCTATTCCTAGAGAGAATTCGATAATGAAAACGTTCAAACAACTAAGAGAAGGCTTGATGTATCAGGGTAAGCCTATGCTACCCAAGACCAAAAAGCCAGAACAGACGGTCAAGAAAGCCACTGTCGGTGGTCACAAGACGTTCCAGAAGAGAGCAAGTAGGAAGATCGGACAATGACCACGCCAACCAAGATCACAGAACTGGACTTTGACACGATCAAAGCCAACCTCAAGGAATACCTCAAGACGCAGCCGGAATTCACCGACTACAACTTCGACGGTAGTGGCTTGAGTATTCTGTTGGACGTTCTAGCCTACAACACGCACTACATGGGCTACTACATGAACATGATGGCTAACGAAATGTTCATCGACACCGCACAACTGCGGCAGTCGGTGGTTAGCCATGCAAAACTTTTGGGTTACACGCCTCGCTCTCGCGTGGCATCCCAAGCAACGATCAATGTCGCGTTTCAGGAAGTCATGGGCGGTTCCAACTCCGCAATGACCCTGCCTAAGTTCACCAAATTCACCTCGGCACCCAAGGATTCCAAGTCCTACACGTTCGTCACGGTCGAGCAGCGAGTCGCTTCTAAGAACAACGCAGGCTACTTCAACTTCGAAAACCTACAGATCAAGGAAGGCAACCCTGTCTCCTATGTCTTCACCTATGACGCTCAGACTAATGAGAAGCAAGTGTTCGTTCTGCCAGATGTGGGCATTGATACGTCCACGCTGACCGTTCAGATCCAGAAGAGCGCAACGAACTTCTCACTGGAAACCTTCGAACTCGCGCAGGATGCCACCACGGTTGTCTCAGATGCGCCAGTCTATTACCTAGAAGAGAATCGCAACGGTCGCTATCAGATCAGCTTCGGTGACGGTATTCTAGGTGCAGCCCTAGAGAACGGCAACATCGTGATCGTTTCCTACGTGGTGACTTCCGGTGACTCAGCCAATGGCATTCGCACCTTCAAGCTCTCCGACAATCCAATGCCGGGAGCAGCCGTCACCATCGTTCTCTCCACTGAGTCTTCATCGGGTAAGCTAGAGGAAACCACCGAGAACATCAAGTTCACCGCACCCAAGAGCTTCATTGCTCAGAACCGTGCCGTAACTAAGAACGATTACGTAGCACTAATCAACAAGAACTATCCTTACTTCGACTCGGTTGCGGTATGGGGCGGCGAAGAGAACGTTCCGCCTGTCTACGGCAAGATTTTCTTCTCGGTCAAGCCTCGCGGCAACTACGAAGTCACTCAGTCCGAGATTCAGCAGCTAAAGGATGAAGTCCTTGCGCCTATCTCCGTACTGACCGTCACGCCTGAGTATGTCGCACCTGACTACAACTACATGAACTTTGTGGTTGATGTGGTCTATGACCCTCGCAAGACCACTAAGACCGCAGGCGGCATTCAGACAGCCGTGTACAACGCAGTTCTAGGATTCTCCGAAGACTATCTGAATACGTTCAACAACACGTTCAAGATGAGCAAGCTGATTCGTGCGGTGGACGATGCGGATCCTTCCATTGAGAACAACTCCATTCGCGTCCTCATTGAGAAGCGGTTCCGTCCATTGCTCAATCAGGCTAAGTCCTATAAGATCGACTTCTACGTGCCTCTCAAGAAGGGAACGGCACTGGATCGACTCTACTCCGAGCCATCGTTCGGATATGTGGACGAGTTCAACATCGAACGTGTCGCATTCATCGAAGAAGTTCCTCAGTCCTTCACCGGCATTGACGAAATCGAAGTGCTTGCGACCGGCGACCAGTATACCTCCATCCCTACGATCACTATCGAAGGCGACGGGCAGGGTGCGGTTGCGCAAGCCGTCATCGTCAACGGCAAACTCAAGAGCGTAGTCGTAACCAACTCCGGTTCAGGATACTCGGCTGCGGTGGCGCGTGTCGTCGGTGGCGAAGGTTCTGGCGCAGAACTCCGTTGCGTATTGCAGGGTAAGAAGGGTTCGCTACGAATCTTCTACTACGATGCGAACAACATCAAGCGCGTGATCAACCAGAATGCAGGCACGATCTACTATGACGATGGCTATCTGGTTCTGGATAGCTTCATGCCAACCTCCATTTCGGACCCGTTCGGCACGCTAGTCTTCAAGGCAAATCCAAATACGAACGTCTTCTCCACGACCCGAAACGCAATCCTGACTCTGGACACCACAGATCCAGCCGCAATCGACATTAGAGTTAGCGCGGTATCGCAGTAATGGCAACAGCAGAGAAAACAGTATCCGCGTTGATCAACCGGCAGTTGCCGGATTTCATTCGTGCGGACCATCCTAAGTTCAAGCAGTTCCTTGAAGTCTACTACCGTTGGCTTGAGGACGAGAGCAAGGGTAATACTGTCTATCACATCATGCGGTCTGGTGAGTATCGGGACATTGATACCACGTTGGATCCGTTCATTCGCCTGTTCAAGCAGGAACTCCTACCGTACTTTCCTGAACGCTCTGAGCTTGATCTGATCAAGATCCTCAAGGGTGCGCGTAGCTTCTACGTCAAGAAGGGTTCCGAAGAGTCCGTCAAGTGGCTGTTCCGGGTTCTGTTCGGGCAGGATGTAGAAGTCTACTATCCTAAGCAGCAGATTCTCATTGCCTCGGACGGTAAGTGGAAGCAGCCCAAGGCATTCCAGTTGACGCTATCGCAAGCCAATCAGGGCATCGACGCGAACCTTCTGGAACGTCACAAGGCTACCGGTTCTATCTCTAAGGCTACTTGCGTCATCGAAAGCGCGAATCGCACCATTGACCGTACCTTCGGAACAGAAATCCTTGAACTGTACGTGTCGAACGTTCAGAAGACATTCACCAATGGTGAGAACCTTGAGATTCCTTACGTCGATGAAAACGGCGTGGAACAGGTATTCATCGAAAAGATCATCGGCGCGATTTCGAACATTCTTGTCGATTCCAACATTCGTACAGACCCACAGCAGAAGCGCAGAGGTCTTACGTACAACGTGGGCGACCCGATTGTGGTCTTTGGTGGTCTGGCTAACACTGCCGAAGCGAAAGATGCTGTCGCAGTGGTTGGCAACGTCACCGTGGGATCCATCGAAGGTCTACAGGTCATCTTCCCCGGCTACGGCTATCGCGTCTACTCCAACACAGAAACGGTAGTCTATCGCAGTACGGGTGACGATCCCGCAGCCAACACCTCGACCGACATTCGCGTTGTGGGTATCAATACGTTCGATTCAGGTACCAACTCACAAGCCAAGTTCATTGAGACTGTCTCGGTAGACAAGCTGCCGATTGAGTACATGGCATCCGTCCTGATCAATGCCGGTGACTATGCGGTGATGACGGGTAACAACCGCAACATCGTGTTGTCTGTAAACAACGACGGCGACCCATGGTACAACAACGAACGAGTCTATGCGAACGGTGCTTCCTACGAGACTGCGAACTTCACCGCACAGGTTCTTACCGCGAATAGTGGTTGGGCAGGCGGTCCTGCGCAGATCATTCTCTACAACGTAGCGAACACCGTTCCTCTCACGACCTCGGGCTTCCTTGTCGGCACAGACAAGCTTATCTCGACCGAATCAGGTTCCGTCTTCAATGTCGCGTCCGTGGTGGCTCAGAGCATTCCAGCCAACTCGGATTCGCAGATCATTCAAGCTCTCACCTACGAGTCCATTGAGACTGGTGGTGTCGCGCTCTACAACATCATCAACGGTGGCTATGGATTCAGATCTACGCCTCAGATTACCACTAAGTCCTATTACGATACTTTCTTATCGGAAAACTATGCCTACGGAACTGCGAACAACGCACTCTACCGGCAGGAGATTGGAGTCTTCGGTAAGGTCGCGCACATCTACATCAACAACCCCGGAACCGGCTATGCGAACGGACAGGCAATCGTAGTCACCGGTCGCGGCTATGGCTTCACTGGTTACGTCAACGTCAATGCGACTGGCGCAATCATGACTACCACGATCACCAATCGCGGCGAAGGCTATACGGGAACGAGAAGCGTTTCCATCACTGGCGGCGGATCGGGCGCGGCACTCACGGCATACGGCTTCGGAGAGGGTGTGACCATCGGTGTCGAAACGGGTGCAATCGGTCGCGTCCGTGACGTTCGACTCACCTATCGCGGATTCGACTATATCAACACGCCTCTCGTTTCGTTCAAGGTCATGGACATGATCATCGACGGAATTCTGGAAGCAGAATCCCTGTCCGAAGGCGAGCGCGTCTATCAGGGTGCGACTCTTGAGACTGCAACTTTCCAAGGCATCATCAAGTCCTACAACCGTTCGACTCGGCTATTGCGCCTCTTCAACTTCTCAGGTGCATCCTACTCTTCCTTCAACAAGACGCTAGAGTTCACCTCTGAGGGTGGCGTGAAGTTCTTTGTCGATCCGGATCCTGCTTCGCGAGTTCCGGCACCGGCAGACTATCCGCCTAGTGTCGTTTCAGCCGGTCTAGACAATCCATGGTTCTACGGCAACGGCAAGGCTAAGGGTATCGCAGAGTTCTTTGCCGGTCTGATTCAGTTCACCGGCTTCTACCTCAACACGGACGGCTTCCTCTCTTCGGACAAGAAGATGCAGGACGACAAGACTTATCACAATTACTCCTACGTCATTGAGTCTGAGAAGAGCCTTGCTGAGTACGAGAACACGATGAAGGATATCGTCCACCCTATCGGCATGTCCATGCTCGCGAAGATGGTCGCTCGTTCGGAACTGAGAGAAACGATTCTCACCAACTCCATCGTTTCCATCAATCCGGTCAACCCTGTGGGTTCGACGGTTTCCGTGGCTAACTCAGCCAATGCGAAGGTCACAGGAACCTCCACTGAATTCACGGATGCAACCGTGGGTGACATGCTCTGGATCATCGACACGGATAACGAACTACGGAGTCAAGCCAAGGTCATCGTAGCCATCGACTCGGATACCTCGCTCAACGTGGAATCCAACTTTATCTACGTCGGGCAGGGCAAGTTGAGCATTACCTCGGCTTGCACCACAGCATACATCACCGGCAATGTGAATGTAGTCGGACACTTCATGCAGACGGGCGACCGCATTCGCTTCAATGTCGGCAACACCACGAATCCGGTCTTCGAAAGCTATACCATTACCCTCGGATCCGGTAATGCAATCTCCCTAAATAATGCAGCGAACACGACCAATACGGGTCTGGTCTATCTTGTGGTGCCAGATTACACCGGCAACTATGACTATGAAATCATCAAGGTAACGGAATAATATGAGCAAAGCAGCCATCACTCCACTTCTCAAGTTTGAGATTGTGGAAATCATCAAAGCGAACGTGTTCCCTACCTATGCGAACACGTACCTCTGCATTGGTCGCCCTACCCGTTGGGGTGACGATGCTGACCCTGAACTCGCCACTGAAATCGAAGATGTGGTCTACTCGACCAACTACATCAACCAGACCTTCCGCGACATGATCGCAATGAAGCGAGTCGCTGCGGCTGACACAGCCCTCGTTGTGCCTCGCGTGGATTGGGTCACTGGAACCCGCTACGACGAATATCGCGACGGTCTGGAACTCTTCTCCCATACCGACAAGCTGACTCTAGGCGGCACGGTCAATGCTTCCGCGAATCTGATCACCACCAACACGGCTGTCTTCACCGGCAGTATCTCGGTAGGCAACACGATCACCCTCAATGCCGAGAGCAGGCAAGTAGTGGGTGTGAATGCCACGCACATTGTCGTCAACACTAATTTCACTTACGCTGTCCTAGACGGCACCGTTGTCCGCACCGACAACACCTATCCTCACTTCGCGAACACGTTCTACGTGCGCAACTCCAAGGATCAGGTCTTCAAGTGCCTGCACAATGGCGCAGACAATGGTGTAGGCTTGCAATCCACCATTGAGCCTACCATTGACATTGACGGGCAGTTGCCTGAGAACCCATGGATTTCAACCTCGGATGGCTACAAGTGGAAGTATCTCTACACGATTCCTTACGGCTTGAAGCAGAAGTTCTTCACTCGCACATGGATGCCTGTGGTGGACGACAACGCGGTGGTCGCAGGGTCTACTTCCGGACGTATCGACATTGTGGAAATCCATGATGGCGGCACCGGCTACTTCCTCGACAACGGCGAATCGGGTAACGTCAGTTCCCTATCCATCATCACGATTGAGGGTGACGGTGTAGGTGCGGTGGCTACAGCCAGAATCGCATCGGGTGTCATCACCGAAGTCAACATTCTCAACGGTGGATCGGGCTATACCTATGCCGAAGTGGTGGTGAACGATCCTGACCAGTTGCCTACGGGTAATCTAGCCAACCTAGTCGCATCCATTTCTCCTCCGGGTGGACACGGATTCAATCCTCGCAAGGAACTCGGATGTTACTCAGTCATGACCTCGGTTGACTTTGTGGGAACCGAGACTGACACGATCCCGGTTGGCACGGACGTAGTTCCGTTCGACTTCCGCCAGATTGTTCTGTTGCGCGACCCTATGCTCGCTAACGGTATCTTTGCCAACGGCAGTGTGTATCGCACAACGACCAAACTGAGCCTGACGGACCCCGGTACATCCAACTACACCAACGACGAAACCGTGTACATCGGAACGAGTGAGGAAGACTCCACGTTTACCGCAACGGTGGTCAATTGGGATCCTAATACGAATGAGTTGTTCGTCAACAACATTCGGGGCGAGCCGACCATCGGATCTACCCTGACGGGTGGCGTTTCAGCCGCAACCTCGACCGTTCTTGGAGTCGAAGATCCTACCGTAGCCCTGTTTACGGGAGATCTCCTATATATTGAGAACAGAGACAAAATCGTTCGCGATGCCGACCAGACCGAGCAAATCAGACTCGTTCTATCATTCTAAGAGAGTAACCCATGGAATTCAACGTAGATCCGTACAATGACGACTTCGAACAGAACGCGAGAGATAACAACTATCTGAAGATCCTGTTCAAGCCGGGATTCTCGGTACAGGCTCGCGAACTGACTCAGATTCAGTCGATCCTACAGAACCAGATCAAGGCATTTGGCGACCACATCTTTCAGGATGGCTCACCTGTCATCGGCGGAAACATTTCGCTCGACAACTCTGTTACGTACATCAAGCTAGATGAAACGTACAACAACGAAGACGTAGAACTCGACCTATTCGTAGGTCAGGTCATTCTGCGCGACTCCGACTCTCTGGTTCAAGCCAAGGTTCTAGCCTCGTACTTCCCTTCGGGCGGAACGCCTACCCTGATGGTCAAGTACATTTCGGGTGTGGACTTCTCGGACGGTGACGTATTCCGTGTCGCAGGCACCACAACCCGCGCAAAGCTGATCGACTCTTCCGCATCCGGCAAGGGTACGATTGCATCCATCAACGACGGTATCTTCTACGTTGACGGATATTTCGTCACCGTGACCCCTCAGACTGCGGTTGTCGCAGCCTACAGCCAGAACGCAAACGTAAAGATCGGTTTGGAAGTAACGGACGAAATCGTTGACTACGCGATTGATGCCACGTTGCTTGACCCTGCGCAGGACTCCTTCAATTATCAGGCTCCCGGCGCAGATCGGTATCAGTTCGGGCTGACCCTCTCCACTCGTCCACTCGACACCGCAGTTGACGAATCGAAATACTTCGAACTCATGCGCGTAGAGAACGGCGCAGTTACGAAGCAAGTCAAGTACGCAATCTACTCTGAAATCGAAAAGACGCTCGCACGTAGAACATTTGACGAATCGGGTGACTACACGGTTGTCCCATTCCGCGCATCGGTAGGTCCGTCGCAGGATGCCAACAACTACATCATCAACCTTGAGCCGGGAAAGGCTTACGTCAAGGGATTTGAGTTTGAAACCATCGGTACGGTCAAGATGGAAGTCCAGAAGCCTCGCACGGACGGCATCGACACTCGTTCGCTTGTGGACATTGACTTCGATACCTCTTACGGCAATTACCTCAAGTTCAAGAACGTCTACGGCTCCAATGCCGCATCGTTCATCAATACGACCACGTATGACACGGTAGACCTTCACTGCACGCACGCAGGCAACGTCCATATCGGCAACGCAAACCGCTACGCCAACACGAAGATCGGTACAGCCAAGATTCGTGCCATCCGCCGCGACATTCCCGCACAGGACGGTGTAGCCAATGTAGACACCAACGGTGTGTTTGACTTCTACTTCACCGACATGCGCATTCAGCCTAGAGTGCTTGTGTTGGAAGATGGATCAACCTCGACCACACTCAAGTTCCCTGATGACGCGAGCGTGCGCGAGAACGCATATCAGAACACCACGATTACGGTTCTGCCGATTTCGTTGACTCCGTTCAGCACGGTCAACACAGCCAACGTCTACATGAACTCCACTCGCGTCAACGCAGAGTCTTCCCTTGCATCAATTCAGGTTGGACAGATCATTCGCGTTGCCGACGAAGTTCGCCAAGTCGTCAATGTATCCACCAACCACCTATTCGTCAACTCCGCGTTCACGAAGACAGTCATCGGCGGCACACCAAACGCAAACGTCCAGATTCTTCTACAGAACACATACTCTTCGAACGTCACTAACCAGACTCGTAAGATCGTATCCTACGTGGGAGGCACTCAGACTGCTACCCTCGACCGAGCATTCGATGAAGGCGCGGTTCCTGCGAACAACACCGTCATTCAGTTGAACTTCGGCGTGGGTGATCTTGAGTCTTGGGTCAAGCCAAACGCAACGTTCGGTGCAGCCAATGCATCCGCAAACATTGCCGTACAGTCCACATTGCTCGACGGTTCCACAGAACTCTTTGAGCCATCCGACAAGCGATTGATCTATCCTCTACCTCAGAACACGATCAAGCGTGGCTCGCTCAACAACGTAGACTACAACTCTTGGAAGTATGTACAGGCAACCGGTGCTGCCGGTGTCTTCACGCTGTCTCTGGAAGCCTACGAGTCGATTCCTTGGAGCATCACTAACTCTAATCTGGAAGACAACCTGATCGTCATCGTCCGCGAAGCATCGGGAACCTACGCAAATGGCACGGTCCTCAAGCTCAATACGGGCGAAGTCACTACGGGCATCGGAAGCCTTGTGGTCACGCTGCCTGCTACTATCGGCAAGATCGACGCATACCTGATCGTCAAGCAGAACGATGCCGAAGATCGTAAGCGCACGAAGACTTTCCGTAGCAATCCTCTAATCACTACGGGACCGTTTAATGTTCCTACCGATACGGATGTTAACAACGAGCATACCGTAAACGTTCCTAACGTCGGCAACGTGGCTAAGATCAACGTAGCCAACGGGCTGATCTTCATCATCGAACCATCGGTCACGAACGTCTTCCCCGGCGACTCCATCAGTCTCTATGTTCCCGACGTAGTGAACATCCGTGCCATCCTCAAGGGTAACACCACCCATGTTGCAGATGCAACAAATTATGAGGATATCACCGACCACTTCGCAATCGACCTCGGACAGACGGAAGAAGTCTACGAACACGCCAAGATCACGCTAAAGAGTGGATACCCTTCCCCTAATGCGCGTCTGACGATTCACTGTGACTTCTACGACCACACGTATCCCGCAGGCGCAACCTACTTCTCGGTAGACTCGTATGATCAGACCATCTACGAAGCCGGTCAGATTCCTATCTACTTCTCCGAAGTGACGGGAACCTACTTCCTGCGTGACTGCTTGGACTTCCGTGCGACCCGTCGCATCGGTACCGCTGCCGGAACGCTCGACACTGGCATTCTGCCGGATCCTAACTCCGCAACGGAACTGAGCTTCAACTACTATCTCCCTCGCATCGACAAGCTTGTTCTCTCCAAGAACAAGGAGTTCCGTGTGATCAAGGGCGTGTCGTCGCCTGCTCCAATTCCACCGGATGACTCCGAAGACGCAATGACGCTCTACAACATCTACCTTGCACCATTCTGTGCGTCCACGGAAGATATTCGCCTGCGTTACGTCGAGAACCGTCGCTACACCATGAAGGATATCTCGCGCATTGACAAGCGTGTTCAGTCTCTTGAATACTACACTTCGCTGAACAACATTGAAGGGTTGGCACTCGCTGACCCATCCAAGTACGCAGACGGTACGGACAAGACGAAGTACGGTATCATCGGTGAAGGCTTCAAGAACTTCAACATTGCTGACTACAAGGATCCTGACTTCAACTGCTCCATGGAAGAGGGTGAAATGGGTCCATACGTGGGCAACATGCCATTCTCGCTCAATGCATTGACTCTAACGGGTCTTAGACAGAATGATCGTACCGTGACCCTCGACTTCACCGAAGAGGAAATGCTTGCGCAGCCAGTGACTAGCAACAAGCTTGTCTCCGTGCAGCCGTTCCTGTTCGCTCAGTTCATGGGTGACATGAAGCTTTCGCCTGAAATGGACTTTTGGGTATCCGAAGAACTCAAGCCTGATGTGCTACGCGCACCAGAGATTGACGACCGTGTACGTGAAATCTACAACTCCGAGCGTGCGGCTGAAAGAGCGCGGGAACCGGCAGCACAAGCCCAAGTTCCTACACCTACGGTTGACGCGGGTTCGATTATCTCCACGGTTCCGGGTACCAACCCACCGGCTGCGAATACGTTCTGGAACGTTCCTGTGACTGTACCTACCGCGCCGCCATTGGTTCCTTCTCTTGCATTCCAGCTAATTACAGCAGCGAACGTGAAGAAGAACAAGAAGCGCAGTCTGTTTGACAACATCAAGCTGCTCTTCCCTGTGGTCAAGAACACGGCACCGGCACCAATTCCGCCTGCACCAAGCTCTTCGCTACCTGTTTACACTTCGCCAATTCGCATTAGCGGTGGTGGCGGCGGTGGATTCAAGGGCGGAATGACCCAAGTGAATATGGTCTAAATAGATGATCAACGAACAAGGTATTCTCTAAATGGCTGACCAAACCCAAGCAACAGTAGTAGGCGAATCCACCCTGATTCCGTACATGCGGAGACAGGACGTTGCGTTCGATGCAAACAACCTTCGCCCTCAGAAGTTGGCTCGACTATTCGTAGATGAAATCGCAATGAATGGCTTCTCGCAGAAGGGCAACAAGATTGTCCTCAACTCCGAGAAGGTTCTGACTGTTGTTGCTAACTCGGCTTACACTGTTCAAGCCGGGGACTGGCTCTATCAGGGATCGTCCAACGCATCCCCTACCTTCTCAGCCAACCTCAAGTCCTACGTGTCTGGAACGGGTACGCTGATCATCAATGGAATGAGCGGTAATTTCGATAGTTCAGCCAAGATTTACATCGAAAAGATCAATGGCATCACTACGTTCGAAGCGACGGTATCCAAGGAAGTCAACTCTAATACGTCTGACATTTTCGTGATGAACGAAGGTCTGATCAACGCGAACACTCGCACCTTCATGAAGTGCATCGGCTCGTCGGGTGAGAACATCCTGTATGTGTCGCAGAACTTTGTCAACATCAACGTTGCGGTCATCGGCGCAAACTCCATTGCCGCAACCACGTTCGGCGTAGGTGATCTTGTCTATCAGGCAGCTTCCGGTAGCATGTTCGATACGTCCACGTTCACTGCTAAGGTCGAATACTACGATTCATCCACCGGTTCGCTAGCACTCACTCCGTTATCCGGCACGATCAACATTGCCGCATCCCCTACTCAGACCTCGACTCTCTGGAACTCGTCTAACACTTCTTCCAAGGGTATGCGCGTCGGCGGCTACAAGCAGATCGACATTGCGACCAACAACCGTATCGCGTCTGTCACTACCGCATCCAAGAACGTGTCGGTTGTCACGTATACGCATCACTCTGGCGCAATCGCAAACGTGGCTGCGAGCCTATCCGAGATTCACCTGAATGCGCTCGCTAACACGGTCGCAGTCGGTAACGTGATCTATCTGACCGCAGGCACAGGCTTGGGGCAGTTCCGTCGCATCACATCTATCAGTGGCAAGACCGTCACACTACATGCCGACCTGAGTGTTCGCCCTACTTCTAATACCAAATACTCTATCGGCAACCACATTGTCGATGAGAATGGATGCCTCAACGGTATCGTCAACATTCCGGAAGAGCCTAACTTCAAGTTCAAGACCGGCGAGCGTCTGATTACAATCACCGACGTTGACTACCTTGAGTCTGATGACTACACGATGAAGGCTTCCGCACGGTTTGCCTCGGGTGGTCTGCGCAACTCCATGCAGCGTATCAACCTTACGCCTATCATGCGTCCATTGCCAGAAGTTCCTGCGGCAATTCCGGTTGTTCCGCCTCCACCAACTTCGCGTCCGATTGCGCCTGCGCCACCGGCTCCACCAGTTCCACCTACGCGCCCTGCACCAGTCCGTCCACAGAATCGTGGTAAGGATCCTGTTGCTCAGACCTTCTGGACTCCAAAGCCAGATACCAACAAGGTTTCGTATGGCGTGTTCGTGACTTCCGTAGACCTGTTCTTCGGTGCCAAGCCATCGGTCGCTCGCGGATCGTTGCAGCTTCCTATTCAGGTCAAGATTGCCGAAGTCGTCAACGGCTTCCCAACTCAGAACTACCTTGCCGAAGCTACGGTCAAGTGTAAGGACGTAAAGGTTTCCTTCTCTCCTTCGCTAGAGGATCCAGACACGATCACGAAGTTCACCTTCCGTGATCCTATCTACCTACAGCCAGACACCGAATATGCTCTGATCGTTATCTCCGATTCTCCGGAATACGAAGTCTATATCGCAGAACTCGGCGGCAACGTGCTAGGCGCAGATCCTCCTCAGAGAATCTCGGAACAGCCATATGCAGGCTCGTTCTTCCGCTCGCAGAACTCTTCGACTTGGACTCCATACCAGAACGAAGACCTCATGTTCCGCATCAACAAGGCTCGCTTCTCTGGATCGGGTTCGGCATCGTTCAACCTCAAGAACGTGCCTGACTTCGACATGAACGTAGACCGTATGTTCATCAACGCAGACAAGCTCACGTTCCCTGTCTCGGCAATTGATTTCAAGGTCAAGGGTGTCTTCAAGTCCAACTCCGCGTTCGACAACTACACCAACATCAAGCCACAAGAAATCTTCAAGTATGGCGACCTGATGGACTCTTCCAACAAGGAAACATCGGGAAGCTTCAACAATGCTCGTAAGTTGATGACCGGCAATGCCAACTCGGTACAGATCCTCACGGAACTGGTTACGACGGACCCTGACGTATCGCCAGTGTTCAACATGGAAACGCTCGCAGTCGTACCGGCTGACCATGATATCAACAATGCCGGTGTCTCCAACACCATCATTTCGATCACGAATCCCGGCGCAGGCTACAACGCAGTCATTTCTGCCGCAGATCACACAGCATCCAATCTGGTCATTCGGGGCAGTGACAGCAACAGCATGAACAATGCCGCGCAGTTGTTCCGTGAGACTTATCTGGCTAACAACTTCAACATCGGCTTCTACAACGTTCGCGTGGATACGGATGGCTATGGTTCGGGTGCAGCAGGCTTCGCAGTGGCAAACACCACCGGATCCAACACCGTCGATTACATCGTCATCACTTCCGAAGGTTCGGGCTACCTCAAGACTCCTGTTCTGGATATATCCAACGGCAACGCAGCATCGGGTGTCATTCGGGCATCGGCTGTCGCGCAGGGTGAAAACGGATCGCGTGGTGGTAACATGGCTTGCCGTTACATCACCCGCCAGATTGCTCTGGAAGATGGCTTCGAAGCAGGCGACCTCCGCGTGTTCATGGATGCCGTCCGTCCTAACGGCACCGATATCCATGTCTACTACAAGGTTCTAGGATCCGAAGATCCCGGTCGCTTCTCCGACAAGTCTTGGGTGCTGATGCACAAGGTCAAGGATACGAAGTCGAAGGATGCCCGTCAGGTCATTGAGCTTCAATTCCGTCCAGACCTTCTTGAGAATGAACTCAAGTACACCGAGAACGGTCAGCAGTACCCAATCGGCGGCAAGTTCAAATACTTCGCAGTCAAGGTCTGCCTCACCGCAGTCGATACCTCCATTGCGCCATGGATTCAGAACTTGAGAATCACGGCAACGCCAGAAGGCTAAGACCAATGAGAATGAAAGTACGAGAGAATGAGCGTCTGGTTCGGGAATCGTCCAACTTCGCCATTCTGAACACCGACAGATCCGCGCTCTCTTCTCATGATCAGAAGATGGCACGGCTTCGCCGGGATCAGGCTCATGAAGAGGAACTAAATAATATCAAGCGCGATGTGACAGAAATCAAAGACCTGTTGCAACAACTTCTACAACAGAGTAAGTAACCCATGACAAGTAGCGTAAACGTTTCCACAGTCGTAGTCGCCAACACCTTCGACCAATGGCGCATTCAGACGAATCTTCTCAAAGATGACGTAAACGAGATTGCGCGTGGTGATTTCGTCAAGCCTACGGGTAATGTCACCCTGACAGTCGGACGTTTGGTTCTTCCTAACGCAACCGGCACCATGTTGGACGTTACGGCTGACGCTCGCGTTTCCGGTAAGATTTCGGTCAAGAACATCGAACAGGACGGCGGCGCGGCATACCTCTATTCCGACTCTCTGGATATCAAGTTCCGCGCAGGCGACGGCACGATTCATGCCAACGGCAACACTCGTACTCGCTTCCTCTACAACAACACGTTCTTCTCGGCAGCGAACATCAACGCAACCGGCTTCATCGAAACCACAGGCGCATCCAACAACGCTAATCTGTTGATGAATGTCGCGGGTGTAATGACGATTAGAACGAGTGCCAATAGCGGCAACGTCTACTTCGCAAACAACGTTTCGGTGGCTAACATTGCCACGATTGGCAATGCGGTCATTACCCTTGCCAACGTTGTGACTCTGAATGCCAATGCTACTGGATCGTGGATCTACGCCGCAAATATCGCAGCGACCAATGTAGCCACACCGAATGCTGTGATGACTAGAATCATCGGCACGACGGCTAACATTGCTACCCTGAACGTGGCTGCGACTGGTGCGACAGCCAACTTTGCCAACGTTACACTCGCCAACACCACGACCACCAATGCGTCAGCATCTATGCTCACGGTTACGACCAGAGCAAATGTGGTTCTGGCTAACATCGTCACCGCAAACGTAGCGACACTGAACGTGGCTGCTGCCGGTGCGAGTGCGAACATTGCTAACGCGAACATTGCGAACATCGTATCGGCTAACGTCATTGTGACGGCAGCGCGAGCAACGAACCTGAACGTAACAACGGGTAACATCGTCACTCTGGCTGTAGAAAGCCTTACTCTTACGAATCCAATTCTCGGTCCTGCTGAGTCTGACGCAGACTCGTACCGTCTACGTATCGCTCAGACGACTCGCGGCGATGGTAAGTTTGGCGTATTCCAAGGCACGACCAATGGCAACGCAGCCATTGCATTCGCGACTTCTTCGAACACATGGCAGGCAACCGCGAACGACCTGACGACCTATCAGACGTTGCTCACAACCGCAAACGTTAAGTCTACTTACGCCAATGAATCGGCTAACGTTGCTTCGCTTACTCTGGTTAATAGTACAAGACTCAATGTTGAGGCAGCATACGCATCTTCGAACGTAGCTGCGAACACAGTACGTGTCTCGGCACAATCTGCATCGACCATTCACAATGCTCAGTTGAACTTCATCAACTCGGCATCCATCAACGTTCTCGTCACTACGGGTGTCACCGGCAACGCAAACATTTCCTTCACCGCAAACTCTTCGAACCCTGCATTGCTAGGTCCGCAGGGTATTCAGGGTGTACAGGGAACGCTAGGCGTTCAGGGTTCCGCAGGCTTTGTCGGATCAGACGGTGCGCAGGGTGCAATCGGTGCACAGGGCAGTGCCGGTTCGAATGGAACTCAAGGTGCAATCGGTGCACAGGGTATTGCCGGATCTAACGGTTCGAATGGAACTCAAGGTGCAATCGGTGCACAGGGACTTGCCGGTACTAACGGAACTCAGGGTCTTACGGGTGCACAAGGTATTGCCGGATCGAATGGTTCGAATGGTGCACAAGGTATTGCCGGATCGAATGGTTCGAATGGTGCACAAGGTATTGCCGGATCCAACGGT